GTTCACAACGCTCCTTTCTAAGGCAGCGCAAAGCGCTTTTTGAAGATACTGGTTTATTTTAGTCCGGAAATGTGTTCAAAATAAGGGAACGGCGTGTAAATTACAATATAAATTCATATATGGCTATATTTTACGATGTGTCGTTCACTTTTCTTAACCGAAGTTTCTACATTTTTATGCCAGGTCATACCCGTTTATATATTTTTTGAAAAATTGGTGTAGTAATTGGTGTAGTGCTCAGCCATTTGCTATTCTTAAAAAATCGTCAACTGTAACAGGCAGATTGTACTCTGCATATACATCCAACGTCATTCGTATATTAGCGTGACCCATTAAATACTGAACAGATTTAACGTTCATACCAGCAGAAATCAGTCTTGTGCAGAACATGTGCCGAAAAGTATGTGGTGTCGTTTTTGGTAGAGTGTCGCCTGTTTCTCTATGGTATGCTCCAATCATACTTTCAATAATTGACTTGACGGAATCTTTGTCTTTTGGAGAAAGGGTTCCTCTTTTCAAAAATAGGAACGACGTATATCCATCCATCTCTGGACCAGGATCATTTAATGCTTCTCTTTGACAAATAAGCCTTTCGAAACTTTCTCTTGCGCTATCAGTAAGTGGGATTTTCCTTTTCCCGCTTTCACTTTTTGGCTCTTGCACAAATGTTCCAATTCCTGGGACATATGATATTTGATGTGTTATGTTTAAACAATTATTTTTTAAATCAACGTCATCAATTGTTATTCCGCATAACTCACCAACACGAACTCCTGTTTCATGCAGTATAATAAGCATATCTGTATATTTCTTATAGACTTTACTCGTTTTAGAAAAGTCAATAAGTTTTTTATACTGCTCTTCTGACAATAAAATTTTTTTCTTTTTCGTAGGCTTTATAAGTTTATTCAAGCTAAATGAAAACGGATTATAAGAAATCATATTCTCGTCAACAGCCATTTGAAAAGCAGGAGAAATTATATTTTTCATATTTCCGATAGCACATTGGCTCATTCCATTTTCGTTAAGAGATAAGAACCATTCTTTCGCATCTAATGTCGATATTGATGATATATTTTTTTCTCCGAATGGATCGTTTTTTATTTTTCTAAGATATTGCCCTCGTGTATAAGCAGAAGTTTCCTTAAGTGATTTTTTGTGAATAGTTTCATATCGTTTTATCAACTCATACATTGTTATTATCACATCGGCCTGTTCCACGTCAGACTCTAAAGCTTGTTTCTTTTTATCTCGAAGTGCTTTTAAATCATTTGCGTACATAGTATGCCGTTTTCCAAATTTATCTGTCCAGCGGTATTGATACAGGCCATCTTTTCTTTGACTCTCACCTTCTTTTAAAACTCTACCTTTGTTATCTTTACGTCTTTCCATAATATTAGACTCCTTACATTATAATAAAGAGCCTTGATGTGACGACATGAGTATACCACACCAAAGCTCAAATTTCAAATTGAATAAGACTGATCTATGTACTTTTCAAGAGCTTTACGTTTGATAAGACGTTTTCGGCCTACAAAAAGCACAAACGGACAGTTTTGTTCTTCCGCCATTTCTCGAAGTTTGCATTGACCAATATTCGAATATGCTGCAGCTTCTTCTATTGTAAGGGTGGCTTTTTCCCAGATTGGAACTTCTTTCATAGAATCTCCTCCATCTTCTCCGACCCGTATCGTGACACGCACACATTATATAAGAGCATCGCCCTGGTCATCAGGCCGACACCGCCGATACGAGGTGTAACTTTGATATTCTCCATCTCATAAACAGCGTCAGCGCAATCACCGTGCTGCTTTCCGTTCTCGTCGTAGTTGATACCAACATCGATACAGACCTCGACTCGATCAAGACCAAACGGCGTGATAAAGTTGCGTTTTCCGACCGCAGAAATAATCACATCGACCATTTCATATCCGAGGGCAGTGGCTTTCATGGCGGAGCCCGTGCTATTCACAGAGATCACATTACAGTGTCTCCCGATCAGCATATCAACCAGTGGACGACCCACAATATCAGATTGACCACATACTAGTACGTTCTTGCCATCCAGATCGTACCCGATGGAATCAAAAGTCTTCATAACGCCAAGCGGAGTACATGGCTGAAATTTGGATGTGGAATTAAAGCCATCAACATCAAGTTCGTCTGGGATACAGATAGCATTGGGGTTGATATGTTTTGGCAGTGGAAGCTGGACGATAATGCCGTCCACATATTCCCAATTATAATCTTCCAGTATTTTATTGTTTAATTCGTCTTCAGTGATATTTTCTGGTAATTTGATAAGTTCTGCTTCGATTCCAACCTCTTCACAGTCACGCAGCTTGCCGCGAATGTAAGCGTTGGATGCAGGGTTATCCCCTACTTGATAAATATATAAAACAGGAGCATAGTTAGCTTCTGCGATAATATTCTTGATTTTATCTTTGATATTTTGTGCGATAGATTTGCAATCAATAATCATTGTGAACCTCCTTATAGCATCATACCGGCAATGGCATGAATGACCCTCTCAAACATCTCGTGATTAAAAACATAGTCGCCAAGGTCACGCACAAACGAGATGATATTATTTTCGCGGCCTTCGATTTTGAAATGCTTAAATCCCTGTGAAACCAGCATTTTAATTTCATCTTCATTCATAGATGTGCCAAGAAGAGGATTGCTGTTTCGAGTAGAGCCGCAATAGTTATATACTGTCGCCAACTGATTTTGCAGCTCCGTAATATCATCACCATTGACAATAGCCTGACCCAGCTTTGTGTTCAGCTGATAGTGACGGCCAGCCATGGGACAATTCGGCAGACACCGGTGATTGACAATAAATTCTACTCGATCATGGTCATGTAAATTCTTAATAAACTGCTCGTCATGGATCTTAAATGGATTCACAACGACAATATCAAAACGGTCAAGCAGACGATTATAATATTCGGCAGAATCATTCCCAAGACCGACTTCAACAGACGGTTTTACTTGCGAAGAAATCAGCTCAAGATTGGGATACATATAGCGAATATAATCAGCCAGTAAATCGGACATAACAATAACGCCGTTACGGTTTGTAAGACCATTTTGATTATTATGATCGAGGTGCCGCAACATAATATTTGAAGTTTCATCAACGAGATCGCCACGTGTAACAAACGGGCTTGAGAATGTCAAACGAACTCCGATACCAAGTTCATTATATTTATCTGCTCTTGATAAAACTTCTGACACAGGCAGATTTTTCTGTGGTGGGATACGACCACCTTGCAGGACTGTGAAAATGCTGCCAAACACATATCTGATGTCATTTTTCTCACAAGCCATTTTACAAGCTTTGTCAATATCAAACATCGTTTCATCATGGCCGCAAAACGCACCAATATTCCAATCGATTTCGCCACCGTAATCTTTTACAAGCATCGAGTTCTCCTTTCTTTAAAATTAAGTTTTATAAAATTGTTTTGTAGCCAAGATCGCTTAGACACTGACAGTAGCCACGGACGACATCTGACCCTACTTTATAAATAGAACCAACGTACTTTTCGTCTTTATCGAAAAACTCAATTCGCCATTTTCCATCACGAATATACTTTGCTCTATAAAAATCAAAATCCTTCATCGATGTTCTCCTTTATACTCACTACTACTATACAGAATATTTCGTAACTGATTGATAAAATCATCCACAACGCATTCACTGCAATCCAAATTAACCGTACACATGCCACAGCTATCAGTATAATGGTGCAGTAGATCTTCGATTGATCTTTTATAATATTCTGTTTGGTCTTTATAAAACCCTAATTCTTTAATCATTATGTTTTAGTCCTTCGCAAAAGAATTTATGAAGCATTTTGTCGTATTCGCTTCGGCACTGCGGGCATAAATCTGAAATCGCACCTTTATCTTTTAAGCTCCATTACAATATGCATGTAAAAAGGCAGATTCTCTTGCAAGCAATCTCATTCTAATTCCACAAGTGCATTTGCACTCAGGACATTGTATTTCTGCCGGACGACCTGTATCATCATAATTTTTTACCGTTTCGCTAACAGGTCGTGCCGGTAAAGGCCATACATGAAATTCAGATCTTTTAGCTTCAAATACACACCCGCAAGAGTCACAAGTCACTTTATATAATTTTTCGGAATCTTTTGCCAGATGTGTTCCATGCTTTATAACATTCATATATTTATTCCTCCCACCCACCACTGCGATTATATGTTAGATACCGAACTTGGCGTTTACCTTTTTCAGATTGTCAGCTGCCTCAGCATAAGCGTCGCGTGCGGCATGATAATCTGCCATCTTAGCAGCCAGAATCCGTTTTGCTTCCCGCTCTGCGATATCAGCATTTGCGAGCTCAGGATTCAACTGGAAGCCGACCGCTTTGATACCGCTGGTGAACCCCTGCAAGTCTTTGTACGCAACCTTCTTCTCTGCGATATAAGTACCCTTCTTACCGTCAATAACTGACTCGGTGTTGAACATCTTCACCATACGGTCAGCTGGAGATCCTGCGATTTCGTAAACATAAAAATACTTTGCCATAATTTAGCCCTCCTCAACTTTTTCAAACGTATAAATTGTATGTGCGGTTTCGATTTCGACAGTTTTTTCATTTTCTGAAATCGAGACAGAAGTAACGGGAGATGTGTGCATCCCTCCAGGATATGGATAGCCCTCATTATCTTTTACATATCGGAATTGAGCAATCCAGCCGACAGGAATTGGACGGAACTGCATTGTCATACCGATCCATTCCGGATACCATCCGTCAGTACGAGTTTCGCCCGTATCTACGTAGACTGCATCCTTCATAATGTAATCGCCTTTCGGCATTTGAATCACATTGTTCATTAGTTTCTCCAATCAAAAGCTCCGCTTGTACTTTTTATGAGCTGCACTGATACTGTTGCAAGATCTCGATTGGCAATATAGTTCGAGTCAAGTTTAATCCAACCAGTTTCCTTCCCAAGATTTGCTTCAACCAGTGCTTCTATTTCTTCTTTCTTTTTGGTCGCATCCGATTCCATAGCTTCTCCAGCCTCTTTGTGGCTCATTTTATCGCGATAATCGGAATTTTCATAGTCAATTGAAAAGCTATGATCTATGCCATTTCTTAGACAATAGTCGACGTAGACAGTCCAGCATCTATATGGTTCAAATTGTCTTTGCTCTTTGACTTCTTCTGCCTTTTCAGGTTCTTCTGACGGTTTTTCTTCTGATTTATTCCAGAACATTTTACATCACCCGCTCCTTTTCATCCCAGTGTTTGATACCGTATTTGTCACGAACACGATTTAATCTTGCAAGAATTTCTTTATATTGCGGATTGTTTGGTTCTGTCTCGAACATGGCCGTCTCTGCTTTCCCAAGTTCTTCGTTATATCTATAACCACCATTTCTTAGCTTTTCCCCAATGACAATCAATTCGTCATCACTTTGTACCGATTCGTCATAGATACCATTTTCATCATAGTATTTAACACGTCTTTCTACATATGGGGATTTAACTGTATATCCAAAACTACATCGCATAAGCAATACTCCTTAATTGTTAAACACCAGTGCTTCCGAAACCATTATCACCACGCTCAGTTTCGTTCAATTCATCAACAACATCGAACTGTGCCTGATAATACGGAACGAACATGAACTGTGCAATACGGTCACCATGGACGATTTCCTGGGGCATATCAGAGTGATTGTGTAGCGGAATAAATGCTTGGCCACGATAATCCTCATCCAGCACGCCAACTTTGTTCGCAGGTGCCAGACCCTTCTTAGATGCCAGACCACTGCGGGCAAATCCGAGGATAGCCCAACCATCAGCAGGAGCAAAACGCAGGCCGGTACCGATCATACGGGTCTCATGCGGACGGATGTAAATAATAGGATTACCATGCTCGTCATACAGGTCTGCCTGATCCGCTGGGATATAAGCGTAAACATCAGCACAGGCTGCCTTCTCAGTGCCATAAGTAGGGATTTGAGCGTCAGGATAGATCTTATTTACTTTTACAATAGGGTTCATATTAGTTCTCCTTCCATAATACGACTTCGTTCTTTTTCAAGCTCCGCTTGACATCGATCACTCTTTGATTGTTGCTGCCAGCCCATGGCAATGAAATATCGCGCTGAGCCTCGATATATGGGCCATCCACCAGAACGTCCACATAATTCAGATGATCCCAATCTTTGATTTGATCCCACTTGTATCCAGTCCACATCCAGATATCCTTAGTGTCGCCGAACTCTTTGCGGACACGCGCACAGATATAGCCAACGATAAGCCGGTTCTGAACGAACAGAGGGTCTCCCCCGCTGAATGTCAAGCCTTGAATATAATCGGGGCGAAGCAGATCAAGCAACTCTTGCATGGTGTCTTCGACGAATGGGTTTCCGGCGGTCGCATCCCACGTCTGAGGATTATGGCAGCCGGGACAACGATGGGAACAACCTGAGCACCAGAGTGTGACCCTGCAGCCGATTCCGTTTGCGATATCTGGTGTTGTTATTTTGATATAGTTCACTGTAACTCTCCTTCTTCTGTTAATTCGTGATATAGTACAACCTTTTTATCAACTCGATACCAATCGGTATGAATAGGCTGAACGTACCAATTCTTGATACTACCGCAATCAGAATACGGATAGATACAAAAACCAATGAATGTGCTTCCATCTGCGCACTTAGCGATTACCCGTTGCCGATCTTGTGGATGTTTGTCATCGACCAACTTCTAGGAAAACTCTCCATGGCCACCAGTTGCGTGTACGGGTTCATATTTGAAATCGCTATATCTCAAAGGCTTTACAAATCCTATATCCCATACAATTTGTTCCACTTGTTTCACATCCTTTCATGCCACCACACCCACCCTACTTGTTTTATTTACTGCTTCTTACTGTTCGCAAATCTGCCAAAGATAAGCAGCACCAGCCAAATACCAGTTGCTGCCCATAGATTAAAATCTGGCCCAAGTAGCTTCCAACCGCCATATAATACAACAGTCGTAATGAACCACGACAGAATAAAACCAAGAAAGCCTGAAATGAATTTTGCAATATCATTCATGCGATATCACCTGCCTTTCCTTTAATTATCAACGAATCACGCGATTGTGCTGCTTGTTGATTGTTGTTTTCTGAATTTTTACCCATACCCAACTCTTTAATTGTCGCTAAGATGAACAACTCTGTCTCTGATTTCCTGAGTACGTCCCTGATTCCAGAAATTGCTTCCAATGTAACCGCAGGTACGCCGTGCAACATTCATCTTACTCTGGTCACGGTTGCCACAATTTGGGCATTCCCATACCAGCTTGCCGTTATCCTCAACGATCTTGATCTCACCGTCGTAGCCGCAGCACTGGCAGTAATCGGACTTGGTGTTCAGCTCGGCATACATAATGTTGTCGTAGATGAACTTCATTACACTGAGAACTGCCGGAATGTTGTGCTGCATATTGGGCACTTCCACATAGCTGATAGCACCGCCCGGGGATAGCTTCTGGAACTCGCTCTCAAACTTGAGCTTAGTAAAAGCATCAATATGCTCACGAACGTTTACGTGATAGCTGTTGGTGATATAGTCGTGGTCTGTGACATCAGGAATAATGCCGAATCGCTTTTGCAGGCACTTGGCGAACTTATATGTAGTAGACTCCAACGGAGTGCCGTACAGAGAGTAATCAATGTTTTCTGCTTCTTTCCATTCTGTGCACTTATCATTCATATACTGCATGATAGACAGCGCGAACGGTTTTGCTTCAGGATCGGTGTGGCTCTTGCCGGTCATATACTTCACACACTCATACAGACCAGCGTAGCCCAGGCTGATGGTGGAGTAGCCGCCAAAGAGCAGCTTGTCGATCTTCTCGCCCTTCTTCAGGCGGGCCAGTGCGCCGTACTGCCAATGAATAGGACTCATATCAGAAATAGTGCCGAGCAACCGCTTATGACGAGCCTGCAATGCACGATGACAAAGATCGAGACGTTCATCAAAGATTTTCCAGAATGCGTTCATATCTCTACCAGAGCTACATGCTACATCCACCAGATTGATGGTGACAACACCCTGATTGAAGCGGCCATAGTATTTCTGACCCTTGACCCAGTTCCCTGCATTCGCCACATTCTCAGTAGTTCGGTCAGGAGTAAGGAAGCTCCTGCATCCCATACTTGTCCACACACCGCCTTTGAGCTCCTTCATAACCTTTGCAGAGATATAATCAGGAACCATACGTTTTGCGGTACACTGCGCTGCCAACTCAGTCAAGTGATAATATTTAGAATCTGGATGGATATTATCCTCATCAAGAACATAAATCAGCTTCGGGAATGCAGGAGTAACATAAACACCGACTTCATTTTTGACACCTTTGATACGCTGTTTTAACATCTCTTCGATAATAACAGCTAAGTCATCACGAGTCTGACCGGCAGGAACCTCGTCCAGATACATAAACACAGTGATAAAAGGAGCCTGACCGTTGGTTGTCATAAGAGTGATAACCTGATACTGGATGGTCTGGACACCACGAGAAATCTCAGCTCTTAGACGACGATTTACAATACGGTCAATAGCTTCCTGTGAGGGCATTTTTTCGATATCGTCATTCTGAAGCATCTCATAGAATTCGTTATGAACTTCTGCTGTAATCTTCTTACGGGAGACATCCACAAAAGGAGCCAGATGAGACAGCGTAATGCTCTGTCCGCCGTACTGGTTGGATGCCACCTGCGCAATGATCTGGGTGGCAATATTGCAGGCGGTAGAAAAACTGTGTGGTTTATCAATGCCAGTACCAGAAATAACAGTGCCGTTCTGCAGCATATCCTCCAAGTTGACCAAATCGCAGTTGCCTGTTACAATGCCACCATCCAGCGTAAAAGAATGAGTTTCAGGTTCTTCAACACACCAAGCATCATATTCAATTTCAGGTCGATACGGCGTAATCTTTTTCACAGACCACAAATTGTTCGCAATTTGATACTTTCTGAAGCGGAACTCAATCAGTCGTGCCTCTTTCTTAAAATTCGTATCACGAACGACTTCTGATTCGCTTGATACATAAAATCCTGCAACAGAAGAGATATCACGAATCATCTCCGCCACACGATCATCAGAAGTTGCAACTTTGTTGGCTTTTACTGCACCATCGGCAGCATAAAATCCTTCAAATAGATGTTGCTTTCCTTTTATATCTAAGAACCGCCACGCTTTTGCGTTCAGGAAATCTTGTTTAAACGCACCCCTGTGTAAAACATAAGCATCACCATGATAAGATTCTGGATATGTAACGGTATCTCCGGCTTTTACAAAATTATCTGCGTATCTAATTTTATTGCCACATAGACGAACTGTAGTATAGTCATTTTTCTTATCAAGACCATCTCCGATTGCAAATCCTGTAGCCCATGCCTGATAATCTGCTTTTGATTCCATTTCGTACTTAGAAAGCTCAGGAAGCATGGCTAATGTCATTCCCTCTTTTAATTCAGTGGTTACAGAACCATCATTCAGCAACCATCTGTGATTTGCCGTGCAGAAGACATGCTTAACAGACCGACCTGCCTGAAGCATAACATCCTGCATTTTTTGCTTCCCGTACTTTTTTACAGTAGCGGTGTGCCATTTGCCATCAGAACCGACAACTTTTACTGTTTCACCGTCATTGAAATCTCGAAATTCTTTTACGCCACTGTCGGTCACAAAACGAGTATTGCTCTTAAAGCAGTTGTGCATGTGCTGAGCAAAATAATCTGCATCATGGAAGTGAATCAAACCATCTTCATGTGCCTTAACGATCTCAGGGTCCAGCAGAAGACGAGCGGTTAGATCCTTTGATACCTCACCGGCCATATAGTCGCGCTGAACGCTGTTCACGGTGGGGTTCTTATTACTGTTCTCTTGATTGATCGCATCATTCTTAGCGTCGATGATTTCAAGAATACTGGCATTCGTCTTTTCCTTGTCGCGAATTTCCTGACGGAGCTTTCGCCAGTGGCTATAAGATTCAGCTACATCAGCAAAAGGACTTGCTTTCAGCTGCTCAATGACGATATCCTGGATCTGCTCAACAGAAAGAGTGTCCGGCATCTCAGCGATATGATCCGCAATTGCATTCGATACACGAGAATCAATACCGCCTGGAGTGGTGGTCATCGCCTTTTCGATTGCATTCACGATCTTAGACTTATCAAACGGAGCTTTTACGCCATTACGTTTGATTACATACTCCATATTCCATCACCTCCTTATCAATAATAACGCTGCTCGCCCATCATTTTTACGGCATAATCTTCATACCAACGAGCCTTCTTCTCGTCCTGCTCTGCGGTTACACCGGGCTTAGAACCATCACGGAAGCGATACTTGTAGGCATTGCAAATACAGAACCAGCGGACAGCCTCGTCGCCAAACAGCTTACGCATATTCTCAATGCATTCCGTGCCATGATAGTGAGCGGGGCCATTCACATACTCATACGGCTGTGTATCAGACTGCGATGACTCTTCATTTTCGTTAGACTCACAGGAACAGTCGTTATCGGTGTCAGGTATATCGTTCTTGCAGCAATCGCAATCGTCATCACACAGGTCTTCTTCGTCATCGTCTTCATCGTCATCCTCATCGAGGTGGCAGATAACATCACCATCAGAGATTTTTTCGGCACAATCGCAGTTCTCACAGTCGTAATCGCAATCGTCCATATCAATATCCTGCTGGCTCATAGCATTGATCAGTTCGTCGCGGAACATATACTTGATATCTTTGATGCCACAAGCTTCGGCCAGAGCATGAAGGATGTCGTTGTCCAGAGCGGCCAGATCGGCAGTGTTGAAATGAGCGATACGGTGGCCGGTTTTCTCGTCGATGTCTCCAGTGGCCTCCAGAGTCAGGTAACCAAGAACCTTGTCGTTGTCATCAACATCATCGTCATATTCATCGTCTTCCGGAGTAACCATAATAGAAGAATACAGATCGTGATGATTCTTATAGATGTCGGCCAGCAGATTATGCCAGATAGGACTCTCCTTCCGAATGCTCCATTCAACGACATTCCCTACCCAGTCCTCCTGACCAAATAGATACATACCCTTTTCGTTCAGATCGTGATAGGTCTTGCTGATTGCCAGAGTCATAGGCATCAGCAGCTCGTCGGTATGATAGATCAGACGCAAGTGGCCATTTTCCATGGTGACATCACAGTTTTCGATATTAAACATCTTGCTCATATGTACGCTCCTTACTTCTCGATAGTTTTATAAACATCTGCCAGCTTCGGGTGGCGGCCACAGCAGCGGCTCCCCTCGGGACAGAACGGATACTTGGGATTAGCCTCACAGGACGGAACCATCTATGCGCCGAGTTCAGGGCAAACCTGAGCAACCTGGAATTTGATTGCCATAAACAGTCCACGGATCTCACGCTGGGCACGAGTGCAGAGCCGCAGGTGGCTCATTTCAATCAGTGACCGTGCGTTGATGGTAACATAAAGCTCAGTACAGCAGGCATTTGGCAGCACCGCACGAGCGTCTTCATTGGCAGCACCGTGATACTCTTTCAAGATGCGATAGTCGTTGGCGATATCTGCCATCATACCATCAAATACATCCGCGTCTTCCCCACTGAATGGATTGACATACTGCATAACACTTTCATCACAATAGCGCTGGCTGCGAACACTCAGACTGATATGCCGATGGCGGCTCAACTGCGCCAGAAGCGCCCGACTGACACCGGTGACATGGAACGTAAAGCTGATGTGTTCAAGCACCGAGGTGTGCCCGGTCGCCTTACATCCCTTTGCGATTCGATAAGTCTCGGTCGGCTGCGAATCGTAACAGACACTTGCTGCCAGCTCTGCGATACTGAGCGGATTCTTGTCTGCATCCTTCTTTACTGGCTGTGAATACGAAATCAATTCGACTTTCATTTACTGCCCCTCCTTGATAAAATCATCCACTGTTTTTCTGCCTGTCAAAACCTGTTTCATTTGTTCGGGCGACAATTTATATGTAATAACCTCACCACATTCATATCCGTAGCGCCTAATCTGACGCTCGCATTCTGCTGTGGCGCGTTCTTTGCGGCCAAGCTCTCTTTGATTGATCCCTCGCATGGGACCTCACCTCCCTCCTTATTCAGTATTTACAATCTCTGTTTCAATGTCATATACGTACTTGCCATACTTTGGGAATGCAATCATCGTGCCATGTGCCCAGAGGAAATAAAATTCATCCAGTTCTGCGACGATTTCGAAGCGTTCTCCATAGCGAAGCCGCCAACAGAGAGATTCATCTTGATAATTAAGTCTTAGATATCGACGTGTCCAATTTTTCATTGCGAATCTCCTTTAAGATTCGGTCGAAAGTTTTCTCAGCGTGAACGAGATCATCAATTGCGCAATCGATATAATCAGGCTCGCAAAACTCAAAATGATTTTGGGCGATTGTAATTTCTCGTAATGCTTGTCGATACCTTTCAAAAAGCCACTTCTCATTGTTCATACACCGTTCCTTTCAAAGCATCGAAATATGGGTCGCCATCTCGTTTTTCCAGCTGAGTCAATTGGCCATCATCGGCCACAGAATATAGACGAAAGTTTTTATAGATCTTATCGCCTTTGATCGTAGCCAGAGACGTGATGACGTAGTTGATATTGTGTTCTTCTGTGCCGTCGGTAAGTTGAACTTCGAGCCGTTCTTTCTTTGGGATGGCTAATTTACTGAAATCAACCATAAGACACCTCACAAATCAGTAAGCTGAGCAGGAGACCAGATATCCGGAATATCCCAATCTTCTTCCGATTTTCCGTTATAAATTCCGTAGAAATATCCTTCGGACGGTACATAGACGATTCGTTGCCAGCCATTCATTCCGTGTGACTTCTTTGGCTCAAAATCACGAGTCAAAATTCTACGTCCACCGCTGCTATAAGCGGACGTCTTCGTAGGAACCTCGATACATTTGTTGTCCAAAATCCGAAGAATGTGCTTAATGGACTTCTTAGAAAGATTCATAACTTTCTCCTTAGCCGTAGCTTACTTCGTTCTTATCATCACGGAATCGCACAAAGGTCGGGAATTGCAGGGACTCAAGGCCGGTCTTTTTATCCATTGTGACCTCTTTGTACTTTAATTCGATGATACGTCCGATGTAATCACCCTGATTCGCCCACACGGTAGCTCTCGTAGCATCATCAAAACCGGAACCAACACGAAGCTCGTTGCCCTTGTAGTCAACAACCAAAGCGCCCATCGTACCAGCCAGACGGTTCTGACCCTCTTCAATTGCAGTGACACGAAGATCAACAGTATAAAAACGCTTGATTTTAAGACAGCCAGTGTGACGCGCCCGCTTATAAGGAACCGATGTATTAAGCATGAGCCCTTCCCAATCATGTTTGACTGCATAATCGAGCCACTGAGGAATCACATTTTGATCAGTGCCTTCGTAGACCATTGGCACAACCTGGATGTTTTTGAGCCCTTTCTGCTCGATCGTAACGGCTAAATCTTCAAGCCATTTACGACGGAGTTTATATGGCGTAACAAAAGAACCATCTTCATAAGGAAGGCTGCCTTTGCCGTTCTCAAACTCATCAGTAGGAATCAAATCAAACACAACGAACTTGATCTGGCTTTTATCTCCATCCGAGTTCAACATACCAGTGCCAACCCGAAATGCCTCGCCGTCTGATAGCCCTCTGCTATTACGGTATACTAGCTCGCCATCGTAGACGTATTCATCAATCAGCGATTCATCACCAAGCTCTTTGATGATGTCGTCCTTAATATGGTCGAGGCCGGTAAACTCTTGTCCCTGACGAGAAATGAACTTGCCACGGTAGAAGGTGCCCCGGTTACCATTCATCTTGCGGCTGAGACTGAACCAGGTGCCCGGCTTGAGTTTGACTTTATCGATAGGATATCCCTGCTGGACTTCCCAGACCGGAATTACCACTTTGCCAAAAATCTTATTGACCGTAGCAGCTTCAACACCCAGAGGCAAATTCTTGGTGAACACTCGAATCAGAAAATCTTTATGTGAAGCATTCCAGTAGATATAACTGGCTGCCATTGACAAAGCCATGTCAGAGCCGGTGTTGCACTCTGCCAGGAATAAGCAGATATCTTGGAAAGTGTGTGGAAATTTATCCACGATTCGCACCTTCTTGTTAATCTTCGCCTTAGAGATTCCTGTTGTGATTTGTGGATCGAGAATGAAATCAAGGAAGAAAAATAACGAATTCTCACCGATCTCGTTTTTTGCATCCAACAAGACTGTTGCCTTATCGGTCTTTTTTGTGGCTTTCTGGAGCTTTTTTGTCAGTGTTTCCAGCTTGTCTAGCAGGACACCGTCCAGAATCAGCTCACCTTCAAAATCAAGTGATGATGTCATCTTCAGTCCCCTTTCTTGTTCTCTTGGTTTTTTGCGGTAGTTCATAATGGGTCAGCGCTTCACGCATTTCGTGGAGAAGAAACGCATGAATCAGCCATGATGTGGTATCTGGCTCACAAAAAATGATCTGACTGTTATATCGAGCAAGCCATGTGGTGAGACTGCCCAGCAATGAAGCAGGTGTCATCTTACTGCGATATGCACCGCGATTGATCTTTTCCCATGAACCGTTTTCAATCAGTATGTAAGTTTTTGCTCCGGCTGCTGCCGCTCTGTCGAACTCTTTAGCGAACCGAATTCGATTCGTTGTGAAGTTGCCGCAGATTTCATCTATGGAATTTTTTCTCTCAATGGTCACCTTATCTGCCAACGAGAATTTTTCGCCATTGGGCAGTGTTACTTCAGCACTATAGTCACCGAAATCCAGCCGCTTACGCATATAAGCACATGGGAACGATGAGAGCCGCTGATGTAGAAGTGGAGTATCCTTTTCGCGGTCATCCACAATAATCACCATTGACTTGAGGATCTGAGTGATTTCGTTATATGTCACTTTGTCACCTCCTTTCACCGCACATGAACGTATTTACGAAGAATCGTTTCTTTGTCGGTCTTGGATTGAACCCACTGGCCCTGCTCGTCCTTTGACCAGCGGCCTTCATCCCGCTCTTCATCAATGCGAAGGATGTCGCCTTTCTCGATTGGGGCAGCTTCCAGAGTGCGGCCTTTCACCTTAAGCCGACGCTGTTGACCGGTTTTGAGGACGTAGGCGCTTACCGTTTTATTGGCGAACTTACCATCAATATCCAAGACGTAGATGTAAGAATCTTTGAGCTTCGGCATTGTAAGCTGGATGTAGCCAAGGTTGTCACCCTCATACTTTATTCTGTCAGTAATAGGAGTCTTTACGGTATCTGTCTTTTCGCAGAGCAGCCGAACAATTTTCATCCAGTCTACGTTAACATATTTCTTTTCAGTCTCTTTCTCACACAGTTTGGCCATGATGTCGTGAGACAGAAGCTTGTCCATCTCGTCCTTATTGAGCTGTTTTGCATCAAGGAAGTTATTGAAGATATCAACCTGTTCCAACAACTGATTTGGATTGCCGAATTCAGAAAAGAAATCAAGCTCAATTAGAATCCCTAACTGCCGACTGTCCGCAATTTTTCTTTTCTGGTTCATCAACAACAAGTCAATGAAAGAATCGAATTTATGGTTGCGGAGCTTATAAAACTCCCGACTAAGCCGCTTGTTCAGGTACTTGATAGACTCCATTCCCTGATAGATTTTCTTATCTGTCTTATCGTAGACATATTCATCCCGGGAATGGCGAAACTTGATTGGCATGATCTGGATGCCACGTTCGTTCGCAAGCTTGGTCGCATTGACGATTTTTTCTTGCGTGTCCGCAGTGTTCAGAAGTGCCGTTACAAATTCGTGAGTGTAGTAATAGCGATAATACGCACAATAATATGTAAGGATCGAGTACCCGGTAGCATGGTTCAAACCAAACTGATAAGAGGCCGAATTCTCGATAACCTGCAAGAATTCTTTTGCTTCTGTCTCAGCTGTTTCTCTTGGCTTCGTTGAGTGATTACAATAGCCGTTCAGGATACGAGGCATTGCCGCATCCAACTCCGCTTTGTTCTTATGACCGATTGCACGACGAATACTATCTGCATCACCGCCGCTCATATCACAGAACTGTTGGAGGAATGCAATAGTCTGTTCCTGAAAGACTAGCCAACCTAAGCTATCTTTTAACAGTTCGTCGATTTCAGGTGATGGATTGTGATTTGCTTCATGCCGGAAGAGCTTGTCTCTGTAAGAAGCGCCGCCGGGTCGAATGGCTGCCGTGACCAAGCTCAAATCTGCGATGCTGTGAACATCGTATTTTTTGAGCGAATCAAAAGCGAAGTCTTCAACGAACTGGAAAATGCCAACCGGAGACGTTTTCATATCTGCCCAAACTGCCTGGTCATCGAAATCCATTTCCCAAGTGTGCGGGTACGGAATGTCAGCCAGCTTACAGGTCTTATCAATAACAGACACTGTATCAAGACCGAGGATATCGTACTTTGCCAGACCAACTGCATGAGATGCTTCCATGTCAAGACACAGAATAGGCAGACCGTCTTTATCTTGGAAGACACCATACCTTTTATAAAGGTCGATTGGAGCGATGATGACACCAGCCGGATGGTGAGACAGTGACACGATTGTTCCCTGCAATCCATCGAAATAGTAGAAGATATCAGGATGATCCGCACGGCACTTTTCAGCGCTGACATCGTATTCCTTTTTCACTTTTGCGATTCGATCAAGGGAATAAGGATTCTTGGATTCATCTACATCTGGGTTTTCTCGCTTCCAGACTTTAGCAAGGGCTCGTCCAATCTCGTCGATTGTCGCTTTCCCTGCCAGAGTACCCATAGCCAGAACGTATGCACATTTCTCGCGGCCGAACGATTCAAAGATGTGGTTGTAAATCATGGGGCGATAAGCATCCGGCACATCGATATCAATATCACCAATCTCAACACGGTTTTCATTACAGAAGCGCGAGAACACCAGATTCCAGCGAGCCGGGTCAACATCGATAATGTCTGTGACGAATGCACACCGAGAACCTGCAACAGAACCACGACTTGGTCCAAATGGAATACCTTCATTTTTGCCCCAAATCATCAGGTCGCTCATAGAAAGCATAAAGCCCAGCATATTGGTTTTCTTGAAGACTGTAAGCTCTTCTTCTACATCCGCCCTAAACTGTGCGACTTCATATTCAGGAATGATACCGCGATGAATTTTGTCATTCAGCATATCATGGGTTCGTTTGATATAAACCTTGGCATCTGATTCAGAGGTCCCAGTCAAAATGGGATATCGTGCCTTTGTGCTCAGAGTGAAATCGTTGACACTATCGGCCATCCGATTCGTATTCTCGATTGCTTCCATCCAGACTTCACGAGGGAGCGCATCTTGCACAGTGAACGCATCGACTAGTTCATTGTAAGATTTGAAAGTTAAATCAAACTCGTCTTCGCCAGTGAATTCGATTCCCTTGCCCATCATAAGGATTTTACGGCACTCTGCTTTATACGCATTCAGACTATGGGTATCAGTTGCAGCAATCAGTGGCTTGTGATATTTCTTAGAAAGCTCCCAGAGATACTGGTTATATTCCTTTTGATCGTCACAATCGTGATACTGAATCTCATAATAGTCATAAGTCTTGCATAGTTTGTCATAGACTTCTTGACGAAATCCATCACATTCTGACGTGTATTTACGAAGTGGACTTGCCAGGCAGGCAGAGATTTTGATGATGTTATCAGACAGACCAAAGAACTCTTCAAAAGTAATGCGCGGCTTATAATACTTGTGGTCAGCATCATAAGATGTGCCCATTACTTTGTTTAGTTCCAGAACACCACGAGCATTTTTGCAAAGAAGAATCGTATGGAAGTTGTCGCGAACTTTATAGCGTTCGGCATCCATCATTTTACCGATTTCCTCTTGTGCTTCCTGCGGGTCCCATCCCTGATAAGATTCATAAACCTCGTCTGGAATCTCTGGATAGTGATATATCTCAGAAGTAAGATACACTTCGCAACCAACGATAAACTTCAACCCCTTCTTTTCTGCGTACTGTTTCTTTTCAGTCCAGTTAAGGTTGTAACCATGGTTGGTAGAAGCAATCGCTTTCATTCCGTAAGAAGCAGCGAGATCAACATAGTCTTCCCATTTTGTACAAGAATCAAGGAGCGAACCTTTATCGTCGTGCAAATGGTATACAACATAGTTTTGCTCCATGAATCCTCCTTAAAACAAATCGTCTATACCGACCACGTTTGGGTCTTTTGCCGCATAAAACGGCCGTTTGTTGATGCAATCCCGAAGCGGTTCACAGGTTTTGCGATGACCACAGAGATTGGTACAGAAGAAATTGGGATTGCCATTTTTTTCTTCAATCTCTCGTGCAGGCCATTCGCCACTGCGTTTCCGCTCCTCGAACTCGTCCGCTGTTTCGTTTATGTAATCGATACATTCTTTGCGCAGTTCATCGGTGACAGGATACGGTCTGACATATGTAGTCAATTTGAACTGGCAGCGAATATCTTCCGGCAGATCATTGATATCGTTTGATTCGATAAATGCCTGGGTAACAATTTCGATCTGCTCACTGTCATACCCGGCGGCTTTCATCTTGGAACGAACTGTAGACCGCAGCGTGTAACCCACTTTGCATCGATCGAGCACCTTTTCGGCTGGTTTTGCACGTTTTCCGAATCCGGTTTCGTATGTAATCTTGCAGTATTTCACCATGATCCAACAAGGAACGGCCGTTTTGAACCCAGCCTGTTCAAGCGCCAGAGTGTACGCGACAAGCTGACGACCATAGTGAAGCAGATCTTCATCCTTAAACTGACTGGAAGTCTTGATATCCAACACCTGCAGCCGCCCGTCTGGCAGGACACGAATCAAATCCGCATAACCCTGAAGATAGCGATCATCGCGAAGCCTCAGAATAAGCAGCTTTTCGACTTCGTACTCACCCTTTGGACTAACCCAATCACGAGCCATACAACGCATGTTTGAGATCCATTTATCGCGGATGCCATTGCCGCCATCTCTCGTTTTGGGAAAATCAATCCCAAGCATATCGAGTTCGTCCAGACCGTTTTCAATGGCAGGACCGATATCCGCTTCCGTGTTCTTCCCTTCAATGATTCCTTCCAGCGTATCGTGGACCACAGTACCAAGAGATGAGTACACATTGGCACACTGTTCGCGCTTTTCGATATATGTAAGATACGCATTATACGGACAATCATGGATGGTGCCGAGCTTTGAATAGCTGTACACCTGCGCCCCTTTGTCATACAGTGCCTGCAGCTCTGGCGCGATTACTCTTTGTCCCATTTACATCACTCCTCTACCCACTTCACACACTTTGTTATTCCCTCTTTGTAAGCGTCTTTACCAAGATCAGCGATATTCATTTTGGAGCCCTCACGAATCAATCCATCAGGCCAAATGTATCCGACCTTAGTTTTTAAGATCGGATTGTTCACGATAAGTTTTTTACATTCGTTGACCAGGTGCTCTTCTTCAAGCCCTTCATCGTAAGCCAGAATGATTTTCTTTGGCAGCAGTCGTTTGATGTATTTGGTTTGCGTATCTGATACATGACAGCCACACGTTGCGAGGGCAATATTGCAGCCGAACGAATCGCACTGCTGAACTGCTTTTTCAGATTCAAACAGAACGATATTCCCTGTTTCCTGAATCCGATGATAATTCTCAGCGTATCCAAATAGTGTTTTACTGCGTGGACAAGCGATCAATGGATACCAGCGTTTATCGTGTTCACACTCGTAATTGGCGCGGCCCATAATGCCGACCAAAGAACCATCAGTTGCACGTTCTGGGATCGTGATTCGATTTGTTTCCACATCATAACCGACACCGAATTTTTGCTGAGTATCCAGGCTGATACCATCTTTGATGAAGCGGAGATTGTATTTGTTAGCATACGGTTCCAGAGTCTCCTCCGGGTACGTTTTCAAATCTTCCATCTCTTCTTCATAATCAGGCATCAGTTTTAAAAAGAATCCACCGAACGGCCAATGCGTTTTGATGTTGACTTCTTCTTCTGAGATGCCAGCCTTTTGTGCAGCGAATTTCAAAGAGTCTGGAAACGAACATCTTTTGACATCCATAATCAGACTAAAAAGATTCCCCTTTTGGTTTGTAGAGAAAACAAAGAATCGAAGCGTGCCGCAATCGAGCATACAACTGGTTGGATTTCGCTGTTCTTCCCGAGCGAACCGCAGATTATTTTTGAGAGGATTGAACTTGATATTTTCAAAGCCAAGCGCTTCAAGGATCTGAATGATTTTGTCTGGCTGATTTTCAAGCTTAGACGTTAATACATTGACATCCATTCATATCGAAGCCTCCCTTCTTATTTATCTGCGGTCATATTGGCCATGGTCATTCACAATGGTACAGAAGCCAATTTCGATCCAACGGTTCCAAGCTGAATCCCACTGATAAAGAAGAGTTTGACCATCTTCATCAGAACGAGTTTTATTCAGAAAAAGAACCATATATTTTTTGTCTTTATCCATGATGAATGGCTCTTTGATTTTTGGATTATCCTTATTCCGCCGATAGGGATTGCAATCAAATTTCTCACCGGTATATTCGTCCTGCCAACATGCCCTGGCAAAGACAGCTTGAGCCACCACTTCTTTTATCTGTTTTGAGTTTGACAGACAAGTTGCGTCAAGCCAACGCTGATTCGTAGTATGTAATGCCAACTGGAAAGTACAGATCATAGCGACCTGTTCTTTTGAAACGGTATTAAAAATGCGACGGCTGTTCATCAACAATGCCTGCCACATCTTATCGTCAATACCGTCATCCGATTTCATGGTGTCATAGATGATTGCCTTTGTACCGGATCTTGCAAGACGCTTGATGTACTGAAGCACCTTAGAAGTGTCGTTTTCGAACATTTTTACAAAGCGAATATTGGAATACTTTTCTTTTGTAATAGCTGCTGCTTTACGAAGCATCTCCAATTCTTCTTCATTAAAATGGCCAAGACTGAGCTTTTTACGGGTGATTTTCCAGTAGTCCAATTCTTTCGTGAGGATGTGAACCAGTAACATATTTTTATATGCCTTGCTCTGCATCTCGTTTGAAATAATCGCAACGCCTGTGCCGCCTTCTGCAAATGGGAGAACCATATTTTCAAAGATAAAACTTGATTTTCCTGTGCCGCTGTGGCCAGCAAACAAATACATATCCCCAACAGGAGCTCCAAGTGTCAGATAATTCAATAGAGGTGCTCCAGCTGCATAACTGATTCCCTGATCCATGCCGGCATTGCACTGCTGGATGTATTTTTCATCAACAACAAGATTTTCGATCTTTGAATCGTTGCCGGTTGTCAGCGCCACGCTGTTATTGAGCAGCTCGAAAGTGTTATACACATCTTCGTTCGTAGCATCATCAAAGCGTTCTGGGTGACTGAGCAGCTCATCATACTTGGTGGCTAAGATTTTAAGCGTATTCATTTTGGCGATTTGGTTATAATAGCTGTCCGTATTTTCTGGATCGACCAGATCCATCATCGCCTTACAAGCACGCCAGCCGTTCAGCTCTTCGTAGTGCCGACGGAGTGTGGGTTTGTCCGCCAGATATGTATCGAGAGTGATATTATCGATATTAGAAAAACCCTGCCGACGAATGCCGCGACCGACCATGAAATAGAAGACCTGTTCTTCACAGATCAGGGTTTTATCTGTTCCTTCGTTGATGTTTTTGTAATCGTCGTATCGCTGGGGATCTTTCCACAGACAAAAAACAAAGCTTGCTTCGGCCTGTACACGATTTGCTTCGATCTTTTCAATCGCCTTGGTTAAATCCATAAATCGTCACCTCCTAGCAAGCTGCTAACATCTTTTCCTTTGTGTGCAGTACCGATCATTGACAGGTCGATCATTGTGTCAAGATTTGGTTCCGCATTATTTTTGACAGTCTTTTCTGCCTTATCTTTTTCACGCCGGTAAACAGCGCCGATGTTATTGCGAATGATCGCCATCAGATAGCTGCACTTCCCTGCGTCGTCCTCGAACTTTTTATTCTGCATTGCCCACCGAATCGACTTTTCGTTTTCATCCATGGTTTGCTGAATAATTTCATCCGAGTAGAAATCCAGTTCCTTTAGCCGGCGAAATACGATCGTTGGCATTGGCTGACCATTTTCTGGGTCATATCCAATAAAATCCGCGATCGTACTGCACAGCTTCTTATAAGATTCCATCGTGCGGCCTGGCTTCTTTTGAGGAGCGGTCTTATTCTTTTTCGCCTTTTCCCTGCGCCGCCCGGCCAACCACGCCTGATAAACCGCTTCCGATTGAAAGTAGCGATTGTTTGGCGCTTTATAAAATTGACTCCTGGGGCCTTGCACCCCGGTAGCCATACATTTAACTGTAGGTTCCTTTGCCATATTTCCTACCTCAACATACCCACCATCCCGCCCTGCGTATTTACTTCAGAATAACCATATAAAGTGTGAATGGTTAGACCAAAGAATAAACGCGTTTTAATGCGTCAATAGGAAATTCCGGATCAGAGAACTTAAGACCGACTTCATCACGAATTGCCTTGATCTGAGCCTTGACATCTGCGGAAGCGTTGCCAAAGCGATCCTGGATAGCACTGATCCACTCGGCACGGTGAGGCTCGTCCTCTTCAGCCTGAGCTGCAGCACGATTTTCTGCATCCTTACGACGAGCGATTTCTGCCGTCTTTTCCTGCTGTGCGGCCTCTTCCTTCTGACGGGCAGCCATATCAGCGTCAGTCATCGGCTTCATAGTGGCAGAGTTCTTAACGCCCTCTTCAAACGCTTCGACAAAAGCCTTTGGGGTGAAAGGAACTTTTTCAGGCAGACCATGGAAACGGGAACCAGCATCCAGACTTGCAGTAGCACGCAGATACAGGACACGATTTTCTCCAGTAACCTTCTTATCCTTGATTTCACGATCAAAGACCGCCATCATAACCATCTGGGCGGTGTCAGCAATAGCACCATACACCTTATCCATCAGGTTATTGGTCCAAACCTGATACTCTTCACCAGTGACCATATCAGTACGAGTCTTTTCCTTGACGTGAGACAAGATAAACACGGCGATACCGGCATCTTCCAGACGAGTGATCTGCTCTTGAATCAGTGCAATCACACGGTCAAGTCCCCGACCGTAACCTCCAAATGCATCATTTATGCTCTTGCACGGCTTACCGGTCTCTTTACGAGACAACCGAATGGCCTCCTGTGCAGCGATATCATACAGGCAATCCAAGGTATCGATTGCAACCAGCCTAATACCGTAGTCCTTATTGTTCTCGACGATATCATCAACAATCTGAATGAAACCACGGCTGTCGGTCTCTTCGTCGTAATCCTGATTAAAAACCTTCGCTTCTTCAACCTGCAGATCATCCAGAGCGTGATAACCATTCTCAGCGCCACAGGAAATCAGTAGACCCTTGGTTGCGTCACCATACTTCTCTTTGATCAGATCACGAATGAAAGTAGTTTTACCGATCTTGCGAATTCCGAGCAGCATATAATGAGGATAGCTGCCAAGGTCTGCCTTAATACGATTGATTTTAAAACCCATTATGTATTCTCCTTTTTAATTTTCATTCCATGGTAAATCGACAGAATCAAAACATGGTGTCAATATCGTCCTCGTCGTCTGCCGGAGCCTCGACTGCAGGAGCAGCCTTTGCCTTGGCCTTAGCCTTGGAGCCGCCATTCATCATATCATCCACACTTTCATCAGCCGCCGGGGTCCAGATCTCATCCTCGAACTCACGAGCAGTGTAACCAGAATCAGCTGCAGTTTTGCACTCCTCAAACTCGCCAGTCAGAATGGGCTTTACCAGACGCAGCTCCTTTTCCCGATCACCGAGGATATTCCCACGCGGCTTGAAATCTTCCATCTTAGAGATACCGAGTTCGACCTGTTCCCGCTGCTGTTCAGTGAGGCTGTCCATAGTAAACGGAACCTCCTCAGCGCCATTGACGACAGCAATCTGCCAGTTCATATGGACAGGATTGCGAGACTTGGATTCCAGATAGCGCATCTTGTAATCGTGGATTGCCTTGTGCTTCGGCTTGTCCATATCAAAAACAGCGGTATTGAACACGGTGTCGATCTGGAACATCTTCTGTACGCCATCTGCCTTAGACCACATCGGGGTGTAACAATGCATCATAATCTTGCCGTCATCCTTCAGAGTGGTTGTATCCATGCTGTCCTTGTCGTAATACAGATCCAGATTCATAGTCAGATGGGGAACTTCCTTCTCGCCTGGCATGTACACGTTCTGGATCTGATACTCGCGATAAACCTGATCCTTGTACTTACCAGTGCCGGGACGCAGAACGAATTTGCCGGTGACAACAATATCGTCCTCATAACCGGCCAGAGCGGACTCCAGATACTCGATCATGTCCCACTCGGTAATGAACTCCTTACGCTCGCCCAGGTTCACTGTGAACTTTTTTGTGCTGGCAACGGTCTTGATCACATCTTCGTCCAGACGATTACTCCACGCAACCTCGATATTGTTTCGGTCAGTATCCATGGTCTTGATCTCGTCGTTCTTAAAGCCTTCCAGCTTGACATAACCAAGATTATTTCCGGCTTTGATACCAAAGTTAATGCTGATCTTCTCACCCTTGTCGTAGGTGTCGCGCTTCACGAACGGGACCTTTTTGGAAACGGTGACCTTTCCGCAAAAGCTAAAGCGAGAGTAAACGTTGTTTTCCTTACTTGCCATATGTACCTCCTATGTAATCAGTTATCAATAATCAGATTCTTCAGTAGTCTTATGTTCCCACTCTGGCACCCTTGGGGCAAAGGGAACAACGAGGGGTTCGTGTTTGCATCTGGACATGAATTCATCTGCCAGCTTGTCATAGCAGCCAGAGCAGAGAGAGAACTTCATATAATCCCCATCACGCTTGCTCCCGTAGAAGAAAGGCAGTTCCAGGTTACCAAGATTGGTCTCATCGCAGGCGTCCAGAGTCTTACCACAAAAATTACAAGTCATATTGTTTTCTCCTATCTAATTTGACGAAATGCTATCGGATCAAATCAGGAGACGCACGTCCATACAGCATCTGTACTCCCCTTTCGATTTACTATTTATAAATTCACTTCAGTTCCATGATGTCATCAAAGAGCATCACGTATTCATCCGTGTATTTATTTCCATGGAAGTGGCCAAAGTACCACATCGGCTTACGATACGCCGGGAACAAAGAGTAAATTTCATCAAAGAAATGTTCTGTTGACTGATCCACTGTGTTCTGATCAATGCCAGAGATAAAAAGCTCAGTTGGCTCGAACCGCAGCGGGCAGGTATGGGTTAGCATGATATCGATTTGTTTTTCCGCTGCCATCAACCGTACCAGTCCCTTCGTGAGTTCATTCGGCTGTTCGTCCGGCCACCAATGCCAACCGCGCCGCAGACGATAATCCTTGTCGACCGAATAAGCACCGCCGCAAACAAGTGCAGTCAACACACGGTCGGATGTAAAAATCGTATATACAGCACCGTCGATGGCAAAATACTGGTTAGGGTGTTCTGCGTGCCACATCATCGGGCCCTGAATCGCACCCTCTGTAACATCGACCTCTTGATATCCATCTGCTTCGGTAGGTCGCCGTTCGTGATTGCCATGAATACAGAACAGTTTTGCTGGAATTTCATCCGCAATATTCTTGATATACATCTCCTGCGGGTGATCCTCGCCGTAGTAATTCAAACCAACATCACCCAGACAGATAAACCATTCTGCGTCTGAATGCACTTTACAGAAACTCTTCAGGTCATAAAATCGACTTGGGTTGCCATGGATATCACCTGTCATATAAACTGCCATCTGGAAACTCCTTTTCAAATTAAGACGGAAGTGGGCTTACTTTGTCATAAATCGTCCATTCATCAGGACAATCACAATGCGGAGTATAGAATCGGGTACAAAAATTCCAGTAGATACAATCATCGCAGCCCAATTCGTTTTCGTATCTTTTTCCGCATTGATAAATAAAATCCCGAAGTGCAATTTCAAGTTGTTCTGGAGTAGTCATCTGTGAACCTCCCTATCTGATTTTTTTTGGTTGTGCCAGTGTGATTTGAACACACGATCAGGGAGTCAAAGTCCCTTGCCTTAACCGACTTGGCTATGGCACATTATATAAGGCGGCACCCAGTGCTACCTGAGCACCGCCGAAGGTTTTAGGTTTTAAAGGTTGGACCATGGAAGAGATAGCCAGCTGCAAAAGAAGCCAGCATCAATCCGCCCACAATCCAAATTGCTTTACTGATTTCAATCCAGATCAATCTGAATCACCTCAGTTCTCAATACGCAGGAAACTGATGTCCGTAGACTGATACACGCTTGCATCACTGCTTAGAGTGCCAGCAGCTTTATCAGCCTGATACTTTGCATTACCGGAGCCAGTGATGATCAATCGATTCTGATCAATGCCCTGAGATGCCAGATAATTTGCAACAGTCTGAGCGCGATTTGCGCTGAGCTGCTTGCCAACATCAGTCTGGTTATCTGCATTGATATTGCCATTGATAACGATCATAGTTCCATCCAGAGTCTTAGCGATATTCACAAAATCATTCAGGACAGAGGCGGCGCTTGCCTGATCGGTAAACACAGAAGAATCCGGGACAAATGTTACATTGGCGGTCTTACTCAGCATAGAATCATAATCCAGATTATCAGTGACCTGCTGGGTGATATTAGCGCGAATTTCGTCACTTACAGTCACCTTAGTGGTAGCATTTGCCGCAGAAGTAGACTTGAAATCACCTTTCAGAGCGTCAATATAAGTGGTATCGAAAATCGTATTCACAAGGTCGCGATTGACAGATTCGCCCAGAGCCTCCCAGATATCGCACATCTGGTTATAGATCATGGGAGCGGTATCGTTCAGAATGTTGTAATTATCCTTCCAACTAGCCATCTTTGCGTTGGCATAAGTAGCGTCGATATCGGCATCACTGGAAGTGGAGTACATCGGGAATACTTCACGAGCTGCGTCATAGTTGATGGGCTGATCATAAGACATCAGAATACCCTTGACAAACTTCTTGACAGTATCTTCGTGAGCTGCCGCCCAATCTGCATCAAATACAATGCCGTCCATGACCAGAGAAGAAGAAGACTTGGTGTCAAAAACAACGGTGCTGTTGGTATAGGTTTTAGCCTGAGTCAGGTACGGCTCCCATGTTGCAGCAACATCGATCTGACCAGCAAAGTATGCTTTAGCAGTATCATCTGCCGTACCGAACATGATCAGGTTGTTCATAATGGTTGCCTTATCCGCATCGGACAGGTTGGAATTATTGACAAACCAAGCGACCAGGGTTTCGGCCTCAGAGAATTCAGGAACGCCGATCTTGGCATTGACCCACGAATTCACATCCGCAAACTGAGTGGAAGCGATAATACCGTCGCCGCCATAGCTATAGTTGGTAAACACCGGCATGATGATATTCTTACCGGCATCCGTAAACTTCTGAGAAAGGAATGCGACACGGTTCGTAGTATAACCAGCGGCCTGCAGATCACCAGAGATCAGTGCATTGCTGGACTCAGTAGCGTCGTTGATGACATTGATATTTACCTTGATGCCGAGCTGGTCAAATACAGAGCCGGGCTGAGTGGTGAGACCGCCATTTGCCGTGATACAGCTCAACCATCCCGCCCACTCATCCAGAGACAGATTGATTGTGTCGTCGCCGGTTGATGCATTCGTGGTGACATTCGTGGCAGGCTTATCAGACGCAGTTGGCTTTTTCTTGTCGAACTTGATCACACCACCCTTGATGCCACCAACGACACCAATAGCGACAGCCACAGCAAGGACCACACCAACAACAGCGCGGCCAGCCTTAGTCAATTTGAACTTAGACATGTTATTCTCTCCTATTTATTTGATTTTATTTCTTGGACTGAGTGTTCAATCCAGAAGACTTTGTAAGGGTATTCAGATCAGGAATGCTGTAAGTTGTTACGTTTGGATTGCTCTTTTTAAGACTATCCAGATACGAACTCACTTTATAGTCGGCCGTGTTTGCATCCGCCTTATCCAGCTTTCCTTCTCGACTGGTCTGATACAGGACTTTTGCGCCCGCTGCCTTTTCGCGACTCTCCTGCAGACCATCACGAGTAGCATTGAGCATTTTATCTGTGCCAGTGGAGGCACGCAAACGATCCAGATTAGAATATACATCTGCCACCTGTTCGTTCGCCTTCAATTCGGCTACCACATCCTTGCTTTCGCGCTTCAAAGCAGCCAACTGATTTTCAAGCTTTTCCTTGATTGCCTTGACCTCTTCTGCCGCTGGTTTCATTTTTTGGAACTGAGCAGATAGGTTCTCGGCTTTATCGAGCTCTTCCTGTAAAAGACGAGCGTAAGTGGTTGCAGACTCTTCATCACCGCGACTCATAGCAGCCTTTGCACGTTCATCGTAACCCTTCGCCTGCTTCTGACAGACAGCGTAATTATCCTGAATCGTCTTGAGCTTACCCGTCAGGTCGCGCAGAGTATTGCAGGCATCTGTGTATTTCTCAGTCATCTCATCGATCTTCTGAGCATAGATAGCGCGGGCACCATCTGGTGTCTTGGCTGTATCCTGCACAAAGACCTGCAAGAAACCACCGGCAAGAGCTTTGAGCTGCTGACGGAATGACGGAAACAGAATTAAACTGCCAACAAAGGCGAAACCAACACAGAGAAATGTAAACTCAGCAATCGTGAAAGAAAACATTACTGGGCGACCTCCTTCCCGGCGGGCTCCGTCTTATCCTCTTCGATAAATTCCTCGATAGAAGAAATCATCTTAAGTTCATCCTGAACTGTATTGGTGATCTTTTCGATGGCCGCACCAGCTTCAACGTTGCGATTCGTCAAAGCTTCGATCTGTTCCTTCATAGATTCGATCTGCTGGTCGTTGCTCTTCATCTCGTCAAACAACGCATTCATCTTATCGTTACCGACAGCCCGCAGAAGCTCCTTGCGCTGCTTCGCATCAGAGATAATCGCGGCCGCATCATAACCAAGCGTCGTCATCAGGTTTTTGACCGTAGCACGCTTAGTCTTGGTGGGCATCTCAGACGGGAATGTATCGATCACATCTTTGATCTTGTAGACAGTAACAGCGTCTGCAGGATTCATACCATTGGTCTCGTAAACCGCCTGAACATCAATGGTGTCGCCCTCAGGAACCTCGACCTGAACCGGTTCGTCCTCTGGGAAATCTCCATTGATGTAATGATCTCCGACGCCACTACAAACGCGAAGCTCATTCGTGGTATCCGGCATATCATACTCAGAAGCAGCTACACCCTCAACAAGACCGAGTTTTTCAAATAGACTTTTCTTCGCCATAATTTTTCTCCTCGTTTTCTTTTTTTATTACGCCATAACCTACTTGCTTTCCATCACGAATCTCAGCAAAATCCCCACAATAGCACCAATTATGTGACTCAATAAATTCAATAAATAAACTTATTGACTCCTCCCAGCTTGTATTATCTGGAATACTCAGACATCCCATAATTTTAATTTCATGTGCCATAATTTTTCTCCTTATTTGATTTATAAATTGGATCACCACTAGTCCCGTCCGGCTTCACATAGTAACCATCTCGAATCTCACTAAAACCGCCACCGTAATACCAGCCATGAGATTCGACAAAGTTCAGAAACAGATCTGCAACCTCATCCCAGTTGGCATCTTTTGGGATGGTCAAACAACCACATAATTCAATTTCGTGCGACATGTTGTCCTCCTTACGAAAACTTCCACTTGAAAGCCTTCTTGATACAGATATTTGTGACCCAGTCAAACAGAATACTGAAAATCACAATGGCTAAAATACCAACAAACACCAGAGATGTACGGCCACGAGCGGACGAAGTATAGATCAGATATCCAATACCGTACTTCGCATTCACTGTTTCGGCCACTGCGATATAGGTCCAACCGATGGCATACATTGTGGCGAATGACTGACAGATGGAAGGTGCTGCGATTGGGAAGATGATTCGTGTTACTGTGCTGAACTTCCCTGCTCCATCAATACTAGCCGCCTCGATCACATCATCACTGACATCATCCATGGCAATCAGAACGCTTGGAAGCATGAACACAAAGCTGGCTACAAATAAGAAAGCAATCTTCATTTTCTCTCCGATTCCAAACCACATAGTCAACAGTGGATAGAAAGCAGTGACTGGCAAAAACCGCATTGCTCGAATTGCTGGATAGAGCAGTTTTTGAAGCGAATGACAGATTTTCATCAGACAGCCAAGAGGAATGGAGATGCCGGCACTCAAAGCGGCTGCCACCGTAATGCGAACCAGCGAATATCGGAATGCTTTCAACATTGTTCCATTTTGGATCAACAGGAAGAATTCTCGAAACACAGCGCCTTTCTGGGGAACAAAAATTGGCGAAGTCAAAGCCGCGCCAATGTCCCAGATAATCGCCAACAGAATCAGAAGGATCACACGATAGATCCAATCTTTCTTCGTCGTTTTCATTTTGATACCTCACAATATTTAATTTTCAAAAAATGGCCTGTACCGGAATTGAACTGATGTCTCCGCCGTGAAAAGGCAGCATCTTCACCTCTTGACTAACAGGCCATAGTACGCGGCAAGCAAGATTCGAACTCGCGGATGTATTTACCATCAATGGATTTCAAGTCCACCGCTTTAAACCACTCAGCCATTGCCGCATATAAAAGAGGGTTATCCGCCCTCTGTTTTTCTTTTCTCGATCTCTTTATCAACATCTTCCAGAAAGCTCATCCAGTTTTGAAGATCAAACTCGTCTCCAAAATCAAACCCTTCATCCAGACGCTGATATAGATCCCGCTGAAAGCACCATAGCGTTTTATCTGTCAACTCGCTCAGATGCGGTGTAATGAAATCGATCACAAGACCAGGCATATATGTTCTGCGCCCGACTGCGTATCGAACAGCACAATTACAAATGGCACCGAAGTCATCATCATGCGGATCGATCATTGCCATAATCGTTGAGCTCCTCTTTAATTTGTTCATTTCTGATTTGATTCGTCCTGTGCTTCGCAAGACGCTTATCGCGAAGTTTTGCCTTTGCCTAGTTATTTCGAACTCCACTCCAACGTCCGTATCGATGTTCAAATTCATCAGCACCCCAACCCTGATGGCCTATGATGCCTTTGTAAATTTGCTGCTGTTTCACAAGATTAGCTCCTTTCTATAAAATAAGGGATACTGTTATGTAATTTGTTTGGCACGCCCAGCTGTTTTCGAAACAACACATACAGGTTTTAGAGACCTGACTTCTACCTTTGAATTATGGGCGCTCATACTGGTGCGACCGGTGGGTTACGATCCCGCTACCCCTTGATTAAAAGTCAAGTGCTCTACCAATTGAGCTACGATCGCATATAAAAGTCGGCTTACGCACCCTCGCGAGTTGGCATCATCACCGATAATCAAGGCTGCCATTGTAATAGTAACCGCCCCTAAAAGGCTAATCCTTTGTTCTGCGCAATTTAAGAATCACTTACTTGGTGAGCCAGGTTGGAGTCGAACCAACGATGTTTCAAATGTCACAGAGTTACAGTCTGCTATCTTCGCCACTAGATATACTGACCCATATAAAATGCCTACTCATTTCAGAATGATGTGATGATGTACACTTTCAACAACATAATGAACTTTCGGACTTGTCGTGGCCGGAGTTTAACCGACATCAAGCAGTTTCCTGCCGTGCTACCTTTTGTTCTGCTACACGACCATATAAACTGTTTTCGAGTTGGTGAGACTCACGCACAGTTGCGTTCGGAATGCGGATCTTACATCGTCAGCGCACGCAGTTTAACCAAGCTTGCTACATCGACCACTGACCAGCCCTGTGAAGGCTCGCTATTCCTGATGGTGGTCCCGGCTGGAATCGAACCAGCGACACGGGGATTTTCAGTCCCCTGCTCTACCGACTGAGCTACAGAACCATATTTACCTTGCCTTTTTATGCCACTACTATGATTCTCGCAGGGGGTACCTCCCCGCTACATAGGACAAGGAATAGTAGACATAATTTTGAAGCGAGTGGGGTTCGAACCCTGCATCTCTGGTGGACCGTAGCCGCCAGCACTTTTCCCCTTTTAAGCTATCGCTCCATATAAACGGCAGGTATTGTTACGCCCCTGCCAAGGCGCTCACCATCTACCAGCCATGTGGTAAACAACGGGACTTATGTAATCGATCCACAAACCTGTGCCCATGGATTTTATAAATCTTTGACCTGTATGCTTTGTTCTTTGACCTTTAGCTAAGAGTTTAAGCTTTGAACTTTCAACCTTTAACCTTTAATCGTAAACTTTAAGCTTTCCGTACATTCCGTAATTGAGCGATATAGCGCTCGATGTTTTTGGATATCGGATTCGAACCGATGTAACAACCTTTATAGGGTTGCGTCTTAACCTCTTGACTAATCCTAAAACCAAGTATTGTTCTTCAAAATATTAGAACACTTGCATTATGACGGCGTATCAGGCCACCTTTTATAAGTGACGATTTGCTTTTTATTATTTTGATTTCGCCAAAAACAGCGCTGTCACCAGCAAAAAGCGAACGATCACAGTTTATTATTTTCGATAGACAGTGAATATACAGTGTGCTTTCTGAGAGATCAGTATTCGATGGTGATCTCTGTGATTGCATTGGAAGCAGACAGGACTGCGTCGACCTCGGCCTTGAACTTATCGATCTTGGCGGCGAGTTCATCCTTAGCCTTCTTGATGTCAATACCATCGATCAGAACCATAGTTTCGCGCTCAATATAACTGTCACGTGCGTCTCGAATAGCCTCAGGGTCCATGTTGCTCTTTTCAGAAGCAGATGCAAGACCCTTAGTGTAATCATCCGCGCGATCGCTCAGACGGGCATTGGTCATTTCGATTGTAGCAATGGCGCTGGAATACTGACGCTCCATCATGGCGAGCAGCTCACGCTTAAACTCGATACCATGCTGATTCATATAGATAGCCTCCGCAACAGTATAGACAACACCATCAATGGTCACATGAGTCTCTGCATTGGACTTTGAGATCGCACGCTTGATCGCATCGTGACGAGCAATCAGATCCTTGATGGAGTCCAGAGAACTCTGTGCGTCCTTCTTGTAATCTTCGATAGGCACACCGTTTAGCTTTTTCATGCTCTGCTTGGCTGCTGCACAGAACTTGGCTCCGGAAATCGTCTTAACGATCCGATTTTCCAGAACCTTCAACTCGGCCAGACCACGATGGATTGTCATAGTTTCAGTAGTCATAATCATTCTCCTTATGTAATTTATAATCTTTGACTGCGGTTGCCCGCTGTTCTAATGGTGCTGGAGACAGGGCTTGAACCTGCAACCTGAAAATTACAAATTTCCTGCGCTGCCATTGCGCCACTCCAGCATATAAAGGTGGATTCACTCCACCGATTGATCAGATCAAACAGACGTTTTTCTGCCGCCCGATCTTTTTCCTACTGTAAAGAATTCAGATAAGAAGCGAGTTCGCTCTGATATGTAAGCACCTGTTGATGCGTCTGGTTGGTGTACCGACCTTTCCTCAGGTACTGTTTGTACTTCCCTGCTCCGATCTGGTAGCGAAGAAGCGCCGCCGAATCGTTACCAGTGTACTGTTTGTGATACGCCAGCAGCTGAACACCACATCTGATGCCTGTTCTATCATCCAGCAATTCAGACATGGATCGAACGCCAAGCGTCTTGTTTAGATAATCGAAGTTGACCTCGTTGACCTGCATCAGACCGTAATCGACTGTGCCGTTTGAATTCACGTGAGTCAGGCCGCTTTGGAACCTGCTTTCGTTATAGATCACACCGAGCGCCAACGAATAATCGACATTGTATTCGTCACACACCGACTGCGTATACGACTTTAGTTCATCGCTCCAGCTCTGATATGTCTCGACCGGACCAGCTGCTTCCCCGCCGAGCAAATTGGTCAGCAGATAAACGCCGGTTACAATAATGGCTGCAATCGTCTTTCTCATTTCAATCACCTCCTATTCTCTATAATGACAGTGTAAAGTGTGAATGGTAAAGGAAAAATTCAGGGGCTGGTCAGGCCCCTTCATTTTTATAATTTTCTTGCTTTCTCGCGCATTATTTGATACTTTCGGAATGTGAGCGGCGTATCATATTGGTTCTGTCTGAATTTTTCAGCGACATATTCGATACCATACTCATGCTCTTCCGACATGATCTCATAGAATTCGCGCAGGTTTTTGATGGTGCTTGTTTTAACAAGAATGTTTTTATAGTTAGATGTTGGCGGAAGCCCCTCGACGATCTTCTTTTCTCTTCGATACAGATCCTTAAAGTATCCAATTGGCACAGGGTTATCATTGGAACTGTCCCTGCTTGTACGAATAAGATAAGGACCATCGCCAAGATTCATTTCTAACTTCCCAAGTTGCCCCCTTGCGTGGTTTTTGAAATATGTGGTCGTGTTTTTAGCCTTACAGATGATCGACCATGCAATATCGTGATTGATATATTTCCCGCATACAGTTCTGGTGTCTACATCAACGTCTTTTCTTTTGACAAGACGGATCTCTTCAGACGGGAATCCGTAATACAGCAGGCACATAATTGCACCTGTCATAATCGCCCCTTCTTCCGAGAACACAGAAACGACGTAGGTGAAGAAATCATCTTCTGATGGAAATACATAGTTTTCAGCCAATTCATCGGTACTCTTGTTTGCAATGGCTTCCAGCTGGTTCTTTACACGCTCAGAGCGGAAGGTGGAACTGGTATCTTTCTTTTTCCATCCGGACATTTCCATGTCAAAGAACGGATGCTGATAGTACCGCTGCGTTGAGAGCAAACCCTCATCTCTGCACCACATAATATACTGCTTGAAAATAGACAACACAAAGATGCTGTAGTTTTCATTCAGTTCGGAGATCCACTTCGAGAACAGATCGTTTATAAATTCTTCGTCTTTGTCAGACTCGATCTCATAAAAGTCTTTCTCATACTTCTGTTCGAACGCGGCAAGCTTATGAAAAATGCTGCGAACCTTGTTATACCTGTTCTTACTCTTAGCAAGAATGATATATTCTCCAGCGGAATCCTTGGCTGGATCTCCGTTTGAATCTTTTTCGCACATTTTATCCAGAATAAATCTGGTCTTGAGCTCTTCATTGTAATATTCCGCACTCTGTTTCATCGCTTGCTATCTCCTTACACAGTGGGTCGGTATATGAACTATTAGATTCATTGTACACTATGTAAGAAGATTTTGCAAACAGAATCGTAGATTTTATGATGCAGAGACCAGATTTGTACTGAATGCCGCCGCAAGCATCGGACACTGGATCACCATGGCGTTCGCTGCGCGCTGCCAGTTCTTATCAGAGAACGTTCCGATTGGTTCGCTCAACTGAGAGTTTAACAGTGTATCGCGGCCTTCGATCACAAGAGTGGATTCATGCGGTAAGCCATCGACTTCACCCACACCAAAATCAACATGGACCGGGTTGCGGCTGTTCCAGCGTTTTGTGGTGAATGGAATCACCTCACACTGGCCAGAGTTTTTGTTGTAGATGTTGTTACTGACGATCAGATAAGGATGAACGCCATAATATTTATGGACAGTTTTTCCTTCCTGCTTAACATCTGCGACATAACCGAGACGAATCTCACCGATTTTTGGGACACTTGAGCCAGCCTTAAACATATTATGACCTCCTTGCTGACCATCTGTTTTACTTTGTGTCCTTATTATACCACACTCATTCACACTTTACAATACCAATCTAAAGATTTTTTAAAAAAAGTGTGATTGGCTCCTCTGCACAATCGGATGAAATAATAAGGCGCTCCGACTTTTTCCCCCTCTCAACCTCACAAGAGAACACGTTACCTGTAATGTTGCAGCAGCAACAAAGGATGTCTGACCTAGGATCAAACTGGCATTCGATACTGATGTAGCTGTATCGCTTACCTTTTCTCAATGCAACGCAAGATGACTTGGCTTTGATCATGCAGACATTTTCTTCGTTCCGGCTACCCCAGAACTCGATGATGTCGCATGACCTGATATGTTCGTACATTTCCTGGGCAGTATATGTGATCCGCATTTTGCCCTCCAAACAACTAAAAGATGTCCTGTTTTTCTAACCAAATTCAGTTCGGTTGTTATTTTACCATAAAACATGGCGCATTTCAACCCGAAATAACAACTTTTAATTGTTTAGAACCAGCCACGACGTTTCTTGCCATGAACAGCATCATCTAGCATTTTGTTCGTCAGCTTCTCATAGTTTACGCCGCAGACCTCGTCCAGAATAGCATCATCATACGGAATACCCTTGGCGTTTAGATGATCGCGGAACCAAAACTTAGTCTGATAGTAGGGACCCATACGGTCAGAATAATCGTGTGGCCATTTACCAAGACAATTTGGATGACAATCTGGAATGTTATGCCATTCTTTTCGAACGCGATCATGCATCTGGCGGATTTCCGGGTTTGACCGGTCAGTGGCTTGTGCTGTATAAATTTGATCCAGCTCTGCCTGCTTTTTCATCTGTTCAATTCCGTTTTTCGCATTTACCGCGCCAGAAGCTCCAAGCCCCAGTAGACCTAAAACAAACGATACTGCTCCACTCATAATAAACTCTCCTTTGTAATTTATATAGTGATCTTATTCAAATAGATCTGGCCGACATCTTGGAAGATATGACCGACTATCGAGACGAAATAGTTCAGCAGTTAACTTTCCACCGCCCCAATCATCAAGTTCAAATTTCATCACCATTTCAACCAAGGCCATCGTATCCTTACTCTCTCTTCGCTTTTTAAGAGCTTTCTTCAATTCTGATTCCAAATAACACTTCTTTACCGCGTTCGGACGAGTTAGCTCGATTGCGTGCTCGATATCCAAAATCTCGTTGCTCGCATCTGTCAAGTCCTGATAAGCTTTCGCATATGTATCCTTTAGCTCTCCAAGCGTCTTGTCTACGATTTTTAAATTGCTCTTGAACTCGGCAAGCTGTTCTGAATCTACAACCGGATACGAAACAGCCCCTGGTTTTTGAACCGCCCCCAAGACTGTCCCCCGCTCTTCTTCTTTTGACTTTGGTTGTTCTACTACCGGCTCTTGCTCAACAGGTGATGGAGGAGTATCATCAATTCGTTTTGGTAAATATCCATTTTCTCGATATGCTCTTGGCAGCGTCGATAACACATTCCACGCCTTCGCTTCATTCGAATATGTAGAAGCACAGCTCATATTATAGGTTTGGGTAAATTTACCATTTGTCTTTTTTGTAATGTAAGTTGTTCCATTCGCGAGAATGTAGCTCACATCAACACGTCCTTCCTACATTATTATAATAGGGATCTGTAAAACCCTTTAGTGCTCTTTCAAAACAACGGACTGGCCCCGACCCATGACCCAACAGTTCTTGCCAGCATAAGCACAGTCCTCGCAGTGACCAGAACACTCGCAAGCAGTAGCAGGAGCATCACAGGTCCCGTCCTTAAAAGAGACGTAGGCAATTGGAAGATTATGTGGGTTATTCATAGTATAACTTGGCCAGGAAGAAAACAAAATATGTAAATTACAGGGAATTATACCGCCTTTATCCAGAAATGCATTAACAAGGTCGTATTTCTTTGTGAATGAGAGGAACTGGGTACGAGGCAGTTTATTGGCGATGCGGCACATCATATCAAAATACCGTTCATCCACGATATCTCCACTGACATGCCACCGAAAATAAAAAGACCCATAAGCGGCTGCAGTTGCCTGCATTTCAAAGCCGTCAGGGTCTGTTAACCACAGATTCAAGTTGTTGTCATAGGCGTTTCGCACTGTAGTTCGCCAGTCGAAATGACTGACATAGCACGTCTTTGCACACGGAACACCCGGGGCACAGGTTTTGATACGAGGCATCGATATCGACCTGATATTCCCCATCTTGCTGTTTGCGTTCGACACTGACAGCTTTAACATATTCAATTTTTCATACCCTCGTCCGTGGAGGGTATACTCCTTTCCTATAATTATATCATCCTAATAGTCCGATAAATTACACTTCTAAAATCGGTTCATCAGGCATCAATGGCGCAAATTTCGCTTCCGCGTCCAGATCATAATGATATGGGATATCAAGACGATCTAGTTCTTCCTTAAAAATTTCAGCCAATTCATCTGGCGAATAGTCTTCGATTTTCATTTTACATCACCGTTAGCGCCATTCGATTGATAGTCATAACTAACTCGTTGACACGGTTTCTATCGATGGTGTCCGGCAAAGCAGTGTTCGCCTTATCGTACTGCAGGCGCTTTTCATATTCTTTGTGGAAATCTTTTACATCGTGCTTGATATAACCGTTAGCAGCCTGGAATTCACCGTTTCGAGCCATCATCAACAGGTCGTGGTTCTCCGCCCGATTCGTAACAATCTCACCCTTTTCCAGAATATCAAAGACCATAAGGTAAAGACGAATCATATTCATAATGGTTTTGTTCATTCGCTTCTTTGTGATCTGATCTTCTGGGTGTTGATTACACCATTCGCCCAAAGTGACTGCCTTCTTGAACAATTTATCTGCAAAGCCACCAAACGAATACACGACCTGTCTGGACAGGAACAACTTCTTATTATCCATCAAAAGCTTTGTGGCCGGATGATAGCTGATGACAAGATCGTCAGCATTTCCAAGCTGCTCTAACATATTTGGATTACCGCTGCACATGAGCTTAACTGCTTTGTTAAAGCTGAATACCGTTGTATCAGTAGTTTCATCGACCCAGTGATCGAACGTGTCCATGCCAAGCAGCTCATGTTCTGTGTTAAGTGCGACCCCCCGGATATCAACGTCTGACCCTTCCACATTTGTTCCATAAGCATGGCTGCCACCAATGGTCAAAAACATCACTTGCTTACCCAGATTCGGATTGGTGCGTAGGAAATCATACGGTTTGCTATCAATGATACGCTGTAATTCTTCTCGTGTCATTTTTTATCACCTCACTCAACCATCAATACTTTCCCAGATTTCCCCACGATAGCGATGATAATTATAGCCATCTGTAAACGTCTTGATCATATATGTAAGATCATCGAACGAGAATTCGCCAGGATCGGTCTTGAGCTCTGGAATAGTGTCAAAATCAATATCGCAATCCTCTCCCAGTTCATCTCGCAGAGATTCGTCCGAATCATACCACCAGAAAACCGAGTTGCAAATCATTTCATTATCAAAATCAATGATCAAATCGCCCTCGGACCAGTATTTTTGCTTATCCATTACCTGCTCAGAGATTGCGACAAGGCCATCGTTGCGGGAGCCATCGTCCTTAAACTTAACATTCGGGAAGCGCTTATCGAACTCCGGCTTATCCTCAAAATCGATGCAGCCTCCATTGGACTCCATGAAGCGAACGATACGCAGAATCAATTCGTCCTTTGACGTGGTATCTTCCCATTTGACATTTTTAAGGATCTTCTGAGCTTCGTCCAGTGCGCTGGTTGTATATGCAGACCAGTGATAATAGATCGTGGCGATATCCTCGTCAAACGCATGAACCGTAATAACCAGCCGCTGTCCCATTATTTTAACTCTCCTTTTTCATATAGTCGCTTTTTATATTCTTTTGATTTTCGGTGCGCTTCCCGCATTGTTTCTGCATCCGGGCGATAATACATCCAGTGCGTTCTGTTGTATTCATCGTTCTTTCGTTTTGCCCGCTGATCAACAATGAGCGAAATCGTTTTGTGCGAGACATTGTACTCCCGTGCCAGACCCCGGAGTGAGTATTCGCCGGTTTCAAACTTACGGGCGATTTCTTCTTTCTTGGCCTTGGTCAACTTCACCCGACGATCCTGAGTTTCTGATAGCCGACAGGTTTGCCACTTGCTTGCCAATCAATCATCCTCCGATTCCGCGAACGCCGATTCAAACTCATCCTCATAGCTTTCGATCTCTCCGTTATCATACTTTGCCAGAGCCTGCTGCATTGCATCGTCTGTATCTTTTGCATCCTTGATATGTACTTCGTAATAGCGATTTGCTGTAATATATACTGTGTATCCCATCTTGCCATCTCCTTTTAACAATGACAGAGCAACCACGAAACCAGATCATCATGCTTGAACCAGCCCGCCGGGAACCCGCGCCAGTTGTTTTTATCCGTCCAGCTCCTGGATTTCATCTTGCCGATTTGCTGAAGCTCTACTGAAAGACGCACCATGAATTTCTTGCAGTCCGCTTTATTCTTCATTGCTGTCTGCATTACAAAATTATCCTGCAGCTTGCCATTGACGACCTCACAGATCGCACATGGGCAGTTGCGACAATCCTTTTCGGTGCACATCAAACAGGGTGACATAAAATTCCTCCTTATACACCAGCAATATGACTGGCCATCATATCAGCGGTATGTGTCCATAGTACGTTCTGATACTGCCCGATGGCATTGTTGTAATACTTCCACTCGTTCGTGTCGGTTTCATACGCGCCCATGTGCCAGCGGATGCACGCGACTTCTTCCTCAGTCAATGTGATAATACTCGCCAACATGCAGATGGACTTTTCGCCGTGATGACTGAAAATAGAATCGTTTAGATACTCATACGTTCCTGTATACGGGATATAAAGATACTGATCTGTTTTGCAAACGTCATGCAGCAGCCCAATTAAATACGGAGAACGTGGATTTTCCCATTTCAGTCCTAATTTATCTGTCAACGAAACAAGAGCCTTCACAACAGCAATGCTATGCTCGGCTAAACCACATGGATGAGAACCATGATATTTTGCAGATGCAGGAGCTACCCAAAAATTATGTTCGTTCAGCCATTGGGTGAGTTTGATATAATCATCCCATGTCAGATATTTCTTCAGATCTTCATAGATCTCATTTTTAAGTTCAGTCTGCTTCTTTTCGATTTCTTCGTTCATACCCATTCTCCTTTGCAAATTATTCTGGCGGCGGTTATGTCTGCCCCAGTACCGCCAATCACCTGGCATTTACGATTTACTCGTTTACAATTTCGATCTGGCACATCTTCATGGCGGCGAGTGCGTTCTTGTGGGATTCAGGAGTAACACCGGCACAGCAGCTTGCATCCACAATGATAGGGACCTCAGGCAGGGCTGCCTTAAGCAGAAGCGCATTAGAGATGACGCAGATATCCGTGCAAAGACCAATCAGAGTGATGGAATTGATCTCAAAATCTGCCATTTCTCCAATCGTAGAAAAATGAGCGTCACATAGCTCTTCCATCAGCAATTTCGAACCGAAAGTTCTCTTTTCGTAAATTTTTGCTTGCGGATCTTTCATTTCTGGCAAAAGATCGTGTTCGATTTCATCAACAAATAACCAGCCCCTCGTATGTTCGATACAATGTTTTACAGGAAGATGTTTGCCTTCCTGAGTTTCGAGGTAGTTGTCAAAATGCGTATCCTGCGTATACAGAACTTCCCCTTTCCATCCTTTGATCTTCTCAACGACCTTCGACACAATGGCCTGCGCTTCAGGAGTACCAAGAGCGCCGGTTACGAAATCGTTCTGCATATCAACAACGACAAGGATATCAACCTTTTCCATCATTAGGTCCTCCTGTTACCACTCAACTTCGTAAACGTCAGGGTTATACACCGGCATCGGCAACAGCTTGAACACATTGGCATCGTACATCCGATCGATCTTGCCTGCGGTTGCAGTATCACCGCCAAAATCGCCAGTGCGGATGTATTTGTCAAGGAAATCATAGGTAAAGCCGAAATTATCTTCATCAGTGCGGCCGGTCAATCCATCAGCGGGAGCCTTTTCAATGAACTTCTCAGGAAGCCCCAGCTCACGGCCAATGGCTTTTACTTCGGTAACAGTCAATTTGCCAAGAGGACTGAACTGACCTGCACTGTCTCCAAAAAGGGTGGCGAACCCAACATGATCCTCCGAAAGATTAGAAGTGTTAGCCACCCGGCCATTCATGCTCTGAGACACCATGAACAAAGTCGCCATACGGATTCGCGCCGGCAGATTTACACGAGCCTGCTTGGAGTCGCACAAACCAGCCGCCCGGCCATTGGTCAGCAGCGCATTCACAGTCTCTGCGATATTGATCTCGAACGACTTGATACCCAGATGAGCGACCAGTTCACGCGCCACATCAATATCGCTCTGAACGCCCTGCGGCATCAAGACACCGATCACGCGGCCATTACCCAAAGCTTCACAGCACAGAGCTGCCACGATACTGGAATCCTTGCCGCCAGAGATACCGACCACGGCGTTACACTCAGGACCGTTCTTGCGGAAATAATCCTGAATCCATTTCACGATTTCATCCTTCGTCTTTGCCGCATCAAATGCATACTTACGCATATTATTTGCCCTCCAATCTCCATAGTTCAACATCGACGCCTTGAAATGTAACGTCAATGATCTTTTTGACGGTCCCCCAATCAGCACCACCACGGACGCATCCGATTTTATACGGCATTGCGACCTTCCAACTAAACTGTCTTGCCTGCTCTGCAACATAAATTAGAGCTTCCATCAGAGCGCCAACTGAAGTGTACTGTGCCCCGTTGTAACCGTATTTATCTTGGCCAAAGCAATTAGCGATACAAAACTCGTTGCGGCCACCATATACAGGGACGATCTGAGCCGTGCCAAGCAACCCGGCACTGTAGTTTTTATGAAGCTCGCATAATTCGTGATATTGCTCATACACATTTGGGAATCTCTCACGGACTTCCTTGGCAACGCCTGATCCCATTACGCCCTGACAATTCACTTGATGACAGATAATGTCTGCATCAGAATCAAACACATTGCCTTCTTTTACTACAACAGCCATATCATCGCCTCCACATCATTCATCAAAGTTTTTTCCAACCAACCAATCCTCACATTCTTTTCGAGTTGCAAAGTCTTCAACCCAAGCATCATGGGTCGTATTATCAATTCCAACATAGAAATTCCCATCTTTGTGAAGGAACAACCCCGGATCAGCTTTTAACGGGTTACAAATAATTGCATCCGCTTCTTGGTGGTTTATCTCTTTGATCTCTCCCATTAGAACTTCCCTTCCCACAGTCGGTCGCGAACTTCCTTCAAACTGTATTCCTTGACCATCGCGCCATTACGGAATACGGTTTGCAGCATGTTTCCGTCAGAATGAGCAGCGTGATCCATCAGGCCGTCAGTACAAACCAGCTTTCCAGAATCATCCTTAGTGACATAACACATACCCTTCAGACTCTTCTTAAAGTGATCAGTGTCGGTCTTGGGGTCCTTGAAGATCTGAATCTCTTTGCCATTGACAACGCCATAAGTTGCCTTCACAGCCATGCCAAAAGTATCGCGAGTGAACGGCTTCAACTGGCCATTCTGCTCGATACACTGCATGGAGAAGGAACCAACGCCGAGACTGACATTGTTGCAGGCGAAACCGTGTACTTTGAGTTCGGCATAAATCTTTTCACACCGCTGCACCGTAATGGAATCGCCGTACAGAGCCTTGACATGAGAATCGAGCACCTTGTAGCCCTTACTGTTGACTGTTCCGCCGAAGATGTCCCACAGATGGTAGACAGTCTGCGTAACGATTTCGACCGGGTCACCAGAATCACCACGGATCAGCAGCGTACCATTATGAGCCATGATTTCATCCTTGAGCTGCGGCAGGATATTATCGACCAGATTCCAGTAGTCGTAGGAATCAGACACCATGCTGAAACTCATATTCGGATACAGCTCGGTCAGCGCCCGGCGGATAAAAGTGATCTCGTCGCCATCGACAGCGAAGTTAGAACACATCACACTATGCTCGGTGCTGACAGCGCCAAACGCAACAGGCTCTTCTTCACAATTACAGCGATACATTTCTTCCAGATACGGAATTGCAGGAACAGTGGCCGTATTCAGGAAGCTCAGGCACCAACCAGCGCTTGACTTGACTGCCGACTGCATACACTCCTGCCCACGGAAACTGAAATCACCAAGGGCACGAGCATGGAGCACACCCTCTTCAACGGTTTCATCGTAATACTTGTTCACGATATCACGATACAGAGTTCCGACCGTTGCAGAAATCATCGGATGCCACAGCTCAGAACTCATAAAAGATTCGAGGAACTGCGGAACCCATGCGAAATCAGGATGCGTATTGCTCATCTCCAGAAACGGCACATGGATGGGGCAACGAGTACCTTCTGGCAGCGCCTTGATTTCGACAGGCAGATAACCCAGATCATGCAGAGCTGCAATCTTGCTCAGATCGTAAGCATCCTTACCAATGGTCGCATCCAGGACACGCTTGTACTCGGCAACGACTTCATCCTTGGGTTTATTGAAGAACTGCTCCTTAAAATATCGTACCAGATAATCCTTGCAGAATGCCTGAATGCCGAACACGACGACTTCATCCACGCCATCCAGTCGGCTCATGCGTGGAGTAAAATAACTGACCAGCTTGGTAGTGCCGGCCGGGAACTGCTTACTGTGAGTTGTCTTGTAGAAATCACACAGCAGCATCGGGTTAATGTTGATCATTTCAAATTCTCCTCCAGAAGTTTTTCCACGATTTTATTTGAAGTAATGCTAAAGAAATTACCGTATTTTTCTTGAATTTTTTCGTACTCTTCTCTTGTGCAGTTAACCTTGAAAGACATTTTATCTTTTGACGTATGAATTCGGAATTGAACATAGGAACCATCATAGTTACCAGACAGTTCATGACAAAAATCTTCTTTCCACTTTTCATCAAGAGAGTCATTTAGCATTTCATCAACGCAATCAAAAACATAATTTTTGTCGGTATGAAGATTTGCAATCAGCTGTTCCAAAATCCAATTAAATTCGGCAATCACTTGACGTTTTTCGACATCGCTTTTAACTTCTCGAACTACGTTCAACCTGTAAAATTGATCGTTGGCATTATATGTCATTGCAACTGGAGCAAGCCGCCAACCAAAATCTCCATCCGTATTAAAATGAATATCTAATGCCCAAACTTCCATATCAGTCCTCGGCCCAACGATGTCTCAATACAGTGATTTTATCGTGCTTACCAGTAAAAATACTATCGGTCGTATACACCTTGTGAATCAGTTCCGGGTCGTCAAACAGATGGCCGCGCTCAGAATCCAGGATACTGTTCTCACAGTGGCTGACATAGATATCGATATCGCCCGCACCCAGCTCTTTCAGCTTCTTAGCTGAATAAAACATCGTACCACCGTAAGAGCAAATATCATCGATCATCAGAACCTTGCCTCCCTTTGGAGGATATCCTGTGACATCCAAACCGAGAATCTTACCAGTCGCCCAGTCCCGCTTTTTATCGCCATGGATGATATAAGCACTGCACTTTACTCGATCCAGTGCCCAGTGAACAGTCTCCTCATATCGTTTCATTGCGCCGGCATCCGGGAAATAGATCACATCCGGCTTGCTCTCCTCAATTGCCTGACAGATTTCACGAATCGGAGTATGTACTTCGCACCGATCAATTAGTGCCGGAGCTACATCACTATGAGGATCAAACACGCTGACGCTACTGAATTCACATCGATTGATCTCATCGGCGAACCACTTGAGAGTGAACACATCCTCGTCGTGATAGGCACGATCCATGCGGGCATTCGGAATATACGGCATAAACAGCTCGACTTCTGCCCCGTTATCCTTTGCGTCCTTTGCGATCATAATGACCGTGGGAAGCTCGGCCATGGATTCAAACGTCCAGACGATGCTGATTACATTGAGATAATTGATGTCCAGATCCTTCTTGATCAGCGGAGTGCCGTCAGGAAAAGAACTGATTTTATAATGATTTGCTTTGACCATATTATTTCTCCTTTGCGAAGTCCTTAAAATCGTTCCACTTGATTTTAACGATTACCCGATTGCCACGTCGATCTTTCAGTTCAACTTTCGGGCGACCAACCAGACCTTCCATATAAATGCTATCAATCGAAATTGTAGACTTCGGATGCTGACATACAAACTTAATACCGTCTCGAATCGTTCCCGTAAATAAAACAGGAACCGCTTGGATGTCAAACATCTGAGCAGTCTTCTCAACCCATTCCCTACTCTGGTAGTTATCACCGATCAGGACATCGAATAAGATAAACCACTCGTCAGGCCGGTATCCATGACCGCATCCCTGAATCTTGCCACCGTAACCCTCGCCAAAGAGGACTACTTCTTTGTCACCGTAAGTTTGTTCAAATAACTCTTCTGCTTCAGGGGTACCAAAGATTTCATTCAGTGCGGCTGTCAGATTCTTAGGAAGTTCGGCGCGTTCAGTTCGTCCTGCAAAACTTACCCTATGACCGTCCCAGCAAACACGCACGTTCGTTCCATCCACTTTCTCAGTGAACTCCCACTCGTTATTTTGTAGGAACTCGATGGTCTCATTGCGAAAATCTCCAAGAATCAGTTTCTTTGTGCCAACAGTGTCTCGATTGAAAACCGTCTCAATCTTTTCATAGGTGCGCATCAAATAAGCCTCCTTAAACCATGTAGTGAATGTCTCTTTCACGAGCACGAGAGATGATGACTTTGACCACGCCATTGTCCTTTTCAAAAGCTTCATAACGATCCTTTTCATCGTCATCGCTCTTGGAATACGGATTGATCACATCAACCTTCTTGCCATCAATGAATTGCTCACCGTTGGCGGGGTTATACTGGATATCCTCGGTGTTGATGTAGCAATCAGGCCAGTAACCATCTTTCAGCTTGACATCAAAACAGATACGCTGTGCACCATTGAACATATCAAAACGCTTGGTGCAGGACGCACGGTAACCATCCTTGAAGATAACAGTGAGCTTATAGCTGGTCTCGTTCATATTGATGATGTTCAGATCCTTGATAGCCTCTGCGAATGGAGTGCCCAGATTCAGTTCAAAGGCGATAGACCGCAGACAGTCGTAGTTCAGATCGATCTTGCCAGAAAAATCGACCACAGCTGGGATCTGATCGTAATACTTCTTTTCGAGCTTATCCTTGAGGTAGGTTTCGACCTCATCAGCGCCCGGGTAATCGAAGCGGAAGTGATAGTGGAAGCGGCCGGGACGGTTGACCAGATAATCATTCAGGCCATTGAGCTGGTTACAGGTGACAACGAACAGCTTTTTGCCTGCGCTGGTACCATCGAACAGACTCAGCATCGTATCCTGCGGACTTTCATTGTCCCTGGCCTTGAATGTCTTATCAAACTCGTCAAACAAGATCATAACTTCCTGATCGATGGATTCGATGAAATTGGCGATACCGCCGATATAGCGGTTAGCCAGAATGACAGGATAGCCCTGCTTGACGGCCTCGATTGCAATCATCTTAGCGGTCAGAGATTTGCCGATGCCTTTGTTGCCGCTGAGGATGACACCCAGATTGCGGTTGAACACTTTGAACGAATTCAGCACTTTGGCAACCTTGCTGCCCTGGACACCATACACCTTCTCGTTGATGACCATATCAGGGCGGCGGGACAGATAGAAACCGGTCATCTCAGAACAGTGGATATCATAGGTACCCGCCGGGATCTTGTCATACGCCTTCATATCGTCGCCATACAGGAACAGATTGCTTGCGCTTTCAACAACTTTCATGTTTGATACTTCCCTTCTCAGTTCAGCTCTTCCAGCTTCTTCATCAGATCATCGATGCCCATGTCTTCCAGCGCCTTATCCTTCTTCTTTGCCACAATCTCCATGATCTTATCGCGCTGTGCCTTCTTCTCGGCGGCAGACACACGCTCCGCTGCCTCAGCCAACTTGACAGACACGATATACCTAACGATATCGATCTTATTGGCCAGATCCTGATCCTCGGCGCTCTTAGTGGCCAACAGAGAATCCTCGTCGGCGGTTTTCTTCTGACGGTTCAGCATCTTGAAGATGGCATCCAGGTCCTCGACCCGCAGACTCCACAGATCCTCTACGGTCATAACGCCCTTGTAGTTAAAGCGATAGCGATAACGGGTTGCGATTTCAAACAGATTCTTTTCCATGATAATTTCCCCTTTCAGATTTATAATAGTGATTCACAAACGCATTCCTGTTCTACAAAACTTTTGGGAATCAGCATTTGTTCTGTCCAATAAGAACCACAGCATTTTAGTTTTACAGTTTTTTGAGACCTAGAGTATTCTTTAATCTCAAATTCCGACCCAGCAAGGCGAACCATATTTAACGTTGGAGTTGCACGATAACCGGCATTCTTACCTCCAAATGTTTGATAGACCGTATTGATATCCAAATCCGGACGAACCACAACATGATCGCCTTGCTTAAATCGAAGTGGAATTACATAATCCATAACAAACCTCACAGTAGAGATTCGCAGTAGCACTCGTTGCCGATTTGATCAGAAAACATGTCGTCTGTCCAATAGCGACCTCTTGCTCTGTATTTTCTACCATCGACTGTATCGACTATTTCTTCGATTTCGATAGTCTGTCCACAAAGCTCTATCATGTCTTCGGTTACAACATCTGAAACAACGTTCCTCCAAGGAGCGTTTTCTTTTCCACCTGATCGCATCCAATAACACTTTCTGAAATCTAAATCCTGGCGGACAATAACGACATCGCCTACATGATATTTTGTATCTTGCAACTTGTGCCTCCTTATAGCAGAGATTCACAACAGCACTCTTTTTCGTTCGCCAGACCAACAAACATATCATCTGTCCACAGGATTTTCTGATCCGTTTCTTTGATGATATATCGATTGCGACAATACTCAAGAATCGTGACAACCGTTCCCTCCAAAGCTTTTCGTGCGCGAATCGTACTTTCGCTCACGCAGATCACATTAGCATGCGGGTGCTGACTCCCAGAGCGCATGTAGTAATCTCCGTTTTCTCGAATTTCATTGATCACTACGACACGATCACCCGGCTTATAACGATATTCCATTTAGCACCTCACAGTAGAGATTCGCAGTAACATTCATTTTCGTTTACCAGACCAACGAACATATCGTCTGTCCAAAAATCACCATCAGGAGCTTCCGCGATATGATATCCACCATTTTTATACGATTTAATCGTCACAATAGCTCCTGCAAAAGAGAGGTGTCGTTTGGTGCACGAGGCCCAGCCACCAGCACGCGGTCCAGATCGCATCTTGTAACTATCACTATACGTTAGAGCTTCGTGCAGATCATTTTTTACAAGAACCTTGTCGCCGATTTTATACCTATATTCTGTAGAATAAGTTGCCATCAAATCACCACTTTCAGAACTCGCTCGGTTGCCCCCTGCACCTTAACGATGAAACTGTTATGCTGCGTCTCAGAGAAGCCAACACCGGACAGCTGGTCATCCACGGACTGAACTGCCATCTGAGAACCCAGCGCCTCAAACACACGCTTATGCTGCAGCAGGTCTGCCTTCAGGAATTCATTGTAGAAACCATTGGGCTTTTCCGGATTGACGCAGTCTTTGAGCATGAAGAAATAGTGGCGATTGCCGTTGCCAGTCTGCTCATCCCAGTAGTTCGGAGAATACATCGCCACAGACACAGGTACAAACTGATTGGAATTCACACCCCAGATCTCGCGGGTACTGGTAGAACTGGGCAGCAGCTCCTTGATGGAGAACTTACCGTCCTTCAGTGTGACTTTTGCCACGGCGACATTCTGACCACCATGCAGCGGCTTATCGTAGTTAAACGAGTAGATGTTGCCATCAAACTCGATCTCAGCACGGAAACCAGTTTTACCGCCACGACTAGTGAAGCAGTTCACATAGAAACTGTACTCGCCTTCCTTCATTTTCTTAATGTCAGGCCAGGTAATGTTCTCAACAGCAGCCTTATCCCGCGAAGGATGAGTGATATCCACATCCAGGCGGCCATCAGTACGAGGGTGCCACTTGTTTCTGAAATAGATGTGATTCTTATCGGGTTCAATACAATGAGCGTCCTCATCGTTTTCATCCCATTCACCAGGCATATCGTTCCACTGAATCGAGAAACGCAGCACGCCATCCACCTTACCGCCAGCAGCCTTAACGTTTTCGCGGATATCGCTGTCTGCCATATTGCCGGTATACGCCCAGCTGAAACCATTGGACCACTTGAACATGCTTGGCGCGCTCTTATCCTGCGGCGCAATCAGAGATACCATGTTCTTCGAGAAGCGATTTTCCATGAACAGTTCCAGACCTGCCGCAGTAGGCAGAACTTCTTTGACGAACTTTTCGATGCCGATTTCTTCCGCGCGGCTGAACTTCTTAGGGTCGGTACCCAGAGACTTTACCATTGCCTCGAACGGATTCGCAGCGCCCATCACACGAGGGGCAGCATCACGGTTGCAGAACATGATGTTGTTGGCAGTAACATCATCCAGAGTGGCGAACCGACGACCCAGGCTGTTCATGTAGCCCAGCTCAGTGACAGTTTTCTGTGCGTCTTCCAGCATCTTCTTGGTGAAAATCGCCTTGGGGCGCTTATAGTTGGCAGGAGCAACCACCTTCTCAAAAGCAGTCACAGCAGCATCCACATCCATACCCTCGCTCAGGTTCACCAGCAGAGTACCGATTGCCGTATTGCGGATACGAAGCCGGTTCATCGACATACCGCCGGGAGCCATCCAAACATAAGCGGACTTCTTTTCATCAGGCAGACGATCATACACTCGCTTATCGATTTTGAAACCACGAACCAGAGATTCAAACTCCTTGCCGCGATACAGACTATTTTGAGCAATCAGCTCAAGCACAGTGTCCACGGCATCCATGGTCAGCTCCTCCAGAGAACGCTTGAACACATTTGCGGAGTCACGCCACTGAGCCATCTTGGTAGCTACGTCATCTCCGCTGGTAATGAATCGCTGAGGAATCTCGACAGCGAAATGATCCCAGGTGCGAACCGCCTTATGATCGGCATCATACTCATAGTTCATCTCTGTGCCGAACTTGCCATCAGAGATCATGTTACGGCTGACGTAATACGGATTCACGACAGCGCAGGTTTTCACATAGGCAGCCAGCGCATCCACAACCGGCTGATAAACGTCAGACTTGGTGTCGAAATCCCAGACGGTGACCATCTGACCATCCATGAAAGAAACCAGCTTACCGATGTTCTTCACGAAGCGACGGCAGCAGGAGCAATCATACTCACGGCGCTTACGAAAAATAGGATTCGTGCCAGCCGGGAAGCTGTCCAGATAGAGGTCATATAGCTTATCCTCATCTGCATTGGTGATAAACAGAGGTGCACTATCCTTCACCATCTCATTGAAGTGGTTTTGAAGCATGGTGCGGAACATTTTGAAATTTTCCATTGTTTTCATTCTCCTTTTTTAATTACAGTAAACTGTCACAAATGCATTCGGTCGGACTTTCAAACATCGACTCAGTCCATAGCCAAGGGATTCCCATTAGTTTATAAAAATCATCATCGTCGGCGTAACTCTCGATCTCATAAGTTTTGCCGCTATAGTTAACCATATCGTCGTTACAGAAAAGATCGCGCTTGCCTGCTGACGGTCCATACCAGACAGGATAATCGCGGTCGCCAACCAAATCCGAACGGATCGTTACCAGATCACCCGGCTGATATAATAAAGCGTCCATCACATTCACCTCACAACAAAGATTCGCAGCAGCATTCGCTACTATCTTCTTCAACAAACATATCGTCAGTCCACAGGACGGTACCTCTACATTCTTTGATGACGTATCTGCTAAGGGCATATCCTTCTATCGTAACGATTTTGCCCAAAAGACTATTTCTTATATCAATCGTTCTTTCGCTGATTGTAACAGTGTTTTCCGCCAGCTTATCTGTAAGGGGACCAGATAACATATGATATCTGTCGTCCTTATAAAAAGCATTTGCTTGTACTTGAACCTGATCGCCCGGCTTATATTTAAAATCCATTCAATCACCTCACAGCAAAGATTCACAAATGCATTCGTTTACACACACTAGCTTAAACATTTCGTCAGACCAGAACAGACGATCAGGGTCATTGTCGATTTTGTAAAAACCCCGCTCATAAGAAATGATTTCATGGACTGACCCCTTATATTTTTCGATATGAGATACAGTCCCGGGTTCGCATCCAGCTCTGGGACCGGAGCGCATATAATATTTCCTGTTAGAATTGATATCGTCGCGAACTTTTACAAGGTCGCCAATTTCATACAGGTATTTTCCTTCCATAATTCACCTCACAGCAGCGGCGTACAGATACATTCGTTGGGTGCTGCGAACATCTCGTCCGTCCACCGATCGCAGCCATAATCTTCATCGATGTAATAGTAGCCATTGCGTTTACCGGCAATATGAACTGCATTACCGAGCCGCTGTGACTGAGAATAGCTAAGGACTGCGCTGACATCATTTGCCCGGTAACCGGAACGCATATAATACTGAACACCGCGCTCCAAATCAGGCCGAACAAACACTTCCTCTCCGTTTTTGTACTGATAATATCTTGACATTGCTCTACTTCCTCCATTCCATTACAGCAATGAATCGCAAACGCACTCGTCCACAACAAGCGGCTCAAACATCTCGTCAGACCAGATGCAGCCATCGATTCCTTGTGCTTTGTAAACACCAGAATATGATCTGATCTTTTCAATGACGATCTCTTGTCCTGCGTATTTTTTCATCCAGTCAAAAATCATCCAGCGTTGGCCTTTGTTTTCGCCAGACAGCATTTCATATTCTCCATCTTCCGAGAGATCAGGACGAACGCGAACTCTGTCGCCCGGGTGATACATATAATCAATCATTTTGTTCCTCCATCATCGAACCAATCCGACACACGATCAGACATTTCGTCCATCTTATCCTGGTCTGCCTTGACATAATGCATCGTTACACGGGCATCACTGTGCTTGAATTTCATCTGAAGCATAGCCAGCGCATCCCCTGCCTCGCCTGTTTGTTCTGCGCTATGAAGTGCAGCCATTGCATAGGTTTTGCGCATGGTATGAGTGGACAGATCGATATCCAGCTCACACGCTTTCCCTGCTTCTTTCAAGATCCGATAAAATCCGCGCACTGTCAGAGGGCCACCCTTGCGACTGCGAAACAGATAATCAGATTGACTGATCTCGAAATTCTGTTCATCGAAATAATCCTCAAGAATGTCGGCTGCCATCTTGGGAATCTTGCACACATTGCGCTTACGGGTCTTTTCTTCGATCAGTTCGACATGTTCTTTCACACTGCCATCCTGTTCGTAAACATCGGCCGTTTTTAAACTGAGAAGATCGCCACAACGAATACCCAGACTGCACCCGAACACGAAAATCGCCTTGTTGCGCAGACGAAACTTAGGGTCGCCGTTGGAAGCGAGATAATTCGCCAGTTTCTGGAAATCCTCTTTGGAACGAATCGGATCAGCAGGCGAAGGTTTGATGCGGCCATCCTTTGTATAAAGGCTGTTGGTTGGCTTTGTCTTGCGCTTTTTCTTGCGAGCGGCAGCCACGATGTCCTGAATCATTTCCTTCAGTTCTGCCTCACTCATGGTAATGTGAGCTTCGGAACCAGGCTGCTGCGGAAACTGAACTACGCGATCCTTACGCTTACGTGCCGGTTCTGCCATTGATCTTCATCCTTTCTATGTAAATCAATATCTATGTTGATGTTTTTCTCTATAACGCAGGTTATGAGTGTATAGCTCGTTATCGAAATCGTTGATCATGCGGCACTTCTCTTTGTACTGGTGTTGCTGTGTCAGCTCAGTTTCGACGTACTGCTGGCGCTCCTGACAGTGATCGTGACACCCGGGATAACGCTTGGGAGCCACACAATAATGGCAGGGATTCTGCATTTTCAAATCATTCCAATCATAGTAAACTTTCGCAAACACAAGCAGCGCGGTATTTGTCCTGCGTCAGGAACATCTGGTCCGTCCAGGACCATCCTTCATCGTCCTCTTCGATGAGATATTGGCCATCAAAATATCCTGAGATGTGAACGGTCTTGCCTCCGAACTCTTTCATTTCGTCGACAACATTGTTGTATGTGCACCTACTAGGTCCAGACTCCATAAAGTAGTTGCATCCCGTTTTGAGATCTTGCTTTACGACCACTGCGTCACCAACATCGTATTTGTATTCCATTGTTTACCTCACAGAAGAGATTCACAGCAGCACTCATTGATAGAAATAAACATCTCGTCGGTCCAGCCATAATCAGACTCTTCCAGAGTGTATCCAGCTCCTCCGTGGCGAGGACCCTGAATCGTAAAAACCTTTCCAGCCTGATCTACCATTTGATCAACCACATTGTAGGTATAGTCCCCATTGTGGCGGCCTGACCTCATATGATAAATTTCACGGCAGTTCAGATCCGGACGAATCATTACTTTATCGCCGGGCTTATACATCAATTCCATATTTCTACCTCATTTTCTTTTTTATCAAAATCACTTTCTAAATCCGATGCTCTGGAAACGGGAGGACGCACGATCAGGGACTTCTGTCACGCGACCTGGCGCGTGACTTTCGTCCCGGATCGAAGGACGAGTGTTTCCTGACAAGGATTGGCTGAGGCCAGCTGCACGATCAAGGTCCGTATTGTGCAGCGGCCGGTTGTTGGGGTATTCTTCTTAACATCCGCCTTGGGCGTGATGCTCGCTCTTTTGGAACGATATGCAAAGTGATTTTTTGTTTACTGATTACTGATCGGGCTCATCGAATTCGATTTGTTCACCCATGGATGCCGCAGTTTCACAGACTTCGTCAAACAGGACATCTCTGCCGGCTTCCAACATTGCCTGGTGAATGCTCGGTTCTGCGGCGGCCACAATGGTATCGCAGAAATTGGTATCGTCTGTGTTGATCGATTTCAGATTCAAACTTTCCACGATCTCTTTGACATCCTCAGGACCCCAAAACACCAGGGCTCGCCGATCCTCTTCGTAGACCACCTCTGTTTCGATGCCCGTGGAATAGTAGATCATATCCGCAACCTTTTCGAGTTCTTTCGACGGAACCTTTCCATCCCGACACATAATTTCAATCATAGATCATCACTCCTTGTGTGTATCTCCATTTTTTATGCAACAACGCCCTCTTTGGGACGAAGATCCTCTTTAAGCATCGCCACAATATCGGTGCCGAACTTTGCATTGTAACGACGGATCAGTTCGTCGATCACCTCGGGCTCGACCATGTGATAATAGTTGAGCTTGCCATTGAACTTTTGCAGATCTTCCAGCTCCCAGGTTCTGCCATGCTGTTTTGCATCGATATAATTCGTCATAGCCGAACGGAACATCTTAAGATTGCGCCAGCCAACCGTGATCTGATTGTCCTTGTTCCACATCAGGCCGAGGCACCAGTTCTTGCTGGAGTGCCGGTTGCCGTAATGCGTTTTCGTTTCGTTCAGAGTAAACGGCGCATGGAAGAAGTTCAACGCATCAATGATGATCTGCTGAATTTCCATCGGGTCAAAGTGATGATAACAGCTAATGAGGATATCATCTGCATATCGTGTGAAAGTAAACTCACGATCGATGCCGTCCTTTGCTTTGTAGCCATAGCACAGCTTGCGAGTGATACAGTGGTCAAACGGAATCATCATCACATTGGTAAGCCACGGACTGATGGGAGCTCCCTGCGGCAGGCTGTTGCGAAGGAAGCACAGGTTGACCGCCTTTGCCAGTTCATCTCGGCCACGTGCATCCCGCATGATCAGAGCGAATGGATAGATCACACTCATCATGCCAAGCAGAAAATCCGGTGTCGTGCTGGGGAAGAAACCATGGAAGTCGAATTTGACCGCCCAATGATTCTGATAGTTGACGACCTTTTTCATGCCGGTCGCCTCATCAACGACGGTTTTATTGTGACCTGCCTGATGCTTGCGGACTGCATCGATAAAGCTGCGATTTGGAATATATGCGAAAGCATTCGTGTGATAATCGGCGATCATAAAGCTCTTCAGCAGTTCCCGCAGCTCGATCAGTGCATCATAAAGAGTTTTATCGGGCGCATCAATGGGTCGCCAGCCGCCAGATTTCTTTGGAATCTCAAAGTGAGAATAGTGACTCGGGATATCGCTGGATTCAAGCGCCGCATACTTCACGTTGTAGGCAGCCAGCTTCTCGATCATCTCGGGAACGTTGGTGATAGCGCGAAGTTTGGCGGTTAAATCGTTGCGGCACACAGTCATTGTAGATGTGTTGCTGCCGCCATAGTGCAGTGCTTCTACATTCTGGACACCGGCGAGGATCTCATCAAAAGTGATCTGCCGGGTCTTAGGAGGATTCAGATATGTAATGTACATTTTTTCTCCTTTATGATTTCATCGTGATCTAAGTGGGTTTCTTGAGGCTAAATGGCATGCTATAGGAGGTCCCGATCATGATTGGATGCTGAGATTGGCTACATAACCGCCTTCAGGTGACCCCAAAAAGGTCGTTTTGAACTCTGTGGGAGCGCCGTTAGCCGGCGGTACCTGTTTAGTTTTGCAATGTTGATGCCTCGGGGGAGGACCCCCTCTTCTTAACAATTCGATACACTTGGCTTGGCCTAAGTGCGCTGTTTATGAAAAAACAACTATTCATCACGATTATTTATTTACGATTTATCAGAACGCCATGACGCTCTCTTCACCCAGAATGAACGGGGTTGCAACGATCTGCTTTTTCAGCTGGTTGCCTCCCACGAAATTGATAAAGTTCGTAACCGCCAGACAGCAGATGAAACGAACGGTCGGTGCAACACCCTGAACGATGCCACATGCAGACACCGGCGTACTTACCTTTGCTTCCTCGTGAGTGAAATTCATGGAGTTCTTCAGATTTTCGATCTGCTTGCGATCCTTCCAATCGGCCGACCAGCACTGTGCATCATACAGGCCAGTGCGGATATCGAACACACCGAGCAGCTCAGGATTGTACTTGTTCTTCTCCAGGAACTGCTTGCGGATCTCGATGCTGTCCACGGCCAGGAACACATAACCCTTGACGGTTTCGCCCTGCCAGCCATTGGGCATCAGAACCAGATCCTCTTTGATATCAGGATTCACATTGCACAGAATGTTTCCCACAGCTTCCACCTTGGGATGTGCGATATCCTGCTGGAAGAACATCTGGTTGACGATATTCTTGGGTTCGACAAAGTCCATATCCCACAGAGTGAACTTGGTCAGACCGTATCGTGCCAGCAGTTCAGCCACGGTAGAGCCGACCGAACCACAGCCGATGATATGAATGCGACCCTTAACAGACGCAGGGTCAAACACCATTTCGATTTTGCTCAGATCCATTGTTGTTTCCTTTCTTAGTCCTGAAATGCGTCAGCGTAGGGATAGCAGCTCGAATTCCAATTGTTCATCAGGTCATTCGGATTCTCCTGATAATACTTCATCAGATTGGATTCGCTTCCCTTGCTCTTGGCTGGATCGATCTTAGGGGCGGCTCCACCCGTGACAGTTTTCAGCGCCGGGTTCGTCGTGGCTGCCGGTTTCGTTTCTGTTTTTGTTTTCGTGGACGCGGCTGCGGTGCTTGTGTTACCAACGAACGCGCCTCCCTGATAAGCTGCTGTACCCGCGCTGTAGTTGCCGGAGTAAGCTGCACCATTGTAGTTGCCGCTGTAGCCACTGTATGTGGTTGTGACCGGCTTTTGGACGAGCGCTTCCGCCTGTTCGAGAAACCCTTTCGTATCGGCCTCTCCAATCGTCACCTTGACATCATCGCCGCTGTAGATGGCATTGTCCGCCATATCCACAACACGGACGTTATACTCCCGCCGCTTGTTCCAGATCATAAAGATGTAGTAGTCCTCAGAGCTCAGGGTCTCAATGAGATCCCACTGATTCTGCATATCCACGCCGCTGGGAGAAGTGCCCATGTTCACATGACTGTGGCCCTGGAACCGCAGCGTATTAAAGGATTCATCGTCCAGCTCATACAGCCAGGTCGTATACTTTTCCTGGTCCGTATTCACTGTTGCGCCCGTGACCTGCTGCGGATAGACCATGATCTTGGTGATCTGGAAATGAGTCTTATCAATGCGATTCACCAGACCATGCCAGGCGACCTCGGTACTGAAGTGATCGATCAGGGCACACATCTCGTGATAAGCTTCCAGAGTGAAATTCACCTCGACTGCGTCCTTAGCAGGCTTGGAAAAATTTTTGTTAAAGGAGAACTTATCCGTCTGCAGATTACCCAACGCAGAAGCCTGTGCATAGAACTCCTGCAAAATCCCCTGGATCAGTTCGTCATTCATCTTAACCGGCTGCATACTTCAAACCTCCTTATGCCGTTTCATTGCTTTCGTTTTCCAGAATCTCAATCACCTCTCCGACGGTGTAGAGATTACCATCCTTATCTTCCAGACACTTCCTGTTTCTATAATCACCGAACAGCTTTTCCATCATCCATTCGACAACCGTAGAATCCGTCCAGTTGATATAAGAAGAAGAGGTCACCAGAGTGGACAGAATGCCGATGTAATCACGACGAAGAGCCAGATCCTGAAGCATACCGCGATAACCGCCGTAGCAGGTAAACCGGTCGATATGCGGCTGAGGGAAGCGATCCTTCATCAGGTCTTCCCGGTGATTCATGTTACTGCTTCTGATAGCTTCGACACGGCAGTCATCATAGACGATCCACTCGCAGTAGACACGCAGATTGAACCGGTGCTCTTTCCAGATAGCCAGGAACAACTTCTTGGTGAGATCCATATCATACGGGCTCTCCTCGTAGATGTAGCTGGACATCTTATCCTGCTTTTCGACATACTGCTTAAAGATATCTTCGTTGTAGTCATTCAGATAGCAGTTCACGCCGACCCACAGCTGATTGCCGGACTTATCCAGAGCGATAAGAGATTTGTTCGCCTTGAAGAAATCGACCAGCTCCTTCTCATCGTCTCCAGAGTTGCAGGCACGATTCCGGAGTACCAGAAGCTTCATCTGCTCTTCGTCCACCTGCTTCATGGCATCGCGGGCGCTGCTCATGTAATCGTTGACGTTGTTCTCTGCCCGGCGAACACGTTCTTCCTGATCATGAATCGAGCGGGTGAAGTTCTGACTACAGAATCCCTTGAGCATGCTTTCGACTTTCTTGCCGTAGAAGTCATAAGTTGCATAGATCTTGTCGATTGCTGCATTGAACTTGTCATACTTCTGCTCGGCCAGCATCTTCAGCAGATCGAGTTCGTCCCTGGTTGCCGGGTGATCCTTGAATGCCCACGGAAGCAGACGAGGCAGACAGCTCATCATCATCTGCATGACCTGGATTCTCTTGGGCGAAGGAGCGAACACCATGGCCGCCTGCTTGGTTTCGTTCTGATAGACCAGAGCGTCACCGCTGCGATCGACATACAGAGAGACATCCTCAAGACGAACCCAACCCGCCTTCTTGTAGTCCTCGTCGAACATTTTCACCTGTTTGATGTAATCGGCTGCTTTCTTGTTGGGGATGAAATGGAAATACAGACCGAGCTTGATCTTTGTGAACGGACCACGCTCACCAGCGTAATAGGCTGCTGTCAACTTCTCATCGTCCGGGAGCCGGATCTCGTTCTCGACCACCAGAGATTGCATGATGCCCTTGTTCTCGGGGTCAGCGGTAAAAGTCGCCAGCCGCTCCTCGTTCATCACTGCCCGGAGAACGGTCAGGACGGTGTTATCTTCGGTTTCGAATTTGTTCCTGCTCTTGATGTCAGAGAAAAATTCGTTGCATTCGTTCGAGCCGAGCTTCGTCAGCAAACCAGTGAATGCCATAGTTACTTCCTCCTTAAATTCATATCTTGCATTTAAAAAGCCCAGATACTGGACACATATAAGGCAGACTTTAACCGGCCTGCCAGCGGCTGCAATGCTACTTATCTGTTGTAACCAGAACAGATTTATATTCGGACTTTATTCGAGATTCGCTCGAACAGATTCAGGATCAAGCTCCGTTAATCCCTTAACGGGCGTTGTCCATCTTCTGAACACAGACCAGATAAGCCTTCTCGGTAACGTGCATAGCGGCGAAGGTCTTGTCCATGTCGCCAGGCTGCAGAACACAACCATCAAGAGAAGTCTGACCAGTAGCGTAGTTGATATCGTTCTCCTCCAGGCACTGACGCAGGGTAGTGTCCTCGGTAACCATGACAGTCTTACGGTTGGTGTTGGTACCCACAGTGATCTTCAGCATAATATGTACTCCTTTTTAATTTGAAAAATTTATTGTTGAAACGTCGGACTGACGAATCATCTAAAACGAATGCCGGACGTATTGCGCTGGAACATCCGGCGTGGAACCACAGTGGCGCTCTTACTCGGCGGCGCTCTTACCAGGTGGCGCTCTTACTCAGCGGCGGCCTCGGGCTCAGCGTCGTTCTCGATGGTGATAGCAGCGTTCATAGCGGCCTCATCAGCAGCGATAGAGCCCATAGCCTCGGCGATCTGCTCCTCGATCTTGGTGCAGTTCACGATGGCCAGACCCAGCTTCTCACGAACGAACTCGTTGATCTCCTCGACGGTGGTCTTGCCGTTGGGCAGCTCGATGCTCATGGTAGCGACCTTGGGAGTAGTGACGGAATTCTTTGCGAAGGTCACACCCATCTCATTGGCAGAAGCAGAACCGCTGACACCGATAGCGCAGACAGGCTCCTTCTCCTTGCCCTCGCCCTTGTACAGAACCAGAGCCTCGGGACGGAACTTCTTGACCTTCTTCAGGGTCTCGATGTCGTAAGCGGAAGTGACGAAAACGTTGTTGTACTTAACAGTTGCCTTCATAATATTGATCTCCTTTATAATAAAAAAAATGTTATGTAAACGAGCCGGTTTGCTCGTTATACCGTTGTTGTTAGCAGCTCTTTCATATCGTCAAGAGCCTCGTCCCATGTGTCGGCCGACTGAATGAACTGGCCATTATCCGCCGACACGATTTCATAATGGCCGTCCACATACTTGATATGCATCCGTTTTCTCCTTTCATTTGACAGTGTAAAGTGTGTTTGGATGGCGAAAAAATTAAAGCAGAGACTCGCAGCGGCATTCACTGGTTGACTCTACAGGTGCCCACCAATCCTCATGCAGGTGCTCGATCAGGCGAAATTCTGGCTTGCTCCATGTGTACCCATCGCAGAGCTGCACTTGAAGACAATCGGTATCTTCTGTATACCCAACAACGATTCCCTCTTTACCCTCATTGGGATCATCAGGACCCCACGGAGACTCAAGCCTTACGCGATCACCGATACAGAATTTTCTCTCGTCCATGTTACTCAGTCCTTTCTATCCATTTCTTTGACCTTGTCGACCGCATAATCAATCACGTCAGTGACATACTCAGTGGCGTTGTTGATGTTATCTTGTGTAAACATATCAGCGGCGAGCATCTTGTAGCAGGTCTCCTCAGAAGGGATCAGAACACCTAATGCAATTGAAATCACGAGTCCAACCGCGAATCGTTTTGCCCACTTAATCGCATTAGAACGTTCTCTGGTATCATAGTTATTTGATGCCATACATCCAAAACAAAATGTACCAAGTGTTGTAGCGATTGCACAAAGAAAAGCAACTGCATCTACCGCATTAAAGATATCGATCCAATAGAACACCCACGGACTGATAATGGAATTCATACGGCTGTTCCCTCCTTACTTGAGCCCTTTTAAGATATTTTCCTTTAAGACTTTGCACAAGATATCAGTGTACACTTTCTTATCTTCTTTCGACATCTTCTTGCTGTTGAGCCAATCAATGGTAGTGGCAATCATGCTGTTACCAACCACATCCATCACGTCGCTCTTGTCTTCTCCCGTATCGAGAGTAATATCAGTCAGTACGCCGTTAAGAGGAGTTGTGCTAATAATCACCTTCATAATACATTGTCCTTTCGGTTTTATTGTTGTTGTTGACATTCGAACATGGTGGGCGTAAGAGGATTCGAACCTCCACGTCTCTCGACGGTTGCTCCTAGGGCAACTGCGTACTGCCATTTCGCCATACGCCCACATTATTTTTTAGCAAAATACATATCAGCAAATCTGCGTAGTTCTTCTGCTAAAATTTCTTGATTGTCATTTGTTTTAATTCTATAAACACTATAACCATTTGCAATTAAAACCGAATCACGTTTTTCATCATGTAAAATATTTTCTAAAGTATTATGAGAAGACCCGTCGATTTCAAGGTCTAAAATCCCGTCAATCAAAAAATCCAAATTATATATTCCGTATTCGTCTAACCCAAGTTTCTTTTTACTAAGCGTTTTTTCTGCTTCAAAAGCTATGCCAACAGATGACAAAAATTCGGCAGCTTGACGTTCGTATTTGTTTTGAATCTTGCTATTTCCGCATTTCCACCCGTTTATTTGATGCAAAGCATTATATTTTGCTTTTTCGGCCATGACCTGCTTAGTTTTATCAGAATGATGGTGTCCAGAAAATGCTGGAATCACTTCACCTGTTTTATATTTTTCAGATAATGTTTTTGTAATTCTCGCCACTCTGGAATCTGTTTCCTTTGTAAGCCCTCTACTCCATCCTGCTCCTGTGAACCAAGTTGGATTTATGCCGTATTCTTGAATTTTACGTTTAATTGCGGCGTTTGCACTTCCGCTATCTTTTGAGTAGCCAAGTTTGCTTGCAAGATCTCTGTAACTTGTACTATCTCGACACAACGATTCGAATTCACTCTTTGTAAACCTGTCAATCTTTTTCATTTTTATCACCTTTATCTTGATAGTGAAATCTGGCATGTCTGCCTATTCCACCATAGCCGCATATAAAATGTTCAGGCCGGATCATTTTGCTGTTTAACCACTGTTTCGTATTCCCCGCTATCGTTCGTGAACTATCACCTTCGACAGTTTCGTGGCACCTGAACTCCCCATTTTGTTAGAGACCTAATGGGCAAAGCTGTCTACCTGCACCGGTTGTGGACGGACTTACCCGGCTGGATTTATATGTAGGAGTCTCAAACCGTCGCACATAATGGAGCAGCGAATGGGAGTCGAACCCACATTTTCGACTTGGAAGGCCGACGTATTAGCCGTTATACGACCGCTGCATATAAACCCGGCTTACAAAGCCTTGTTGCTTTCGATACGATATAGACCGAAGCATCGTATCAAAAGAGCCGGGAATAACAAGAATGAGGTAAAAGGTTCCTGCTGAATAACATACCTAAAAAGACAGGAACCCTGGTGCTACCGACCCGATTCGAACGGGCGCATTGTCACCAATAGGAGATTTTAAGTCTCCGGTGTCTGCCAATTCCACCACGGTAGCATATCAAAGCTGTCTGTCCAGCAGTCAACCGTCTTTCCGATTTGCCAAACCGTTTCACCCAATAAGCTCCCGACTCGATCGAGCCGGTGGTGTTTCGGATGGGACTTGAACCCACATGCTTGCGCAGAAGTTTTTGAGACTCCCCTGTCTGCCGATTCCAGCACCGAAACATATATGCTCGTCTTTCCGAGCCGCCACTGCTTACGCAGATTAGCCCTCTACTTCAAACACCATGTAATACATGTGATTATCTTCACCATCGCCGACTGCCGCACCGATAACATACTCAGGATATGGGTTCAACTCGCATCCGCAAAAATCAGCGTAGGATTCAGTGTCAACTTTCACTGCATCTTCATACCGAGCAGCCTCATCTTCAGGAATCCCATTGAGAAAGCACTGAAAACTAACAGCGGCAAAAGCAATCGCATCGTCTCTTGATTTGAATGCTTTATCAATACTTACTGACTTGTAGACATCAGCTTTCTCGTTGGTGTAATCGCTTGCAACGATGTACATCTGAATCACTCCTTATCAAAGATATCGGTATACTTGGTGTACAGCTTACCGTTATGATAGTAGGTGTTGTAATCGCACTGAGTTACATACCACCAGCGTTTCTGATGACCAGCCAATAGGAAGTCGTGCAGATGGTAAGTTTCTTTGTAGTGCTCGTCCACACGCTGCCGGAATGTGAGCTCGTCGATTTGGTCTGACTCCTCAACAAAATCAGCAATGGCGTTGATATCGTCCTCGGTCATACTGTCGTCCACAACAAAAACCACCCGAACGATTTCATCGTAAGCACGGGTAACCTTCTTTAACTCGTTGATGTTGTGAACATGATATACAATTCTATCAAACATGCTGTACGGAAACAGCACAAACATCTTCGAATCAGTCGTCGGAAGATAGCTGGTATGAAGCTCCAAATGTCTCCTAGCGCTTGAACAAACAGTAAATAAACCGAGCCACCAAAATTGATGCTCCCACCAATGGAACAGTGGATCTCCGCCACCAGATACGGACACCCAATTCATATCAGGATTTTCTCCAAGCGTCCGAGACAGATTATCCCATGAGGAGTTTTCATCCGTCGGAGTCATCTTGAGCTTGTTGTTGCGGACGATACATTCCGGGCAGCTATAGTGACACCCGAAGTTTGTGATGATGCTAAGATATTTGTCTGCCATTTTGATTTACTCCTTGTTAATGGTAAGCTGAATAGACCAATAATCTCTATCGTTTCCAGTGTAAATCAAAGAGTCCAAAACTTCTGAGTGCCGATCGCACTCGTGATAGATTTCTGGACCATGGCTCTGAAGCCATCCAGGCTCCACTCCGAACTCTTTAACGATTTCTCCTTCATCAATGACTGCGATACTATCGGAAGCCTTATCTTTCGCTTTTTCAATCATCCATTCAACAATTTCTTTGATATTCAGATTTGCCATGATTCATACCTTCTTTCAAAATGTTACTGAAAATGGTGCCGGTAGCAGGACTCGAACCCGCGCCTCTGTCTTATCTGGACCAAGGGGTATAAACCCAGTGCTCTAGCCGCTGAGCGATACCGGCATAAGAGAGGAGGATTTAACCATGTAACGGCATCGGCGAGGAGCAAGCGGCTTACAAAGTTTGCGCAATACTCAGTCGCGTCAGCGGATACAACACATAAGCGAATTGGTCTCTTATGGTGTCCATCCTCAAAGGCTGCCCTTTTCAAATTCACTCTCCGATACTCTGGGCACCGAGCATCTATGCCACTTTCGCAGGCAGTGCCATATTCGCCTACTCATAATAGAGCCATGCGCATCCACTGTGGCGGGTAGCTACTCCCGTTGCATCATGGATATTATTTTCGGTCAGAGCGTTATGGGTGTGTCAGAGGGGGAGTATGATCACCCACGGTGGAATTGCGCCACCCCAGCAGCTTTGTACTACACTACGCCGCTGCATCGAACCTAGCTGGAGCCCAACAGAATCGAACTGTTGTACGACCATCAGCTCCATATCAAAGCAGGGTTATCGTACCTGCCCGGCATTTTCAGCCACGAGCGAAGAAAAAGGAAAAGTGAAAGAGAAAAAACTTCGCTTTTTGCACAGGGAGAAAGGATAAAGCCCTATGCTATGGTCCAAGTGACAGGTTACGATCCTGCTGCCTCATGCTCCCAAAGCACGCGCTCTGCCAATTGAGCTACACCTGGTTATATGCCGGTCTTTCCCGGCTGCCAGCCTCAAAGGCTAATGGAGGAAGTAGATAGCTTAGATAGCTGCCGCCACGATCTTTGCAGCCTCCTTAAATACTTTCATGTTCTTATCAGAATGCTGGAAGATATCAGGAGTAGACTTGGGCGGCTTATTGTGAGAACGTACATACGCTTTACGCATTCGGTCCATCTTTGCAGTGCCGATCGCGTCATAGATCTTTGCATAGGTAACCCAATACCCAAGCGTCTTATCGCCCAGCTTTTTTGCAATAGGCTCAACGATCGGAAGCGTGATACTCGGCTTGTAGTAATAATATTTCTTTTTCGGCTCTTCGACTGCCGGTGTTTCAATCTCGACTGCGTGAGCCTCGGCCACAACGACCGGTGCGGGTTCTTCAGCGACGACCTCAGGAGCAGGTTCTACCCTGTGGCGAGTAGGAATCATATCAGCAGGGATCATAGGCGGTTTCTTGGTGAGTGCCGACTTAATCCCCTTTCGGACCTCAGCGTCGTGCTTTTCGTTCTCATACCGATCCTTCATAATCGACATAAAGATTGAGCTCCACGTTTCACTATCCTCGATAATGTCCAAGCCGCTGAGGTTCTTGATGTCACCCATGTAGCCGACCCGCTCAACATACGCCTTGCGTTCGTCTTTGAAATACCAGCCATAGTTGCGGCCGATATAATCATAAGCCTGTTTAAGAACCGCATTCAGCGTCAGACCAGTCATGCGAGCGATGGAGTTGCCGAGCTTGTAGATCTCAGTCCGCCATTCGCTGCGTCCTTTGTATGTAGTGGTGTGGGTTTCCTTTGCGGCGGCTGTGGCAGTTGTGGCGGTCTGCTCAGGCTGCTTCTGCGGCTGACCCATCGAGACAAGCTTTCGTTCCAGCTGCTTGCAGACGAACAGCACATTGTCAAGAGCGTTGCGGTCCTGCTGGCGAGCGGCTTCGAGAGCGTCCATCTTGGATTGAATCTCCGTCAGCGCCTGAGTCATCTTATCGAATCGCTCCTGCCGCTTGAGCTCAGTCTGATTGGCATTCAGCGATACGGTTTCACCCCGCATCAGAGCGGCGATCACATCCCAGCAGAAATCAATGAAAGCATTCGCTTTGGGTTGAGTGCTGTAACGGCAGATCTCCATTACACCTCTCATACTATATACGTAGGTTTGCTGTTTTCCACCAGGGGTAATCAAATTGATTAACCCTGAAAGCGGGTCAAGACGAGCCGCATTGCGCTTGTGAATCGTTCCAATCGAAATTGAAGGATTCTTATATCCCAGCGCCTGACCGACCTGCTCACGGGTCATCCAGAAATCATCCTGAGCTCTGGTGTGATCGACCGCTGGATTCTCATAGACCTGGATCTCCATGTCACCGAACTGCTTGGTAGTGGCTACTTGCATTACTACATTCGCATTCATTTTTTACCTCATCCTTTTCGTTTGATATTGGAAAGTGTGTTTCGCTTGAAACAAGTATTACACAAAAACGTATCGTTGTCAATTGGAAAATATTCACAAATGACAGCATTACATTTTGTTTGTATTTGTTGCTCTTATCACAACCTTCATTATTATAATATAGGCGATTTGTGATCTAAATCTGTCTGAAGCTACTAGCTGGAGATGGTGATCTTTCATGAACCAGGGGTTGTGGCCCAAATGTGGTTGTTAGATGCGTCGGTTGGGGTGTTATGAGGCTCTTTAAATCCCCTGATGACACCGGTCTGATGTGGCCAGCGATGTCTGGTACCTGCAGTCGACGCGTCTTCCGCCTTCCTCGGGGGTGTCCCCTCGTTCTAACAATTCGTTCCGTTCGGCTTGGCCTAAACGTGCTATCATAGTAAAACCAGATAACAATTCATCACAAATCTGCTCGTAAAATACGGGGTTCCTCACATGGGAGGGCCGGTTTTCAACATAGTTTTCAACTCGCTTTCTTATTCGATTATGTACTTTTGTTTCAAATTGAGATCTAAATATCTGTGGAGTCCTGTGCCTCGGCGATCGTATCTGCAGCCGGCAGCGTTGATGAGCTGCGGATGAGCTGCGAGCGTAGTTCGGGATTTCGGAGTGACGCCTTATCGCTGTATTCTATTTGGGCTCTACCGTAAGTACCGTGAGTTCCTCCCTGTTGGGTTACCTGCTGAGCTCTACGGTCCTCCAGTGGCAGCCATGGGTGGGGTATCTCACTCTAACAATTCGTTCCGTTCGGCTTGGCCTGAACGTGCAAACCTTTCGACTTGCTATTCATCTCAATCTGTTTTCGCGGCGACTCTGCTGTACTATGCGGAATCGTCGAAGGGCATTGCGTTCATCTCATTCACCTCTTGATTCAAACCTTGCTGTTTTCTTTAATAGAATTACAAGGCAAAAACACCTAACACATCTCAGTAGAGTAATTTCATTACCGAACCATGATGTATGTTTAGAATGCAGTCAAACTCTTTATGAATTCGGCTGAGAATTGATGCTGGCCTTATTCTGTCGAGCCGCTTGTACCTTTTTCATTCGCTCACGAAGTTCTGCACGCTGTTCATCGGTCAGTTCGCGAGGCGCTGTCGGCGTTCCGAACCGAACCAGCTTACGCGGCACCGAATACCACTTGCACAGGATCAGTCCGTCTTTCGTGCGGTGGATCTTGGTGAGCTTGTACTCGTCAGGATGCTTCTCGCACATGGCATCAAGCTTGCGCCAGTAAACAGGATCGTTGGTGCATACATCGGCCGTCTTATCCAAGGCTCCAATGGTGATGATGGTCTCCTGTTCAGCTCTGGTCATCGAAACGCCGCCATGCTCAGGAATGGCTTTCATTATGATTTCTTCCACGATTTATCGCTCCTTTCTTCTACCGCACTCACTCATACCACCACATCGTGACGACATTGACATAGGCGGTTTGATACTTAACACCGTTGATTTCAATCGTAACGACCTGGTTGCCGTAGTAGCAGGATTCATACTCTCCTTCAGTCAACAGCGTGCCATCAGGGTTGTAGATCTTGGCATACTTGACCCGGTTAAGATTTTCGTCCGGCTCAGATTTTCCGCCGCATCCAGTCAGCATCAGAGCAGCAGCCAGTACAGTCGCCGCGATGAGTTTTCGGAATCGCATTTAAGCCACCTCCTTATTCGTCATCACTGTCAAAGACAAAACCTTCTGCCTTCCACATCGAAACAACAAATTCATCGTCGCTTCGATCAGTTTTCAAAACCCCGCTCAACCCGTGTGTGGTGTCAGTGATCTCGAAAACAAACTTACTTCCGTAAATTTTGAACAGATGACCGTCTCTCTTGCGTTTGTTGCGGCAGGTCAGGTAATCCGTCCCACGAGTGGTCTTGCCCAGCTGAACCCACTTTGTAGGCACATGGATCTGCAGATAAGATTTCGAGCCGCACACAATCGTGAAGTCATCGTGCTGCTGAACCAGCTTGAGGAAGTCCTCCGGTTTGAATTCGTGTACGCCAAGATCTAAGATCGCCATAAAAACCCTTCTTTCTCTTTTTCTCCCTGATGGTTCTTTTTCCCCTTAACAATCTCCTTTATCTCCTATAACCCTCTTAAACTTAATCATCAATTTTATTTTCGCGTCGCTTGTTCATTGGCGATTGCGTAATTGAGTTCGAGTTCGAAATAGGAATGAATTATTGTTGCAAGCGAAAGAATGAACCAGCGATTAAGTTTTCAACATTTTGAACAAGTGAGTTTTCAACAATCTTGTAGCATCACTCGTTCTTTCGTGACTTAATTCGGAATCTCAGCAACGACCTGAATCATCTTGATTGAAGTCGGAATGAAGATTCGTCCTTGCAGCATATTCATAAAAGTAAGCGTCTGAAGCAGATCAAACCAGTGCGAACTCTGTTCAGCAGGTGCCGCATTCAAATCAGCGATCAGGCTCTCCACAACCTTATCGTCAAGGAAATCGAGCTGCGTACATGCTTCGCCACGCTCATAGCTGGTTCCGATCTTAACTTTTGCATCGTATGTAATCTGTACTGACTTCATACTGTTACGCTCCTTTTTATTATACAACCATTTGGGGTTTTGCTCAACAACTAGCAGGCGTTGATTAGTCGCCATTTTCTCCTGCGTCAACGATCTCGACGCTCTCGATGGAGTTCGGCACGTACATGCGCTTTCTGAATCGCTCCATGGTCTCAAGCGCCGTCTCAAGGTGAATCATCACAACATGCTGCTCTTTTGATCGCTTCTTATACTCTGTATCAATGGCAGCACACAGCGTATCGACCACATCATTTGGCACAGATTCGAACTGGTAAGTAGCCTTCTTATAATCGAGCCGCATACTTGTTGCGATTGCTGCACGATATGTTACTTTGATCGTATACAAATTAACACTCCTCTTATTGCGTCACTCGTTCACACAGAATCGCGGCCGCTTCTTTCAAAATACAGACACCAGTTGCACAACTTTCCGCATTGATTCCATGCTGGCGATACAGGTTCCAGAGTCCGCCGTATGTAGGGATCGCATCGAGCCCGGAGCAGTGAAACCCCGCCGCATCATCCCACACAGACATCAGTGTATTATTGAGCAGGTGGTCTTCTTTGTACTTTGGAATCAGATAATCAAGATCGAACGGAATGTACTGTTTGACCACATCCAGACCGCCCAGATAATCGATGTAGCGAGTGTAGCGCTCACGAAAACCGAGTTCTTTGCCAGTGGCCTTATCGATGTTACATTGATGGATTCCTGTTGCTTCACTGATGGTCATCGCTGCGCTACCTCCTTACTTGTTAGATTTGCACTGATATTTTCGTTCGATCATTTCGGCTTCTACCAAGGTCATACCGTGCTTCCACCGAATATCAACAACGGATTCGACCCAGTTTCCGGTCTTACGATTTTTTACGACACGAACCTCTTCGACATCTCTGTGAATCTGTGTGCCGGGCTTCGGAAGATAGGTCAAAACAGTTTCCTCAGAATGTTCCAGATCATATGACCCAACAAACGTGCAATCACGCTTGATTAGATCAAAAATTTTCTTGCGGTTCTGTTTGGACAAGTTTCTCACGACTGCGCCACCTCCTCATTACTCTTCGAGTGTGATATCATCGTGGCCGGCATCCTCATTGGGCTCATCCGCTGCCAGCGCAATGATTTCGTCGATGTTGTTTTCGATCAGATACTTCCAATCTTCCAGCCGCTGATTGAGGATTTCTGTCGCCTGGATAATGACTGCGTCCGGCGTGATGTGCTCACAGTTGCATTTCAGGGCCAGAATCAAGTCATCAAAAGTGACAGGATCAAGGATCGTATCGCTGGGGATCATATCTTTACCGAGTTTCCAGCTTGCCATAATCAGAACCTCCTGAACTGCACAAACTTTCCATCAACGTAGCAAGGAGAATAACACTGCGAGACACAATAGTTATTTACGAAGGTGGCCACAAAGACAGGTTCGCCCTGAATAATGATTGCTTCCGGCTTCAACTTCTCGATTTGTTCGGCCATCTGCCATGCCATATCCCTTACTTTGATAGATGCGTCCGTAGGGAAAATCGTAGGCAATGGTCCATCATGAAGTACACCATCTGTGCACAGTTTGCGAGCTGCATCGAGTTGAGCGTTGGACCATTGGGCGATAGATAGTTCAGTCATGTTGATAACCATTGCTACGTTTGCCTCCTTATTCTTGTACTGATAGTTCTTTTGCCATGATTCTTTCGCGCATCTCGGCTCCAGTTGAAGAAAAGTAGTCACGAGTAAGAACCCATGCATCTTCTTCGCCGCAGATTTCGGCAGGCTCTTTGAACAAGCGAATTGCTTTGTCTGGCTTTTTACCACCAAAGATTTCCTTCTTAGCCGCATCTGTGATACAAGGGTCTTTGTATAAATCACGCCACCATTTTTCCTGACTTTTAAGATATTCAAGTGCTCGTTCTTCAGTAGCGAAGAGGTCGTAATGGAAGTTATCGTCATGAATCGTTTCGTCGCGGGCTTCGTGAGACATGAAAATTCCCCAGACAAACATACTGTGTAGCTCCTTTCATTCCATCTCGATTGTGACACTGTTATATTCAGGTGTTTGATACATCACATTAGCTTCCCACATCTTGGCACAATCATAGCTGGCGAATGCACGGCGGACCACTTTGAGCGGGATTTTGCCATTGTTATCGGCATAGAATGTGATCTTGTAATGCTGGAGCTGATAGCCAGCTGCGGCGTAATCACCCATTCTGCGATACCTCCTCGTCTTTTAATTCAACAGAGCAAATCCACTGTTCGAATTTGTATTGAACTCCAAACATAGGGTCTGTAAAAGTATACTCAAGACTAGCTTCATCGCCGTCTTTATAATTCACATCCGAAACGTTTTCTTTCTTTCTGATAGAACAATATTCTTTGAAGATAGTATCAAATGCCACGTCAAAACTACGATGAGCAGATAGCGGTCTCGTTCCGTTATCATGCCAACCAAAACAGTCATTAACTTTGACATTTTGCATGACAATGTAAATTTCCATGTTTATGTCCTCTTTTTTGATACTCTTACTTCACTTCTTTTGATTCGATCTGGATATAGCGTTCGAACTCATCGCCGTCCAAACTCTTCCAACGATAATGAAGATTGCCACCATCAGCATCAAATACGACGTCATAACACTCCGGATCTGCGCTCACCGATTTTGCCATCTCACTCAGCATCTTCATTGCACGCTTGCGACTGCTATAAACATCCCCATTGTAACGATTGAACATCACCCACGGCTTGCCCTTAGTTCGATTGGAATAGGAATTATCCAAAATATGCACCATCATGGTTACAACCTCCTCCTATTTGTTTTACTACGCATGTAGTGGATGTGGTTACGTCTGCCTCGGTACCACCAGTCGCCCGACATTAACGGTAAATCCAGAAGATAGCTAATCTTCTATGTACGTACACCACGGCGATATATAAATCGTCATGGATTTTTGCTCATCAGCTGAGCGCATCTATTCATTTCAAAAAAAGTATATCAGCCGGGTGTCAGAACAGTTTGTATCGCCATCCCATGAAATTTCGCTCAGTGGAGTAAGACGCGACCCTTGCACCAACTGCTGTGCCCACTGACTGCGGGCTACGAAGTTTACAATTCAAGCTATAAACCCTCCTTTCATCTAGTTTCGCTCACATAGAAACACCCTCTGGTTTACTTTTCTCATTGATTTATCTGCGTGGCCTTTGCTTCAAAATCAAATCAAATTTCACTAGAGCGGTGGAGCGCCCTTCTGTTTACGCTGCTGCGTCCTGGGCTTGGGACCAGTACAGGCTCTGCAGAACCCGTAGCCGCATTAGACTGAGCGACTATTGCCGCCCAGCCCCCTCTGCGATTACTTACGTTCAGACTTTGCTTGGGTACGCTTTATTCATTATCAGCCCAATCAAAATAAATATCATAGAGTATATCATCTATGACATCTTCGATTGACCGATTGGAAATCATTGTATGTAGGTTATTTTTACCAGCAGTGCACTTACTGCAGCGTTCTTACATCACCGGCGGCATCGGAGTACCATCCTGGCGACCACGGCGATACGGACCACGGCGAACCCTCCCCTGGGCAGCAGGATAACAGGTAACCGGGCGGTTATGCAGAGTAGCCAGCCGCTTCGTGATAACCTTCGCACCATGAACAATCGTCATAGTAGGCTGCGGACGGAAACGATCATAGCGGCGGTCTGCAGTGTAATCCCAGGGAGTGATACTTGCATCGTCGGTCGGCACACGGTACGGGCCCATCATACGGGTTTTGCGCTGATTGACATTGACCGGAATCAGGAAATCGTAGTTCAGGCTGTTGTTCTTGACCTCGGTTTCGGTGAACAATTCGCCACCTGCATAGGCGCTCCACATTTCGATGCCACGACGGGTGCCCAGATACATAGGCTCATTGTTTGCTTCGAATTTAACACGGAAATACAACATAGGTTTACCTCTCTTCTTGCTTGCACATTTTGATTTGCTTTTTATGTAATATTTGAAGCCGCTGGGTTAGACCACAACAGCAATCAACAGAGTCAGGGCGATCGAGATGAGAAAGAAATTGCGAATCGTTTCCGTCATTTCGATCGGATCTACGGTATCAAACCAGCGTGCCAGGGTGTCGATCACCTGATTGTAGCGGCGGAAACACCCCAGATAATACAGGCCGGTTCCAATTTGCTGGAGTGCGCCCACCAGAAGTAACATAGCGGCGAACACCCAGACAATAGGATGCTCAGACAATCAAATCACCCTCCTTTACTGTGAATGGCAGAGTCAGAATGTGAAACTGCAATTCGATTTGAACACGCGGCCGGAGTCTGCTATAGGGCAGGAAGTACGGATCAGCCAATTCGATGCGGCGCTTATGACGGCACTCTTGGGACTGCATCCAGGTGGAATCCGCGTCACTAAGGTATGTTGCGAACATAATTCATATTGCTCCTTTCGATTGTTGCGTTGCGGCGCTTCTTACGGTTGCTGCGGCGCTCATACTCTTGTGAATTCGTCCAGATAATAACGAGAGCCATGCATAATGAAATATGCACGGCCCTGACTCGTCTGATAGATTTTGTGGCGGCCAGCCTGCTTGCGGCGCTCGCCATTGTTGGTTGTGACTTCGACACACGCATCTTCAATCGCTGTGATCTCAAGCCTGCCCCAGTTGTTAAGCGGATACACGGCGATTGCATGTTTCTCTGGCGGGAAAACGTCTCTCATAATTCAACCTCGCTTTCTTGCTGAATAGAGATCTTGCCAGCGGAATCATATCAGGACTTTCAAACACGATAAATCCACCCAGATTATTGATAGATGCAACCAGCAGGCCATATTTTTCAATGATGAGCCAATTCAGGCTGTTGGGATTGTACGGTCGGAATGGTTTCGCATCAGGAAATCCCGCCCTCGCATCACTGAAAAACTGCGGGGTCAGCTCTTTCGTATCCAAATTTACGACACGAATCGGCGTGATGGTTCCGCTTTCCGGGTCCAGTACAACGGCGCACAATCTGTCATGCATCTGATAGATCTCTGACAAAATCATTAGAAAGTGTCCTCCCCTTCCAGGCGGCTTACAGCTTGCCGCTCATAATACCCATCACAGGGATACGCTGACCTTCGCTCTGTTCGTACACATGGGCTTCAGTTGCGTGGCGATTGTGAACTTCTCGCTTAGCGACCTCAAAATTCTTCTCAGCCTCGGCGTAACTCTTGAAGGGGTATTCCATTTCGCCCATGATGGGATCGTTCCATTTGATTACGAGGACGTAAGGAGCTTCTTTGATGGCCTGTTTATAGCGCTGTTCCTCGGCGGGCTGCTGTGTCTCGGCGGACTGCTCCTTGGCGACGATTTTCTCGGCCAGATTCTTCAGCTCTGCAATCACATCAGCATTCAGACGCCGCTTGGCTTCTTCAGCGCGAATCATCTCGGCGATTGCATTCACATCCGCCTTTGCTTCATCAGCCAACTTACGAGCCAGGCTTTCAGCGCGGTGACCTGCATACTGATTGGCAATCTTGTCATAGTGCCACCACTTGTCGACGGCGGCGGCGCGGGCGTATCTGAGCAGTTTCATGTTATCCATTTTGTTTTACCTCTCTTTTTTGTTTTATTAAATGGCAGCAAATGCCATTTCAATCTTCCTCAGCGGCGTTTTCACAGTTGCACCACAGAATATCTTCGATGATATCATCGTCGATATCATCAGGAGTATCATTGCAATTCATAATGAGGATCAGGTTTTGATTCACAGGTGGCACTTCACTGCCCAGTTCGTAAGCATAGATCCATGTCTCGCCGCATTCGTCCTCAATCGTACAGTACAACAGGGTGCTTTCGTTGTCGTTCAAGTCAAGACCGGTAATCACATCATATCGAGTGACCATGCCAGTCAGGATGTAACGACCATTCAGACCAGGCTTGTGATCAACGATGCTTGCAGTGGCGGCACTTGCAGTGGGAACCGGCAGGGCAAATATTGCGGCCATCAGAAAGACAGCGGCGACTGTCACTACCATGGAACGGGCGGATTGCTTCAGCGATTTCAGAATGGATTTCATAACGATGTACCTCACGATGTATCATTTTTGGATTCGGATTCGAACAGCGGCGCTTGTTACAGCTGCATCGCTTAGTGACAGCGGCGCTTAGTAGTGCCGTGCTGCCCGGCGGAAATCATGCCAGAGAGACTGCACTGCGATTGCCAGGGCGACACCAACGATGATGCCGCAAGCGAAAACGAATTCCGTGCTGAAATAATCCATAATGATTGCGCTCCTTTCTACTACTTGTGCCGTGATTACTGGTTGTACTTGACAAATTGATACGGTCGCCAGCCAGCTGAACCTTCATCGGTTTCATTATCAAGACGGCGCTTGACCTCCTTTTTGGCCTGCTTAACATCAGTTGCCATAACAGTGTAGCGGTCAGTCATTCCGGTATTGATGTTCTCTACGAAAACGTCAAAACGAAACATGGGCTTATTGAACAGTTTCATAATGCTTGCGCTCCTTTCATTTTTTTGTTTGGTTGTGGTTACGGTTACGTCTGCCCTGGTACCGTAAATCGCCCAGCATTTTGGACAAGGAAAAGAGGTAAAAAGAAAACGCCAGCACTTGCATCTTGCGATTGCATTTGCTGACGTTGGGGTTGGTTATTAAATTAGGGCGGTTTTATGTCATGCCCCGGGACGTGAAACATCAAAGCTCTTCGATTATGACTCGAATAACGGTTTGGTTTTCGCCATAATTTAATTTCATGGCGTATAAAGTCAAATCACGAAACTCTTCTGCTTCTTTTTTCGTAGCAAAATCGGTTGTCGTTAAGACTTTCGGTTCGTCTCTAAGGCAACTGATAGTTTTAACTACGAATTTATTTTCAGCCATTGAATTTACCTCCTATGCTGGAATGAAGTAGAACTAACTCTAAGTATATAGAGTAGCGGAAGTAAATTCAAGACAGAAATCAAATTAACGCTTGCCAGATTTTACAGGAAATTGAGGCTCAAGAGGACGGTATCCTTCGGTTGTATTACCATCAATATATTGGGCCATTTTGTTGTCCATAAAACGAATTCGACCATTCACATCGACCTGCCCGCCATAAATTTCATGGCTTGCGATAAGGTATTCGTGAGACGGAGCGGTAGAAGTTCCACCATTTCCATGACCAATACCTTTACCTTTGAACCGACGAACACAAGAATTACAATTTTCATCAAAAGCGCCATGGTAAATAGCAGCCTCACGACGCTTTGCGGATTCAGCCCGCTTTTCAGACTTGGATTTGATTTTCCAAACCTGAATTCGATGTTGATGGATTGCTTCAAGAAGAAACGTGCTGATTTTAGCGGGGCAAATTCGCACCCACTTAGAACCATCGTTCAGGATCACCATGGAAGGATACATCCCAGAAGCAGTCGCACGTGCTTCCGTGATGAAATGAACACCATCAAACGAACCATAAAGCTCGCCGATGTTCACGTAATTGCCGCAGAACATGGTTTCCGCACGAGCTTGTATGACCCATGCGTCTGCATTTCGATAGTTTGTTTTCATAACATGTTTACCTCTCTTTTCTTTCCTGTTTCGGCTAATGCCATCGTCAGGGGACGGACTTACACCGCCCGACAGGGAGCAGTTTAACGTCATACTCGGGACACTAGATATTATTTGGAGTTTCATACCCGGCAGGGCTCCTTTCAGCAATTGAACTTGTCTTCAATCATGTACATCCATTCTTTCGATGGACTCAGGATAAATCCTTTGATAGAAACCGGGTCAGTTCTACCGTCTGTGCCTAGCAAATAGCACTTTGGAACGCTTCGTGGAATTAAATCACTATGAAAGCAATATTCGAGGTTCCCACTGTTGAAGTGGTAGACGAGTGCTACTTCCCAGATTCTTTCTCTTTGCTCTACAGGAAGAGCAGACAGAGCGTTCATGAGCATTCCTTTAACCCATTCTCTTGACTGGAATTGCTCATATAGGTCACGGAAAGGCCCGACATCGCTTGCATCCATGTACATTCTCATGTCCAACTTCCCTCTTTTACAGAACGATTTCGTGCCCCAGAACAGCCGCACGAATGACACGCCCATTGTGATACAAACGAACTTCGTCATAGAACGGGCCATCGTACCACTTGCTAGAAACACTTCTTTCGAAACGCTTCGTTGCATACTGTTCATCATCAGTTCTGAAAGAGCAAGTAGGAATGTCGGCATGAGTGACTACAAGCCACTCTCTCGCCATAGGCAAAATGATAGGTTCGTCGTACTCTTTGACGCCACGAACAGAGACACTTGCGCGAGTGATACCGCCGACTTTTTTCTTGGTCTCAGCAGACTTCACATGGTGCTCCAGAGAACCCCACAGAATCTTTCCGGTTTCGGCGTTGATAACGGCAGACACCAACTGAGGCATATCACAGGCATGAAAAGCGGTCTCCATGTCCGTGGTATCGAGGGTCAGACCGTACTCATTGAATACGATAGTAAACAGCATAGCAATAACCTCTTTTCTGAGTGTCTACAATGCGCCACACTCTTGAGCGCTTGCACCTAGAGAAATGCAACCGGGTAGAGCTTGTGCCCTACCCACGCACTGGGCCTAATGCCTTGGCTTGCGCCCCTGCCCAGTCAGGTTTTGAGATTATGCCTTGGTGATACCGCCGACCTTGCCCTCAGCCTTGGGATCTTCGGTTTTCTTGGTACGACCATACAGAGCGTCCAGAATAGCCTGCTTCTCTTCTGCGGTTGCGTGGGACTTATTGACGAGAGTGACGACCGCCACAACGTCAATGGCGTGGGCTTCGTAATCTGCAACCTGCTTCTCAAGGTCGGCAATCTTCTTGTCCTTGGCTTCGGCTTCGGCCTTGGCTTCAGCTTCCTTCTTGGCGTTCTCTTCGGCCTTCTTTGCGTTGGCTTCCTTAGTCTTGGCGGCCTTGTCAGCCTTAGTCTTGTTCAGAGTAGCCCGTGCGGCCTTAATATCGGTTTGATTGACACGCTGAAGCGGTTCACCCTTGATAAGGCGGGCACTTGCGAAAATCAACTGGGTCAGAAATGCTTCGTATACCTTGGCAAGGTCACCGTTTACTGCGGTGCGTGCATCTGCGGAGATCTCGCCCAGAATTACAAAGTCAGCGTTGGTGACACTATACAGGGGGCGGCGCTTGGTCTCCTTGAACTTGGCGGGGTCACGAGAACCCAGCATCATAAACCATGCCCCTGCGGTCTTGCGCACATCGTCCGAAGCGACTTTGAGCATCTCCAAGTCCTCTTCAGAAGTGCCCTTGGATTCACGCAAGGTAGCAAGGACGGCCACCGCTTTATACAAGGCGGTGGAAGTCTTGAGAATGCCGTCTTTGGATTCGGTAACACCGTACTTGGTCAGCGTCTCAGTGGTGATTGCAGTGGTTTCGGAATCGGGGTTGACGATATCCAGAAACAGGTTGGAAATGGGGTTGAGCTTGACGTTTTTCTGAAGTTTCATAGTTTTTTACCTCTTGTCTATGATTGTTTATGTGCTGGCAACCACCAACACTTGACAAGGCACAAACATTGCGTTTGTACCCTCTCAAGTGTCCGCTATACTTTACGCATAGCGAACACGGAAAACTTTTGTGTTTATGCTTGTGAACAGGTAGTTTCAAGCCTTGTATCTCAAGCAATGGTAAAAGTTTACAGCCCGGACTTTGTAAGCCCTTGCGATTGCACGTCCACCGCCAAAGGATATAGCTAGGACTTTTGTGCAATGGCTACACTGGTAACTTTTGCCCAATGGGTTATTCCCCCATTGCCCGCTTTATTTCTGGTTAAGTCGGGAAACCTACAACCCACGGATTTTAACTTTCTTGTCGGGCACTGACTACTCAAAGATAGCACAAACCACGTTGACAATATTTGTAAAAATCCAAACTTTACGCTTTACTATAACCGGTTCTACAATAGTTAGTTACACTATGAGCTTTTTCGGCCCACCTATTGACGTTATACACACAATCCCAAACAATCCCGTTACTTTTCCCGGCTTTATGATTGTTTAGAATGGTTTATCGACTACACAAATTTTCCCAACAAAAGAACCATTTCTATGAAAAGATATGATGATTCAAAATTTTGCCGTATGTGTGCCGTGCAACCCGGACGTGCCAACCTATTGGGAATTACCCAAACAGTTGTTGTGTCTGCGCACTTATACCATATACGATACAGTCGGATTGATTTTTCAGTTGTCAAAGAACAGTTGACGCAAGCCAACGGCGGTAAATGAACCGGTAAACCCGGAACGGTGAACTACTCAGCAAATGGGGCCGCTGTTCACCGTTCTCCGTGTTCCCTTGGAGTGATTACAGTATAGACCCATCAAAAAATTTTGGCAAACAATAATCCATGGTCGATTCTCCCTTTATATATAAAAAGGTATAATCAAAAAATAACGATAAACAAACGGTTCGCAAATACTCGAATACCACCTAATAACGGAAGGTAGCATTCACAGAAAACCCGCATGATTCCTAGACTTTTCAGGCCATACCGGGGGGATGTTAAAAATTGGAAAAGGGGTCGAGTTTGGGTCGTGCGTACCAGTTATTCCATCTCCCCAGCCCGTACCAAATCACCCGGTTTTCGCACCTCACCCGCCTCTCGCTCGCCCCCTCAACGCAACAATCATCCATCCGCATTCGCCCCTAATTCGCAGTCACCAGCATCCAAAATCACCTGTTGATCACCCCTAAATCACCAGTCATCTCACCTATCTGCGCACCCGTAAAACGCCCATTTTTAACCCCCGATTTCGTCTCCGGCAAACAACGTATTATCGTTATAAAATGCTCCGCGCCAATAATGATTTTCATCCCAATTTCCACGCAGTTGTGCCTCGATCGCCGTGTAACAGCGTCCTAAAAGCACCGCAGAAACGCTTAAAATGCATTATTTTTGCTCGTTTTTGCTTAATTTTAATAATTTTTCTGCCATTTTTACTATATTTTATTTATTATTACAACAGATTATTTTATTCCGGTATTTTGCACAAAACTATTGCTTTTGCAGCGCCATGGGTGTATAATAAGGTATAAAGAAAAAGCCCGCAGTTCTCTCCACAGCTGCGAGCTTATATTTTCAGTAGTCAATCACACTTTACAATATCATTATTAAAGGAGGATCACCCGTTAATGAAGTTTTATGACACCTCCGCGCTTCTTGATTTGGGAGCTGCCGCCTTCGAACCTGCCAGTGCAACAGCCTCTGGTGCAACAGAGCCGTTTCTGATCGCCGACATGACACTGCACGAGCTAGAAGAGATTAAAACAAGCGGAAAGAAGAGCGAAGAGATCCGCTATAAAGCCCGTACTGTAACCCGCCTGCTGGCCGAGCATCACGACGACAACACCTTTATAGTAGTGGCAGTCCCCATGTCTTCTCTGTTCTATATCCTGGATGGCAAACCGATCAGCGACAACAACGACGCGACGATTATGGCAACCGCCCGCTGGTACCTGGACGAGATGAAGCGCAATCTGGACGATGCGATCGAAGCCGGTCTCACAGAAGCGCAGAAACAGATTCAGGCCAACATTGATTCTTTTAAATTTGTGACCAGCGACCTTAGTTGCGCCAATATTGCAAGCGGCATTCTTTATCTGCCGATCGAATTCACCTATCCCGATGCAGCAGCAAGCGCCGACAATGACTATACTGGCTAGACTGAAGTCGCTCTTAATGAGGGCGGCGAAGAGGCCATGGCAATGGCGTACCAGACCCACGATGAAGGCTATACATATCAGAATCTGTTTGACACTCCAGTGAATGGCTATCTGATTGTTCGTGATCCAGACACAGTAGACGATGATATGCCGGCAGGCAATGCGGTAGGCTGGCTACGATGGAATGGCAAGAAATATGTACCACTCAAATACAAAAAGATCAGTAATCGCTTCACTGGCGACGTAAAACCGCTCAATGACCAACAGAAGCTCGCATTTGATATGCTACAAAACGATGATATTACCGTTAAGATGCTGGCTGGAACATTCGGCAGCGGCAAGACAATGCTTATGGTGTCCTCTGCTATTGATATGATTGAGAAGCACAAAGTTGAGAAGCTGATCTGGATTCGCAATAACATCGAAGTCAAGAATACCAAGGAGTTGGGCGCACTACCCGGCACTCTACTAGAAAAGCTCGGCGCTGCTTCTTTTGCTGGTCCTCTGGCTGATCACTTGGGCGGCGAGGCTGGTTTGGAATACTGGATCAATAATGGGCAGGTAGAAGTAGCTCACCTTGGATTTATTCGTGGCCGCGACTACAAGAACGCAATTATTATGGTTTCAGAGGCTGAGAATCTGACCAAAGAACATGTACAGCTGCTACTCGGCCGTGTTGGTGAGGGATCTATGCTGTGGCTTGATGGCGATCTGAAGCAGACTGACGAGGCCGTGTTCGAAAATAACAGCGGTATGCGTAAGGCAATTCAGTGTCTGGCTGGCAACCCGCACTTTGGATATGTCTACCTGAACAAGACAGAACGCAGCGAGACCGCACAACTGGCTGACCTGTTAGATTAAGGGATCAGCAGTATATGACAATCGATAAAGTGATGAACAATCTCTATGATGCTCTAAGCAAAAATCAAGATACTATCTGGTTCGATTATCAAGGATTCCGCTGGGAGCTTGGTCATGACCTATCTTTTCATCCACGACATATACTTCATCCAGGAAATTGCTCTGAAGATCGACGTGCAGCTCAATACAGTTATCCAATCCCATACTATCCAGAATCAGAAAACGAATGTATATGCGAGAGCTTATTATGACAGACAGAATAAATAATTTGATTAACACATATAGAGCCTTAGCAAATGCAGCTGGCGCTAGACTCCATAAGAAAAGGAACCAACTCAGGACGTTGATATATGGAGCGCAATATCATAACTCAAAAACAGTTTTTGAAGGAGAAGAAATAATGCGCGTTTTATTCGTAAGGCCATCGATCTATGACACAGTGTGCGACTGGTATGAACGCATGAATACTGTGCAAAAGCATCGAAAGGAGACCGCAATCTGTAAATCACCCGAAGATTTTTGGGATATATTCAATAAAGATAAATTCGGTGCACAATACACGACATTCTATTTTGACGATAGGCTGGCGCTGACCGATACTTTTGAATTTTTCAAGGAGATTGTGCGGCTGTATGGTGAAGAGGATGCGAAGTATATTTCAGAGAATAAAATGCGGCGGATCACCATGAACTATTTGATGAACAACAATCAGTTTGACTTGTTCCAGCAGTTCTCCATCACACCCGAATGTCTGGACGATGTAATCCATGATGCTTTGGCTGATCAACAGTGCGAATGTGTGTGCAGACCGCTATTGTAAGGAGGGTGAAATATGGAAAGAATATTAGCGCCACGAGGCGGTGGACGTACATATGCGATATGTGAATACGCTGTCAAGAACAATTGCAATATCTTGGTGCCGATGGGCGGGACAGCTATATTATGTGCACAGGACTATATCAAGGAAATCGCAAGGAATCTTGATATTCAATATTAGGGGTATAGGGTTGATCATCAATGTCTTATAGTGGATTTACAAAGCAGAGAGCGTGGAGAATATGCTATCCATATACTGACGGCGACTCGCCCTCCTGACAACTACAATGGATTACGCTTTGAATACAAACCACTTGTTGTTGATGATATCGACCGATGTTTTAAACTCATGTGTTTTCCGAATGTACAAATCGATGCCTGTTCTCTGATGACATATGATCCGAGCGAGGTTGCGTTTACACCACCAACTGCGCCTCAAGAAGTGCAGCGGGATGAATGCGTGTGTAACAGCTTGGTATAACAGAGGTACCCGCAATGAACAAATTTGATGCGCTACATGATGATCGCACGCTGCGATGGTGTAAGTACAGATATCCCGATGATATCAACAGTGGCGAGTTTACTTTTGACTGCATGAAAGATGGATTCACATGGACTCTGCCAAGTGATAAACCACTGCGAACCGCAAATGAAATCGTATCTTACATTGACGCAAATGGTAACCAGCGTAAAGTTCAAGCTGAAGTAAAATACTATGGAATGGGACACAATCCGCTGTGGACGATTGCAATTCCTGATGTTGTCGAGGCAGAAAACGAATGCGTTTGTGAATCACTATTATGAGGCACGATATGAACAATCAATTATTGATACCTGACGATAAGATATACATATATCCATCGGATTGGAAGCAACCTGTGCGAATTCATTTTGAAAATGGATCGACTATCGACACTGTAAATTATGGCAATTCACATCACACTATTCAATTCGACAAATGGGTTGATTATAACACCATAGTTATTGATGAAACTTTACAAAAGCTTATCAAAGACTATATATCGAAAAATTTTCCAAAAGAAGAATACAGTGTATCTATTCACAATGAGTGTTACTGTGAGAGTCTATTATGAAAAAATATATCAGTGAAGAAGTACAACAACAAGCAGCCCTACAATTACATATCGAAATTGAAAATGATTGTAAAATAGAATTTGATAATTTTAGATTTCAAATAGACGAAGATGATATGACGGTTTGCCGCTATGGAGAACCAGATGAAACGTTTGTAGTTAAAAGGAAAGTAAGACTTTTCTTATTAAATAACGGATTTGAATTTGAAATTGCTGGGCCTTATGCTGAACAGATGTACAGACGATATATTAAACTGATAAATGGAGATATCAATACAAATAGTGAATACTATTGTGAAAGTCTATTGTAAAGGAGATGAAAATATTGGATGAACAAGAGCTAACTGTAAGAGTTGAAGAAATAGATAATCGTTTATTTTCTATGCACGATACAGTGAACCATGCGATTGCCAAAGTCAATAAAGCAAATGATCTGTCGCATTTTGCAGTTGAACGTATAGATACTATAAGAGAAACGACAACTTCGTATCAAACTGCGATTGATCAATTACAAGTTCGGATCGCAGAACTTGAACATAAAATCGATTTACTGACAGGGCCATGTATTTGTGAGCCGCTGCTATAAGGAGGAACTATATGAAAGAAAACGACTTTTCAAAACAGGATATTTATAATATTGGATTTGCCGTAGCTGATGCTGTGCGCGATTATGATGTAACTTACGAGGATATTCTTGACGCGATTCAGGTATACGCAGAATAGCAGGAACTGATCGGCAATGCATCGCTTTATGATACGTTGTGGATGGAAGATGGTACGCCCATGTCCCCTTCTTTGACACGATATTTATTCCATGAGATGTACTGCCCAGATGATTATGGTTATGATGAGGAGGACGGCGACGATGAGTGATCGCAAGCGTGATAAGGTATCTAAGAGCAGCTATATGCGTAACGCCCGCAAGCAGCGTATGATCGAGAATCAGTTTTTGCAGGAAGTTGAAAAGGCTCAGGAAAGCGGCGAACGCCAGCGGCAATCAGAGCGGCGGAAGCGGCGCACAATGTGGGACGACGACGAAGACTAAGGAGGTACGTAGTAGTATGGACAAAGAGCCTAAGAAGCCGGGCGGAGAGAATGATACAGAGCGAGACGATATTCAGGAGATCCGCGTTAACTCTATTCCGCTGATGGTACTTATCGCTGGTGTTTTAAGTTCCGTTGACTTTGTTGATTGGATGTTTACTATCGCAGAAATGCTTGTTGTATTTATGCTTACATATCAGATTCTAGGACGTGTGCTCTTTACTGCCCTTGTGGTTACGCCCATTTTGGTTGTGTTTATCAGTAAGTGTCTGGCGGCCTACGATGAGATCATGTATGGCGATGATGATATGGGCGGCAGCGATGGCGAAGATGACGGCGATGACCACTTTAACGACCACTGGAATAATTTGATTCATTGAGGAGTGATATAAATAATGCGGTTTATTGATTTAACAGGAAAGAAATTTGGCAAATTAACTGTTTTAAATCAAGAGCAGGATTATATTCAGGCAAATGGAAGACATCGTTCCAGATAGAAGTGTGTTTGTGAATGCGGAAATGAATGTATTGTTGATGGCGATGCATTAAGAACGGGAAATACAAAAAGCTGTGGCTGCTCAAAGCACAAAAAGTGGGCCAAGGATCTTACTGGTCAACATTTTGGAAAACTAACTGTGCTTGGGCGTTCTTCGAAATATCTTAATCAAAAAGTATATTGGCACTGTAAATGCGATTGCGGTAACGAAGTAGATGTCATAGGTGCGCTATTAACTAGTGGTAGATCAAAATCCTGTGGATGTTCTCACATAACTCAGGGCGGATTTGGAAAATCGAGACTTTATGAAGTATGGTTTGCGATGATGTCACGTTGTACAAAAACAGAAAACAAGGCATATCAAAATTATGGCGGACGTGGTATCAAAGTTTGTGATGAATGGAAAGATTTTCTGAAATTCAAAGAATGGGCTGATAAAACAGGTTATGATGAAAACGCGCCAAGAGGACAATATACTATCGATCGCATTGATAACAACGGCAACTATTGCCCAGAAAATTGTCAATGGAAAACAATGTTAGAGCAGGCCAACAACAAAAGAAACACCCGAATGATTGAGTACAATGGTGAAAAGAAATCAATTTTAGAGTGGTCGAAATCAACAGGGTTATCAACTGGTTTAATCAAAAGCCGTTATGACAGAGGTTGGACACCAGAAGAAATATTTACAATTCCATTTTGTCATAAAAGGAGTGAAATAAGTGATCAGTCCTAAAAGTTATACAGTGCGAAAATATCCGCTAAGCTTATTTATTAAATAGAATTATAAGGTTCCAGCAGAGGTCGCAAACGATCCTCAATATCAGGTGTTGCAATCTGATACAATGCTTTTGCGTCAAATTAGAATTGTATCAAATAATTACGATGACTATAATCCGTTTATTGTTTTTATTGATGCAACTGGCGCACAAAGCAAACCAAAGGTTGTCCGTCATTTAATTGAACATGGAGCGAAAATTGGCAAGTATCACTTTTCATTTGGTGATCGTAGTGCCTCTATGATCCGTCAGTTTATCTTCTCAATGGTTGAATCTCATATTTGGCCAGAAGTAGACAAGCGAATCAGTATGGATTTAAGCTTCAAAGATGCGCCCACTGTACTTAGTAAATATTATGCCTATCGTGGTCTTGTGCTTTCCAGCTGTCATTGTATTGCATTGAGGGAGTGGTTTCCAAAGATTGTTGTAGTGCCCGACACATTCGCAACTATTCCGAATCAAAAAATAAAATATGTTCGTGATGAAGAGGTCGAATTTGTTGACCAAAAAACAGGTGCAAAACGAACATGGAAGCAAAAAGCAATTGCAAAAAAAGAAGCCGATATTGAAATCAATATGTTCGATGGATGCGGTATCGCACATCCTGCCCTAATGCGTGAAGTTGAGCGGCGGATTGGAACAAGTGAGCAGATCAATAGTATGGTGTTTCGTATGCCATACTTTAAGGGTGTCTTTAATGAAATGGATTACGTCTCATTTTATGAGGAGCGTGGGGTCACTGAAATTACAGACATTTGGGGCATCAAGCATTCTGTAACCCGTGATGCTGAACCCATGTTTATTGCATGCGAAAGTATGTATAAAGGGTATAAGTATTTCAAAAAAGACGGTACTGTCAATGATTGGAACCGTTATAAAGAACTTGCATTGAAATACGACCACGCCCTCGGAATTGCAAAATGGAATTATCAAGCAGATAAAGAAAATCTGGTCAGTTTAGGGAACTATCAGCTTATCCAGGACTTACAGGATGTTCCATTTGATGAGTTCAAGCATCTGGCTGATAAATCTGTTGACTGGTACGAGAAAATCGTCAATGGTGATCCTATTTATACATATTGCTTTTTAGGGGCTTTAGCTGACAATACAGAACCATTAAATCATTATATTGCAGCCATTATGCGGAATCCTGAGATGACGCATGAACCAAGTGTAAAAGATTATTTCCATAGTCTGCTTGATAAATATCGCAATGGATTCAAATGCGGGAAATTGTTCTTTGACGCAACATTCAAGTTTTTACTTCCAGACCAAATTGCATTGATGGAGGCTATCGCGGGACTTCCAATAAAAGGTTGTTTGAAAGCAAATGAATTTTATAGCTTTGATCGGCAAGGTGTTATTTTGGGAGAACGAGCATTAGGTCGTAACCCTCATATATGCCATCAAGAACACGTTAAGCTAAAAGGCATTGATAATGAACTAACGCAAAAATATTGTAGCCACCTTGTCAACTGCTGTATGATCAATGTGTTTTCGATTACTCCACAACGCTTGTCGGGGGCCGACTACGATGGGGACCTAACTCTATTGTCAAACGAGCCAATTATTATCAATACTATTCCAGACGATGGATATGTCACCATTGATATCGAAGATAAAGTAACAAGTCTTGCTCAAGTTGATAATCTTGAAAACAAACTTGCTTGTACTCTTCGTGGCCTTAAAAGTATGATTGGTGAGATTAGCAATATGGCTTCTGTATACCACAATCGTGTTGCGCGAACAGAGGAAACAAAGCAACTTTACGAAAGCTATGTTGACTTGCTTTCTGTGGCAAACGGGAAAGCTGTGGATTTTGCAAAAACCGGTGTGCTCTACCCTATTCCTCGGCAGATTAGTAAGTGGGCGAAAGCAAGTGGAATGCCGTACTTTTTCAAATATAACGGTCCTTACTACGCACGTTTACATAATCTCAGCAAGGCACATAGCAACATGAACCTGCTTTGCATGAGTCTGGAGCGTTGGGAGCGCGGTGTACGGTGGCGCAAAGAGCCCGCAGGCAGCTTTGATTGGCACATCATGTACGATCCAGAGGTCTCCTATGACCAGGCAGTCTTTGACGAGATCGAGGCCATTTTCTTGGACTTCAACAAATACCGTAAAGAACAACTTGAGTTCGAAAAGAAATGCCGCAACTGGCAATTATATCATAAGGACATTGAGTCGCGTATTACCAAAGAAGAGGCCAAAACATATGAAACGAACTGGCAGGCGATCTACAATGTCTACCGCAACAAGTGCAAGCTTGTGTGTCCTGATGTGAGAGAGTTGGCGAATATTCTTGTAGTGCTTTGCTATGAGAAGTATCCCAATAAATTCAAGAAATTCTTGTGGCACATGGCCGGCGCTGGTGTAGTCGAAAATATCAAACCGGTTCCTGTTCAGCTGCCAGTTCACGACCCGAACGGCGAGTATGAATATCTTGGCCAGCGATATAGTTTGGCTGAACCGAAAATCTATGAGGCAAGGGTGAAGTAATATGGTCAATAAACTCTGTGCTGTTTGTGCTAAATATAATGAATGCACATGGATGCAAATAAGAGCACTTAATAGTCCAATTGTTGATTCAGAAAGTATTATTGGATCAGATTATTGGACGAGAACATGTTGTAAATATTTTGTTTATGATTCTACCAAAGGAGAATCAAGGGTAAATGATGAAGTTTAAGATATTAGAATTGAGACTTTTTGATATGAAAGGAAACAATATCACAGAAGTTGGAATTCGTTGTATGAAATGTGGGTGGTATCATAGTATAGCACAATATAAATGGGACGAAATAAAAAACAATACGCGATTTATCTTTTGTAAAGAATGTGGAGAAGAAACACCACACAGACTGGAGGCTCTTAATGTTTAATCTATTCAAGAAAAGGAAATCACAACAGGATGAAGCTTCGCAGCAGATGGAGTGCCCCAAGTGTGGAGGGATAATGACGCTGACAAATGGACTGACATATAAATTCCACTGTAGGGGGCAGGAACTCGAAGCTTCAAATGTTACAGCCATGAAATGCGCGAATTGCGGTGAAATGATGTTTAGCTGGGACGAGGCACAACGTATCCAAAAATTCGCTCATAAATCTGTGGGCTGGGAGGGTAAATCAGAATGAGTTATCGGTGTTTTAAAATAACAATCATTACTTTGATAGCTGCAATATGTTTATGTTTGGGTATTGGGATTTGGGCATCTATTCCGCGTAAAAACAATGTAGGCGATAAAGCTGTTTATAATGGAAGTTCTTTGTATAGTATTTCTAATACGAAACTTATCTATGATGAGAATACAAGAGTTATATATTATTGGCTACATAGTGGATATATGTCTCCATACTATAACGAACATGGACAGCTTTGTCGTTATGTCGATGGTAAAATTATAACAATTGAGTAAGGAGGTTAAATGGCTTATACGACATTTTATTGTAATGAGAATATGCTGCTTGATCATTGGCAGGACTATCACGAGTCAAATCTGATGTTGCGAAACCTGTTGAAGCGAACCTCCCTCTCTCCTATTGAATGCGCTACGATTTATTATGAGCGGATGAAAAATCCTGAGTCTGTCAGCTATGACCGCAGCCACTTGATTCAGACGTTCAGCAGAGGCCGAAAAAATAACGCACCAATACTTGATGTACGTCAAGTTGTGCTTTATCAGAAAGATCTGAACTATATTACAGAGGCGCGTCGAAAGTATCATATCAACTACGCACAATTACGTGTTCTGTTTGGGGTAATATTCTTCTGTCGACTGTATGGAAGTGATACCTTTGCCTTGGATACTGAGTTTAAGATGAAACGTTTTGGTGGCTGCTTTGAAGAGCAGACAGAGATCATGTATTGCGCTGGGAAGAACTAGGACGACGGCTATAATACAGTGCGGGGCATGAAAGAGATCTCTGACGACTATCATCTGCTGAACAGAACTGGCACTGACGACATTGGGTGCTTATACCAGTACCCAAATTTTGCCCTTGATAAGAATGACACGATTGCGTACACGTTCAATGTAACGTTTGAAAACAATCGGCTGAATCTAAGCGCCATAGTGCGAGAGCTGTTCGACCCGAAGGAATGTTATTGCATCGTGTGTGGCGAACAGTATCACTCAGAAAAGCCAAATGCCAGCAGATATTGCAAAGGATGTGCGGCAAAAAAAGAACAAGTACGTCTGGCGAAAAAGAATGCAAATCGAAACAAACGACCGAAATGAACTTTAAGTTCTTAATATATGAAAGGGTGTTGTATATTTCCCTTTCGATTATAAATTACAAAGGAGATTTATTATAATGGTTGAAATTACTAAGCGTGAGGCAGAGTATCTGCGTAAGGTTATCCCCGGTGTCCATATCACCCGTACCGTTCACCACTGGTATGCGGAGGAGATCAAGTCTGTTCTGACTCAGCTGCCCGGCAATCCCGAGGCAGAAGATGCGCTGCGCGAACTGAACCGTACCCAGCGTACCAACACCAATTTTGAGATCTGAGGTGGCGCATGGACGAATTTAAGAAAGCGGACGGCGAGACCTTTGATGAATATATGATGCGAATCGGTGAGGCATGCAGTGAACGTAAGCTGACCTAGGATCAGGCAGCAGAACTGCTGAATGAAGCGACCGGCTCAGACTATGGTGAATGCAGATACCGCAAGACCTATAAGTCGTGGAAAGCTGGTTATGACTACGCTATTGATCACGCCAACGAAGAAATGATCCAGGACGAACTGCAGCGACTGAAGATTGAGAAGATCAAATTACAAGATGAACGCAATGCAACAAACAAGGTGTATCGCGATGTTGCTCGTGCCGAATCCGTCAAGGAGTTGATTCTGAAGAACATTGCTCCGTATAACCCTGATAATTTTCTGAATGTTGTGCAGTATGAAGACAGCGGTCACGATGTGATTGTGTGTTTGTCTGATTTACATGCTGGCGCTGGTATTGATTCTGCGTGGAATAAGTTCAACAAGAATATCCTAAAGGCTCGGCTTGAGAGCTATGCTGCACAGGTATTCAATATCGTAGCGCGACATACAGCAGAAAAAATCCATGTGCTGCTGTTGGGAGACCTGATCAATGGGCATATCCATGTTAATACCCGCGTGCAGAACAATGAAAACAGCATTGAGCAGGTTATGACGGCTGCAGAGCTGGTAAGTAATTTTGTTGCTACATTATACGAGATATGCCAACATATTGACGTGTATTCTGTGAGTGGTAATCATTCACGAGTATTCCCCAGCAAAGAGGATCAGGTAGCTGGCGACGAACTTGAAGCACTGATTCCGTTCTATATAAAGGCACGGCTACAAAATCTGGCTGGCATTGATGTCAAGACGGAGAAACTCGATCCGACTTTTGGTGGCTTTAAAGCCAGGAATAGTCTTGTGATGTATGCACATGGAGATAAAGACTCCCCTGCTAACGTCGTTGAGCACCTGACACTGATGGTGAAGCAGCCAATCGATATGGTGTTCCTTGGTCACCGCCACACAAATGGCATGACAACGGTGCATGGTACGAAGGTTATCGAGAGCGGCTGCGTTTGTGGCAGTGATTCCTACGCAATTGGACTGCGCAAGAACGATGTGCCGCAACAGGCAGTGGCTGTAATTGATGATAGCGGCCTTGAATGTCTGTATGATGTCAAGCTGGAGAAGCCAGCGAAGATAGTAATTTAATAGAGATTTTGATACCCCGGGCTACGGCCTGGGGCATTTTTATATGTCGCAGGTGACAGCGCCGGTGTGCTGACCAGCCTCATAAGCTGTGTTTGGATGCGTTCGACTCGCATACCTGTACCCACAAAAATAAATTAAAAAGGAGGGTTTCAAATTAGAGATGGAAGAAAAATATCACAAAGATTTAGGAGGCGATTACTTCTACTGCTATTCCAGACGGACAGCGCTGTTTGTTCGCGCTATGGGAATTTTTTACGAAGAGATTGGAGAGCACCCGGTAACTGGCTCTGTATATACAAAATTCCGCAAGACGAAAAAACTAAATGAAGTTTTAAAACTATAGGATCAGATCAAATATCGCTTCGATGATATGATGGACGATGGAACGGTGGTGATTGGCTATGGCCAGAGTTGCCGCAGATAAGAAACCGCCTCGTATCAAGGTTCCGCCCTCTTGGAGCGGTGGCAAGTGTATGTGTTGCGGAAAGATCTATGACGTGCGCAAAGGGAATTTCTCAAAAACACAGAGCCAATGGTTTATGGGTAACGATGGGTATCTTCCATGGTGCAATGACTGCCGCGAAAAGATGTTTGAATTCTATGCCAAAAAGTACAACGACGAGGACGAAGCTATCGATCGTCTTGCTATGATGTTTGATACTTATGTTGATGATAAAGTGCTGGAGGCTGCGGAATATTCAAGTACATCTGCACCGAAGATCAACACCTATATGGGTCGTATCAATATGCGTCAGTTTGCAAGTAAATCCTATGATGATGTAATCGATCAGAAGAAAAAGGACGCACTTGCTGCCGGTGATACTAAGGGAACGAAGGTTACTCAGAGAATGATCAAGAACTGGGGGCGTGGTTTGGATGATCAGGATTATCTATTCCTTGAAGATCACTACCAAAACCTTATTACACGCCATGAGTGCAAGACAGCCGCACAGGAGATTCTGTTTAAGCGCATCGCAAAGGCAGAGCTTAACTGCGAAAAGGCTGACGCAACTGGTGATACCAAAAAAATCAAGGAAGCAAACGACAATCTACAGAACCTGATGGGATCTGCCCAGATCAAGCCGAATCAGACGAATGATAATGCACTGGCTGAAACGAATACTTTTGGCACGTTGATTCAGAAATAGGAAGAGGAAGAGCCGATTCCAGAACCGTCTCCCGAGTGGCAGGACGTTGATGGTATCGGTAAGTATTTTAGAGTGTGGGTGCTGGGTACGTTGCTTAAGATGTTCAACTTGAAGAACCCATATCAAGACGAATTTGACGAAGAGTTTGAACGATATACTGCTCATAAACCAGAGACGAATGAGGATGATACCACAGATACTAGCCTCCGCGAAACTATTTTCGGTATTGGCGAAGGCGGTGGTTCCGCATGAGTAAAGAAAAATTAACAGATAAGGAAGTAGCGAATACAAAATCAGAAAAGATAATGAATGCAGTTGCCATAAGGGCGAGTTTCTATAGAGCGAATCCCCAGCGGTTTGCAAAAGATTATTTAAACCTTACATTGAAACCATTCCAAGAGCTACTATTGTTTTTGATGGTGAGATGTACCGGTTTCTGCTTCATTGCTGCTCGCGGTCAAAGGCCGCCATTCTATTGTGAATGAAAAAATCGGGCAATATCGGTGAAGGCTTAACTGCTAATACCGAGATAAGCGAGGAGATTGCGTAAGGCTTCTCGCCATCGTAGAGCGTAGTGGGTGAATAAATATAATCCCACCAAGAGTGTCCGACACGAAAATGTACGCCAATCTGGGGCTGAATAGACAGTCCGATGAAAATGAAGGAAACTTCCAGAACAGTAGATAAAAAACTACTGGTTAATAACTAATTGCTAGGCAAATCTTTTCTAACCGCAGTTTTCTGTGTGATTACATGTATTCTATGGCCTGGTTCCAAGGTTTGTATTGCCTGTAAGGTAAGAAGCCAATCTATCAGTATTTTGGATGAAAAGATAATGAAGGAGATCTACCCCAATAGTCCCCTTCTACGATCTGAAATCAAAAAGGTCGATATCAACAATCAAAAAGCAGAGATTATATTTAGGAACGGCAGCTATATCAAAGTTGTCACTGCAACAGATAGCAGTCGTGGTAGTCGAGCTACACTTCTTATCTGTGATGAATATAGATTACTCTCTAAAGATGTTATTGACTTGATCTTGAAGAAGTTCCTGAATATTGTTCGTCATCCTGGATATTTGGACAAGCCACAATATGCACATCTTGCAGAGCGAAACAAAGAATTCTATCTAAGTTCTGCTTGGTTCCAAAACCATTGGAGCTATGAAAAATGTCAGGACTACTTCGTAAATATGATCGACTTTAATAAAAAATATTTCTGCGTATCCTTCCCGTATCAGATGTCAATCAAGAGCGGCTTGCTGTTGAAGGAGGCTGTAGAGGACGAAATGAGTGAATCCAGTTTTTCTGATTTGACGTTTGCAATGGAGAATGAATGCAAGTGGCTTGGTGCTACTGAGGGTGGATTATTCCAATTTGATGACATCAACAAAACGCGCGTCATTGAAAAGGCGTTCTACGCACCGAATCTTTTACTTAATCAAGCTGCTATGGACGTGCCGAAAAAGAAAAATGGCGAAGTACGAATTCTCACCGCTGATATTGCATTGATGAGCAGTCGCAAAAACGACAACGACGCAACCAGTATCTTCTTGAACTGTATGCTGCCGAATAAATCAGGACGCTACACCAGCAACTTTGTCTATTCAGAGAACGTTGAGGGTATGAGTGCGCAAGACCAAGCACTAAAACTGCGACGGTATTTCGACTACTTCAACTGTGATTATATCGGGGTTGACTGTAGAGGCGTTGGATTACCTCTGGTTGACTTGCTGATGCGTGATATGTATGACCCAGAAACAGGCGAAACATATCCTGCGATCAGCTGCTGTAACAATCAAGAAATCGCATCTCGCTGTGCTGACAAAAATGCCCGCAAGGTCATCTAGGCCATTATGGGCAGCTCCCAGTTTAATAGCGATGTTGCTATTGGATTGCGCAGCGGTTTCCAGCAAGGACGTATTCATCTGCTTCAGAGTGAGTATGGATGTGAAGACCAGTTGCGCAAACTCTATAAAGGCTATGATAAAATGTCGCCTACTGAACGAGCCACGTTGCAAATGCCCTATATCAATACCGGGCTTGCTGTAAACGAACTCGTGAACCTGGGCTACGAAACTGTGAATAACGTTATTAAAGTCAAGGAGAAATCCGGCTGCCGTAAAGACCGCTACTCTTCCCTGTCTTACAACTATTACATTGCGCAGCAAGTTGAACGAAGCATGGAGAAGAAGAATAAAAAGCCAACTTCGCTCACGTTTAACTTTAGAGCGCCTGTATTAAAGAAGGGAGGACTGTAATGGCTGAAGATAAAATGCAGAAAAAGGTCCGCGTAACAAATGCCAAAGATGGCAAGACATCTTATGTAACATATCAGGATCTTGTCAATGGCGTTTATGCGAACCTGTCACATATCGGTATTCGCAATCTGGCATCGAGTACCGACACAAATCCGACATATACAAAATATACCAAGGATCAGATCGTTACATATCTTGGCAATCCCGCCAACTATGAGAAGCAGCTGCGAAATATGAGTAAATATCTATTCAATATTTCAAACTACTACCGCCGACTGATTCAATATTTTGCGAACATGTCTACATACTCTTATACGATCTCTCCGTATGGACTTGATCGGTCTAAGACAATTAACGCCAACAAGTTTAAGAAGGCATATTATTCTGCTGTAACCGCAGTTGAGTTGATGAATATCCCACATGAAGCCACAAAGATACTGACAATTGCATTCCGCGACGATGTTTACTATGGCTATGCGTGGGAGACAAATGACAGTTTTGCCTTCCAAAATCTTAATGCTGACTATTGTAAAATAAGCAGCATTGAAGACGGCGTTTATAATTTTGCTTTTGATTTTTCTTACTTCGATTCAAATAAAGACAAGCTGCCCAACTATCCTCCTGAGTTTGAGACAATGTATAAACAATATAAAGCTGACTCGCAGAACTACAAGTGGCAGGAGTTGGACAGTTCCAAGTCCATCTGCATCAAAATAAATGAGCACGATTATATTCCCATTCCCCCGTTTGTGAGTTTGTTTAGCGCGCTTGCCGACATTGAAGATTACCGCGCCATCAGTAAAAACGCAAGTGAAACCAATAACTATAAAGCACTAGCGATGGAGATCCCCGTGAATGACGCTGACGGCTCTTTCCTGATTGACTATGATACAGCAAAAGAGTTCTATGACATGATGAGTAATGTACTGCCGCCGAATATTGGCGCAATTCTTACTCCCATGAAGATCAGTAGCTGGAACTTTGAAAAGAGCGGCGTGAATAGTGACTCTAAAGAGGTCTCAAATGCTGAGGCCACATTCTTTACAGGAGCTGGCGTGAATAAGAATCTGTTCGGCGGTGGCGAAGATCCTTCTGCTACTACCCTGCAGCTGTGTACTGTGAATGACCAGGAGATCGTGTTTGCAGTGATGCGACAGTTGGAGCGCTGGATCAATCGCAAGCTGAAGAGCGTTTCCGGTTCTTATAAGTTCCGCCTGAACTTCCTACCAGTCACTCATTATAACGTAACTGAGATGCATGAAAGATATCTCAAGGATGCTACTTATGGTATGCCGACTCGAACCGCCGCTCTTGCAACTACTGGTTATGCGGGCAGCGATTATGAGAACATGACTTATCTTGAAAATGAAATCCTGGGACTTAGTGCTGGTGAAACACCGCTCAAGAGCTCCAATACTCAGTCCGGTTCCGCCGGGGATGAAGGTGGCCGCCCAACAAACGCAAGTAAGGGCGAGGGCCTGTCTGATGCTGGCAATGTAAGCGCTGATAGACAGGAGGCATAAGATGAGTCAGGAGATTTATGAAGTTATCGTACACGGAGCACACTCCGCCGGGATGGCAAAGTTCCTGACCGACCGTGGCGCTCTGATGCTACGAATAGACCCAACAAACAAGTATGTTTTTGTATACGATTCTGTGTTTGAAAATGCTCTGGCTGAGTTGCAGGTTGCGATTCGCCAGGGCTTTTATTTTGCTGACGAGGAGGTGAAAACAGAATGAATCAACGATATCCGGTTTCTTTTATTAAGAAGGGCGAATACGAATCTTCTGATTTTCGCTTCATTGATGTCAGCATTGATGTAATGCACACTGGAGCAAACCTCAATAAGACAAGTTTCACAAAAGACGCGATCAACAAAGCAGTACCGACAATCCGTAATACGCCGATCCTGGGCTATGTTGTAGATGAACTTGACGAGGAAGACAAGGACTTTAAAGGGCATGAACATGAACTACGGATCACCGACAAGGACGTGAAGTACGTTTATGCTGGTCAAGCTTATGGTGTTATCCCTGAATCTTGTAATCCTCGCTGGATCGTTAAGGATGACGGCACCGGTATTGAACGGGAGTATCTGCGTGTTGATGGTTTGATTTGGACAAAATTTAGCGATCCTGTAGATATTTTTACCCGCGATGGTACGAAGAATCACAGTGTTGAGCTGACCGATATGGTTTGTGGCCCCGCAGATAAGAACGGCAACGTTCCTGTGGGGTCTTTTAAATTTGACGGTTGCTGCATTCTGTCTACGACTGATCCGAGTATCAAGCCCGCTATGACAGGCAGCTGCGTTACTGCCAATTTTTCTGTTGAAGATATTACCGCTCAGATCCGCGACCGGCTCTATGAGTATCAAGCAATTCAACAGAACTATACTGCGCAAAATGATAATCCATCCGATGAGGAGAAAGGAGATACAACGCCAATGAATGAAAATGAAAAGAATCCTGCTATGACTGAAAATGCCGTGGCAGAAGGCGCTGTGGAGAATCCTGAGATTGAGACTCCCGCCGCAGAGAATACTGCGACAAAGACCGAATCTGAGGCTGCTCCTGCCGAAAACGCCGCACCTGAAGAAGGTGTAGAAAATGCAACAACTGAGGTTCCCGCTGAGAATACTGCGCCAGCCGAAGAGGGAGAGCCCGCTGCATCAAGCGAATTTACTCTGACCACTGAGCAGCTGCTGAATGAAATCAGCGGCGCTCTGGGCGCATACAAGATCCAGTCTTCTTGGGACCCTGAGAATATGGTTCCCCGCTACTGGATGAATGATGTCCAGGGCGATGAGGTGATCGTGATTGATTGCACCACTTACAATCTGATGGGTATTCCCTACTCCATGAACGGCGACAACGTTGTTCTGGATGTGGAGAACGCCAAGCGTAAAAAGGTGACTTTTGAAGATTGGGACGAGGGCGAGGTCCTGCCCGGCATGAATGCAGCCTTTACTGAGATCACTAATAAGGTTGTCGAGATGAATGCTAAAATCTCTGACCTGACAAAAGAGTTTACTGAAGCATCTGAGACCATTGCAGAGATGAAGCCGAAGCTGGAGGCATACGAAAAGGCCGAAGCTGACGCAAAAGCCGCTGAGATGGAAGCAAAGCGCAGCGCTCTGTTTGCCACCTTTGACGAGAAGCTTGGCGCAGATGCTGAGTATATTGCACTGAAGGAGAACAAGGAGATCAGCTACTCAGATCTGGAAACTAAGTGCTATGCGCTGGTTGGCCGTAAGAGTGCTGAATTTTCTTATGTTCCCAATAAAAACAACAAAAAAACTGTCCGCTTTGGCGTGGGTGGCACCCAGAACGGTTCAGATGTCGCGTATGGTGGTCTGATCGAACACTATCTCGGCAATAAGTAATTTACCAAAAATTAGGAGGTACATAATTATGGCTAATAATAAGCATGCTGTTGTGCGCATTGACAAGCTGGGTGGCACCCTGGATGGTGCTCAGCTGGAGAGTGCTATTTTCTACAAGGAGTCCAATGCTGCTGAGATCGATAACGCTCAGCTGGTTGTTCTGGGCGAGAAGCTGGGTCGCGAGGTCTACAAGGCTACCGCTCCCACCGCAACTTCCACCGTTGCTGACCTGTATCTGACTGCTGGCGTCGAGCTGTTCTATGATCAGACTGTGGCGCACTATCTGCCCGAGTGGGTCAACGAAGCCGGCAAGCCCGTGCGTGTTTATGCCCTGAATGTTTCCAAGGGCGGCTTCTCTGCTACTGCCGAGGCATTTAATGGCACTCCCGCAAAGGGTAAGTATGTCGGTTTTGCTGCCGATGACACCAAGATCCAAATTCAGGAGGCTGCCGATGATAAGACCTTTGGCTGCATTGACTTTGTTGAGACTGTTGGTTTTGGCGATGGTCGCTACACCTACTACATGATCACCCTGAAGTGATTCCGAAGTTTTAAGAAATCAACATAAAGCCGTCCGTTTAAAGCGGGCGGCCATTTTTATTATAGGAGGTTTATACCATGGCTATTGATTCTAATCTGGTCAAGCTGGCTCTCGATGGCTACAAGGGCCACGTTGCTGGTGATTATTCTGTGAACGACACCCAGGAGGCTCTGCGTAAGGCTCTGGTTGAGGCAAATGGCGGTTCCACTAAGCTGGACATTAAGGCTCTGCGTGACGGCAGCTGCTCCAAGGTGTTTGCTATTGTTGAAGAGCTGGTCAATGTTATTTCTGAGGAAGGTCTGAAGGGCGACGAGTTCTTTATGAGCATGGTCGAGGATCGCAACCTAGCTCTGGGCGACACTCCCAAGTTCCACATCGAGAAGGAGTGCCTGTTTGCTGTTGCCGATATTGCCGAGGGTACTCAGGGCGTGCGTCGTCAGCGTCTGGAAGCCGGTACTGACATTACCGTCAATACTCAGCTGCACGCTATCAAGATCTATGAGGAACTGAATCGTGTTCTGGCTGGCCGTATCGATTTTAACAAGTTTGTTGATATCGTCTCTAAGTCCTTTACTAAGGATGAGCTGGATTCTGCATACGCCGCATTCGTTGGCATGTTCAGCAAGCTGAATGCTCCCTACATTGAGACCGGCTCTTTTGACGAGGACAAGCTGCTGGATCTGATCGAGCACGTTGAGGCATCCACCGGAGAGACTGCCGTTATTGTTGGCACTCGCAAGGCTCTGCGTCAGATCAAGACTGCCGTTGTGTCTGATTCCGCCAAGGAAGATATGTACGCAATGGGTCACTTTGGCCGCTTCAATGGCACTGAGCTGATTGCTGTGAAGCAGCGTCACGCTACCGGCACTACCGATTTCATCCTGGATGACAAGACCCTGTACGTGTTTGCTGGCGACACCAAGCCCATTAAGCGCGTTACCGAGGGTGATGTCACTATGCTGATGGGCACACCGATGAACAACGCTGATATGAGCCAGGAGTTCCTGATGATGAAGCGCACCGGCATTGCCATTGTGTTTGATCGTGACTTCGGCGCATATAAGATGGCCTGATCGATAATTTGAGTTGAATAGCGGTGGGGCAATAACCCTGCCGCTTCTTTTATTAAATAGGAGGAACGAATGGCAAGACGTACAACTAAGACTACAGCCGCGAAAGCTGCTGCTCCCGTAGCGACCGAGCCCGTAGTCGAAATTACAAACGAGACCATGGTGGAGTGCCGCAATGGTACAGCTGGCAATCTGATCTATAAATCCACCTTGAATCCCGGCTATACCGTTGAGTGGGAGGCTTTTGGCGATGTTCAGGAAATGGAGTATCGCGAGCTGGTTTCTATGCGCGGTAATCAGCGCCGGTTCTTTGAGGAAAATTGGATTTTGATCGATGATCCCGCCATTATCAAGAAGCTTGGCGTTGAGCGCTATTACAAAAATAGTCTGACCACCGACAACTTCAATGACGTGTTTACAATGCCCGCCGATGAGATTAAGAAGATCGTCCCGACACTGCCGGGCGGCACCAAGGATGCGATTGCATCTGAGGCTAAGAAAAAGATCGAAACCGGTGAGCTGGACAGCCGCAGTGCGATTAAGGCACTGGAGGACTCCCTGTCTGTTGAGTTGGAAGACACAATTTGATGTAAAGGAGGCGGGTCATGGCAACCACTTTTGAAAGTATCTATGCCCGCTGTCGTGGGCGCATTCGAGATTATGATAAGGAAGGATATACTGACGAGATGTTTGCAGACGCAGAAAACGACCTGCTTCAGGCCGCCATTGATGATTTTGCGGACATTTGTGTGCAAGACCTGACTGACTATGATGATGAGCTGCAGCAGTTCAATGTTACTCTGACCCGCAAGGAACAGAGTATTCTGGCGTTAAGCATGATTGTGCATTGGCTGGAGCCGTATGTTTATAACTCTGACGCTTTGAAGAACGCTATGAGCACCAAGGACTTTTCTTTCTTCTCCCCTGCTAAGCTACTGGAGCAGATGAAAGACCTTTTGGCGCAGTCGCAACGCAAATTGACTGCTGAGATGAACTTGTATTCCTTTAAGTCAAACAGTGTTTCTGAATGGACACAGTAAGGCGGTGGGATATGACAAGATCTCAATATAGAGCCATGCTGAAACAGGATGGAGAGACGCAGCGTGACAGAGTGGTTAATAAGGCACTCCATGATACGCGCCTATTAGCGCCAGTCAATCCTTCTTATAAAGAAGTGACGATAGACGACGTACCACGCTGGGTGAATATTATATCGTCTACTGTTACAAATCAGAAAATATTCCGCACAAGACCTGGTGAGGATTTTGAGATCGGCAGCATTATGTACTGGGGTAAGAGCCACTGGCTGATTACCGAACGTGATGCAGACGATGAGATCACCGTGCGCGGCCGCATTCAGATCTGTCAGAAACAGATCGTGTGGCAGGACGACAAGACAAAAAAGATCGTATCTCTGTGGGCAACTGTGGAAAAGCCGTATTACTCCAACCTGAGTGAGAACAAGGTGATGAGTTATTCAACTCGTGAATTCCGTATTCAAACTCCGTTCGACGAGTATTCTGCCCGTCTGAACATTGGAAAGCGGCTGATGTTGGAGATCGTCAATGGAGAACCAAAGACCTATCGAATCACGTCGATTGACCAGATGACTGGCCGAATTGACTATGATAATGACCAGATCGGGTTCCTCTCGTTTAACGTTGAACAGGATCTTTACAACGCAGAAACAGACAATGTAGAGAAAATGATCTGCAATTATGTGCCTGAAGATGCTTCCGATAACGTGGAAATCACCTATCCTGACGATAACATCGTAGACGACAGAGTGCTTTCGATAGAGTTTACAGGTGAACCATCCATCCCAACTGGTGGTTTTGGAAAACTGTTTACTGCAAAAATCGATGGCGAAGTATATGACAATGCAGAATGGACGCTTACCGGCGATTGTACTCCTGCGGGAGTATGTTTCAAAGGCGGTAATACGATTACGACCGGTGCAAAATGCAAGATCACTTGTGTGGATGATTCTAAGTTGATTGGACAAGTCGTGGTACTGACGGTTAAAGCAGCCGGCCTTACCGAAAAGATCGAATTGGAGGTGATCTGATATGAATCTCGATGAGATCGGAGTATTCAAAAATCGGGTCGTTTCCAAGTTGATCAATGACGAAAATGTCCTTGATGTCCTATTGGGCAACACAGATGATATCGACGATCCCGAAACTCTTCTGCTTGGTAAGAATGGGTCGGGTGAAGGTGGATGCGTGTTTAAGTATGAATATGTTCCAGATACACAGGAAAACTCAAAAACATTTTTGTGTGTTGAGGTTGTGCCAGAACAAACCAGCGGTGATTCTATTACGATGATGACTATTTACGTGTTTGCATATTGCAGTAAAAACCTTATGCAGACATATCACCGGAAAGGACAAGCTGGGACACGCATTGATATTTTGGTCAGTGACATTGATAAGCTTCTGAATGGAAACAAAGAATTTGGAATTGGACCGCTTGAATGGGCTGGAAGCAGCATCTATAAGCCGGCGCAGTGCTATTACGGACGAATGCTTGTTTATCAGGTTGGCTCTTTTAGGAGGGCTCGCTGATGAGAAAAATTTCGTATCTTGATCATCTGAGCCCATATGGCGTGCAGCTAAAAAATGTTGGGCGAATCCACTCCCCTTTTTTGAAAGATATTTTGAAGATAGGTTATACCCAGTATCAATACGCGCTGACCTTATTTTTATATACCCCAGAAAAATACTACCATGATGCGGCAACTATGATGAAAATGCCAGACATCTGGGAGCAAATGACAAGCGAACAAAAAGCAAATACTACGATGTTTGATATTCTTACATCGACAGACGAATCCAGAGCCGAACTGGTCTCGGCCCTGGGTCTTTTTGTTTCTGGGGAATTGGAGTGGGACGAGCAGTATCGAGCAATTTTTATCAACAAAGAAAATAGCGGCAAAAAAGGATTCTCCGTTGGTGGCTATATCGACAGAAACAACTATTCGACCGTAACAAAGATTTGCTTACAGATGGTTGATATCGATGAAAGCGACATCCCTGAAGAAGCTCCAAAATTCAAGACTGAAAAAGATCGCTTGTTTTATGAGAAGTTCCAAAAGAAGAAGAAAAAGTTCAAACAAACAAAAAAGGCAGATCCGAATTTCGAGCTGCCGAACATGATTTCTCTCTTATGCACTTTTCATCCAAGTTTGAATTATTCAAACATCTTTGAGCTGACAGTTGGACAGATACGAGATACGTTCTCCCAGCTATTACGCGCAAAACAACTAAATATCGCTGAAATGAACTATTCCGTTTGGGGCGGAAAATACGATCCGTCGCAATGGATAGAGCGAATTGACAAAGAAAACGAAACTATAGGAGGATAACAATTATGGCTAACAAGAATGCAAATTTCGCCAACCGCGAGGTCGCCGATCTGATGCTGGTCGACTACTCCACCAAGAAGCTGTTCCTGAATGTTGACTGGGCTAACGTCACTTCTACCTCTTTTGAGGGTGACCGCGTGTTCGCAACCGGCGGCCAGGGCGCACCTAACCGCGTGCAGTTTGACGGTTCTCGTACCGGTACTCTGACCATTGAGGCACAGGTCTACCCTGTCAAGGTCTTCCAGATGCTGTCCGGTAATGATCTGGGCACTACCGCAAACTTCCTGAAGCGCGAGAAGGTCACCTGCACTGAGGCCGGTAAGCTGACCATTTCTACTGCTGCTGGCACCACCGCTGTTCAGGTCTTTAAGGCTGATGACGATCTGGGTACTGAGGTTACCGCTACTGTTACTGAGGGCGGCACTGAGGTTACCGTGACTGAAGCAACCGAGGAGACTGCTTACATTGTTTATTACTACGCAAAGCAGGCAGCCGCTCAGGTTGTGCACCTGGATAGCCGTCACTTCCCCAAGGCTTATCGTGTCGAGGGTTCTATTCCCTATAAGACCGAGAACGACGACATCATCGAGGCACATCCCATCTGGTACAAGGCTGCTCCTCAGGCCGGCTTCGAGCTGTCTTGGCAGAATACCGGTGATCCCGTTTCTCTGACCATGACCTTCGACGTTTTGGCCGACGAGAATGGCGACATGTTCTCTCTCATCTTCCCTAACGAGGGCTGATACATAGCATTTACACGAGGCAGAGTCTTTCGGGGCTCTGCCCCTTTTATGAGCGCACCAACAGCATGGCAACTACTGTACTGCTGGCGCGTTGATATGAGGAAACTCACAAATAAAAAGAACACCCACACAGCGGACCAGCTCTCTAATTTGCATAGAGGCTTCAGTAAAAACTCGGACAGATGACACCGCTTACGCCCGGCGCTGGCTTACTTTCATAGCAAACAAGACAATGGCTGTCAAATCAGCTACAAAACCAACGATTTCTCGCAGAGTCGCAAAGTTAATCTCCATAGGGTCCTCCTTTCTACCAGCAGTTGGGCTACTGGATTTTCGGGAAGCCCCTATGATAATGTCCACATGTTTAAATAAGCCCCAAAAGGGGTGTGCAGGTGTTCTTCAAGTTTGAATTTTACCACATCCAGAAAGAAAAAGGAAGTGTTATATATAAAAATCTTAGCTTTTGACCAGGCGCTTGGTAAAACAGGCGTTTGTACTTTAGATGGCGACACTGTTTATCACTCGCTGATCGACCTGAGCAAAACCAAGGATGTCTTGGAACGCTCAACAATGATGCGCCAGATGATTCAGAGCCGCATCAAGAACAATCGTCCAGACCTTGTAGTGATCGAAGATGTTGCACTGCAAAGCTCGCCCAAAACATTGATCCAATTGGCGCAGTTGCAAGGAGCGATCATTGGCGTATGTGAGTTAAATAATATTCCTTATGAAATTATCAAGCCATCTGAGTGGCGAAAGATATTGGGATTTAAACAGGGTCGAGTAAAGCGTGCGGAATTAAAACAGCGGGCCATCGACTATGTGAAAACCTGTTATGGAGAAGATGTTTCGTCTGATGAAGCTGACGCGATGTGCATTGCGACAGCTGTAAAGATGGAACTTGAAAACAATAAATTAAATCAGGAGGACTAATACTTATGGATGCAAAGAATAATCTGACTTTGGCTGAACGAATTTTGTTTGTTGACAGCGTGGTAAGCCTGTCTGAGCGCAATGGACGTTACGAGCCGGCGCTGTATGACTACGCTTTCCGAATTACAACACTGATCATGTTTACTGGTCTTGAAACTGAAGAGCTATCACAGGACCAGATGAGTGAGCTGGCTTTCTCTGATGAAACGACCAAGTTGATGAATGAGGCTCCGCGCAAGTATATTCTGACTACACTGAACAAGGCTTGCCGCGAAAAAATCGAGATTGCCCGCCAGCAGTATATGGCCGCATTTGAAGCCGCAGCAAAGAACCAGCCGTTTGAGCAGTTGATGCAGTTGGCCGCCGAGGTACTGAGCGGCATTGGTGATCAGTTCGACATGAACAAAATGATTGAAAAAATCGCTGAAGAAAATCTGAAGAAACCGGTAGAGAAAGATAACTATAGCGTCAAAACTCCTGAAGGTATGCTCGATGGTGCCCCTTCAATTGATACGGCAGAGCTTATTTCTGCGGCCGCTGAAGGCAAGGAGTAAACTATGGGGAAGAAATCATGTACTACGACCAAAGAACTTCAGGCAGAAATCATGCGAAGAGCGAATAAAGCATTAAACAAAGATATTGCTCCTTATGTAGAGAACAAACTTAAGGAACATGTCCAAAAAGATGTTTATACTACTTACTCCCCTGTTGAATATGAACGTCGTGAAGAAGATGGTGGTCTAGTAGATGATGATAATATCAAGCACAAAGTTCGAACAGATAATAGAACTTTATATGTATATGAACGTGCTCCAATAGAAGGGCCACGACTTGATGCTCCAAACTGGGTGTCTCAAAATGACAGCTTGGCTCAACTGATTGAGCAAGGCGCACATAATCCATGGACACATAAGAGATATCGTTGGACTAATCCACGTCCATTTATTGAAAACACTCAAAAGGATATCAATTATCGTTATGCCGACATTGTTAAAATGTTACGCAATCGAATCAATCACGACAACTGAAGTAATTAAAAAGATGAGCAGACTTATTAAAAGCCTGCTTTTTTTAGATTCGGCTCCAAAAGGAGGAATATGATATGCCTAGAGAACCAGAATTGAGTATCAAAGTAAAAGTAGATCCACATGTTGATCCACAGCAAACACGCGATACCATCCAAAGAAAATTCAACGATATTAAAAATCCGCCGACAGTGGTCATCAAACCTGACTTAAGCAAGTTCGATAATTTTATTAAAGATGACCTTGGTGGAGATTATCCAGTTGATATCACTCCTAATATTACTGGAGATATTAAAGGAAAGATTAAAGAGGAAATTGATAAGGCTGTTAAAAGTCCCGATTTTCCAAAGGTTCCACTTAAAGTTGATGTAGGCGATTTCAGTAATGAATTATCTTCTGCTTTAAAAAAGGAACTAAAAGATGTCAACGATAAACTCAGCTACTATTTGAAAAATCTGACAAGAAATTCCGATAATTTAACTGGATTGGTTAATGATTTGCTACCAACAAAAAATATTTCTGCAGCAGGAGCAAAATTGAGCAAAGAAGTGTCAAAAACAGTCAATGATGCTACTGAGACTGCAAAAAAATCAGTCAAACCATTAACCATAGATGATTTATTAAACTATAAATCTAAAACAACTTTAACGTCTATTCAAAAAGTAAAGGATTCTATACTACAATTAAAAGATTCGTTAACCGATTTATATACAGATGAAAAATATATCGATGAGGACGAGCAAATTATTGATGTCAAAGGTTTTCAAGAAAAGCTTCGAACATTAAAATCAGAATCAAAAGATTTAAAAAAAGTTTTAGAAGGATTCTCGTCAACTATTGGAATGAAGAGTGTTTCTTCGGTATTTAATAATAAGGACTTTAATATTGAAAAAACATGCTCGGATTTACTTGAACTAATCAATGTTCTTGATCTAATTTCTGAAACGCCGATTTTCAAAGACAAATCCGAAGCACAAGATTTTTCTGAACGTCTATATGCAAACGTTGGAAAATATAGCAGTTCATTAGATACACTTTGCGATTCTACCATCTCGAATCTGGATAAAGTATCAGAACGTTCAAAAGAAGTGATACATGAACAAGATGTATTGCAACGGACACGGACACAAGTTGAAAAAAAGGTAGAATCTGCTAAAAAGGAAGATTCTTCTGGACTACTTGATTCTTCTTCTATTAAACAATATGCTGATAGTATTGATGAGGCGCTAAGTCAGGTTTCAACTAAATATGAGGAGATAAATAGAAAAAGAAAAAGCGCTATTAACCTTGAGAGCACGTTATTGTCCAAAGTCAAACTCAATAAAGAATCACTTAAGGATGAGTTGAAGGAATATTCCGATATTCTTAAAAATTTCGACGATAATAAATTGAAAGGTATTGCAGATCGAGCAGCTGCTATACAAGATTCCAATGTACCAGTAGGTGACAAGAAAAAACCCAAAGAGACATCAAAGTCGAAATTAAAATCAGCCTCTACAACTTCTGTTCCTAATTTCCCTGGAGCGCCAAATAACAAAAATGAATCTCAATCTTTGATTGATGATGGTATTGCAAAAATAAAAAAAGTTGTTTTTGATGTAAAACAAGAAGACCTTCAGAGCTCTATTGATGCAATTTTTGCTAAAGTGTCTGCTCCTATCGGATTCAGGCCAGCAGAAAATGCAATTGAGAATGTTCGTACAGAACTAACAAATGCACTTAAAAATATTGATTTTACATTAAAATTCGAAAAGCAGAATGCTAATGGCGAAACCACAGCGACTGCCACTACGATGAGTGAATCACAATCAACTTTTGATTTAAAAAAGCAAGCAACATCTATTGGAAACATCAAGCGCAATCTTGAAGCGGTTACAACAGGCATTGATAAATATATGACAGATATCGCTTCTATTGGCACTGCGTTCGAGTATTCTATGAGTCAAGTAGATTCTTTGAATAAATCTCTTGAGAATCAAATCACAGACTTGGATCTTATCGCAAAAAAGACGGATGCTTACGGTACAATAACTAATTCTATCGCACTGAATACAAAAGATGTAGTGGTCGCTGGTGATCCAGTAGATATTCATGGCAAAGTCGAACTCAAGGATAAGGATATCAAGAGACCCGATCCTTTAAACATCAATGGCGCTGTAAAAATCAAAGCAAGTGATATTAAAATTGATGATGTTGAAATTTCAAAAAAGAAATTTGATATTAACGGTAATCTAATCCTGAAAAATGCTGAGATTGTTGATGCGGTAAAAGAAGCGACTAAGGAAGCTACCAGAAAGGCGCAACCAAAACAGTCTACGGCGAAAACAAAGAATGGTTTGACCGATCGAGATTTTGAGCGTAAAAGTAAAGAACTTCTGACGAGCCTTGCTTCCATTATGAAAGGTAAAGCGCGTGTTCAAAACTCTCTCACAACTCATACACGTAAGGGGCAATCGGAAGCTGCTGCTGAAGACTCATACTATTTATCGAAGCTTTCAAGACGAGAGCGTACAACGAAAGGTAAGCTCACGAAACTTTATAAAGGACGTGGCGGACGTTCTGCATGGCAAAGTAGTTCTATCTATCATTCTGCTACTGAAGATTCAGAGCATATTCGAAACAGTCGTGTTGCAGAAAACTCAGACAAAGACAAAGTCGCAGAAGAAGAAAAATATATCGCAGCACTTCGCCAGCGTTCAAAGATTTATAAAGAACTTGCTGTCGCGCGTCGCAAATATGGTGATGATTCGGAATATGTAAAATCTTCTCAAAAAGAGCTACAGAATACATTAGATATAATCAGCCAGTTCGAATCTAAAGTTGGAAGTCAGTATTTACAAGCGATGCCTGAGCGTCGTAAAGTTTTTGCCGAGAATATGTCGAATTTTCGTAAGGATCGCGACGATATTAGACATAAAAATACACAAATTGCTGCTAGAGATCAGCAAAAAGCAATCGTTGCTACAAATAAATCTGCAGAGAAGGAACGCATCGCTTCTGAAAAGGAGTTTCTTGAAAATCTCGCGAAAGAGCCAAAGTTGTGGGCAGATGCTGAAAAAGCACGCAAGAAGTATGGCGATAATAGTGCTGAAGCAAAACAGGCAGAGTATTTAAGAGATAAAAATCAATCGTCTATCAATGATTTTAAATCGAATTATACTGGTTCTTTATCTGATATTCCTGGATATAACGATCAAGTAAAAGAAAATAATTTTGCAATGGCAGCATATCAATCTGGGATGACTCGTGAAGCAAATGCAGAACAACAGAAACAGCATGATGCAGCCCAGGCGGCATTTCAAAAGCGCCGTGATGAAGCCGCAAAGCAAGCAAAAGAAGCTCAAAAAGCTGCTGATAAAAAAGATTCAGATGATGCCGCTTTCTTTACAAAATTGCAAACAGCAGTTAATCGTAAGATCAAGGCGTATGACGATTTTATAAAAGCAGAGCCATGGACAAGAGATTGGGTCTCAAAGTCTGGTAAAAATAGTATTGCGGATAATAATCTTCTTGATTTGCAAAATCAGGCTACCGCTACTGGTTTATCTTCCGATCAGCGTTATTCTTTAATCATGGACCAGTACAGAAGAGATATTGATGCTGTCAACGAGGCTCAACAAAAGCGCGCAAAAATTGAAGAAGAAGCTATCAAGGTTCAGGACAAAGACATTAGTTCTCTACAGAAGTTTATTAAGACAGTCGACGCATATAAAGGTTCTATTGAAAAGGACAATAAAACAGATATGCCTGTCTATGCGAACGTCACGAACATTCGTGGTTCTGCAAACGATCTTTTGAATAGACTTCAAAAGGATACTTCTGGCGACAAAGATCAAGTTGCCATCGATTAGGCTAAAGACAACAAGATTGATGGTGTTAAATCTCTTGTCGATGCTTATAACAAGCTTGGAATCGCTGCTAATGATGCTGGTATTGACGTTCAAGAGTTGCGTATTGATGTTGAACGTATGAATAAGACAGCAAAGGGCAAAACCGAAGTGGCAAACCTCAAGTCTCAGCTAATGGACTATCTTGAGAAATTTCCAAAAGTCAGTAGCGCAATGGGTGATTCTGTTAGAGAATTACAAGCTGCTCTGGCTGATCCAAATGCTTATCAAAATATTGGTAAACTAAAGCAACAGATGGCCGAACTTCGTGCTCAAGCTAAAGCGCTTAGTCTGGAATCTGAAAGTCTATTTGATAAGTTTGAAAAGCTTTTTGGCCAGCATCTGAGCACTATGATTACCATGGCCGCTTTGCACAAGATGCAAGACGCTCTGCGGATCGTATATCAGAATGTAGTTGAAATCGATACAGCTGTTACAGAATTGCGCAAAGTCAGTGAATACGCTGGCAAATCTCTTGAAGAGTATATGAGCCGCGCGTCTGAGCAAGCACAAAAGCTTGGTGTTTCGATTAGTGATTACATCAATTCGACTGCTGATTGGAAGCGCCTCGGTTATTCTGATGAAGACGCCGAGAATATGGCTACCTACTCTACCCTGCTCAAAAACGTGGGAGACAGAATTGATGACGTTAACACCTCGTCTTCGTATCTAATTTCGACATTGCAAGGCTTTGGTTTACTTGCTGACCAGGCAGAGGACGTTGTTAATAAAATTGACGCTGTAGCAAATACACAACCTGTTACCGCAAAAGACCTTGGTGAAATCTTGACTCGCAGTTCTGCTGCTATGTCGGCCGCTAATAATACGCTGGAAGAAACTATTGCGCTTGGTACTGCTGCAAACGCAGTTATCCAAGATGCAGACACGGTCGGTACAACTTTAAAAAGTCTTTCTATGTATCTCCGTGCTGCTAAAAGTGACGCAGAGAATGCAGGTATTGAAGTTGATGGTATGGCCAATTCTGTGTCTGAGCTCCGTAGCGAACTGAAATCTCTGACTGGCGTTGACATCATGCTGGATAGCAAAAATTTCAAGAGTACATATCAAATCATGAAAGAGCTGTCTCAAGTATGGAGTGGTCTGTCCGATGTAACGCAGGCGAACGTCACTGAAATGATTGGCGGAAAGAGAAACGCAAATGCTGTTAGTGCTATTCTAAATAATTTTGACGTTGCTGAATCTTCCATGGAATCTGCTGCAAACAGTGCAAACGTCGCATGGGCTGAGAATGAGAAATACCTTGATTCTATTCAGGGTCGTCTTGCTCAGCTTGACGCATCTTTCCAAGCTCTTTCTACCGATGTACTTGACTCCGGTCTGGTCAAGACTGTCGTATCTCTCGCAACTGGACTTACAAAAGCCGCAGATGCAATGATCAAATTTACTGGCGCTATTCCAATGGGTGCTGGTATCGCAACCTTTATAACTCAGCTGGGTAAACCCAAAATGACGGGTTTCACGATTGTGCCCAGCAACACTCCGGGTGGTGACACGGAACAAGCCTGCTGCGCTTATTATATTAAGTGCTGCAGTGTGAGGGAGTATTTAGTAAAACCGACGAACATGGCAGCGTAAGCTGTGGCGAGTTTGGGTAATTCTCGTCCGGGAACTGAAAGGAATCCGCAGGCAAGCTCTTCATGTGCCTACATTATTATAATAGGTACTGCCAGAGACGCTTCAGAGAGCATAATGTCGGAGTGGAACTACGTGTGTAACAGCGCCGTAGATTCACTATGGGGTGCTCCAAATCACTACTGCGTATGGCATTGCTATAACGCCGTAGACAAAATTACAGGCGGCTTCTCCCCTGCCGTCAAAAGTGGAGAAAGTAAAACCATGGTATACGCCGTGGCGTTGACAGAAGTATTATTATATGATAGTATCAGGAGGAAAATATGGACGAAGAGATGCGAAAGCTCTGCGAAAGAGTTTGCATTGAATACTGTGAAAATGGGATTATATCAGAAGATCTCTATAAAATATTTATGAAGGAACACAGCAACCTTCGTTATCCAGATATAGAAAAAGCCGATGCCTTTATGCGTGATTTCATTGATCGGTATATCAAAGAACATAATCTTTCTTGGCGATGTAACCGGTATCTTTATGGAGAAGCTTATGGATTTAAGATTTTTACTGAGATTGATGAGCTTCCAAAAAAAGTACAAATTCTTCCTGTATTTTAAAGTCATTTAATCGGAGGGGTAAAAATGTCTGACGTTATAGCTTTTACAATCAAATATGATAAAGTTGTAGATCAATTGATTTTTCCATGTGTTCTTGCACATAATGGGATTATATTAAAAGCTAACGCGTTAATCGACACTGGTGCTATGGCGAGTTATATTTCGAGTGATTTATCTATGATTTTAAATCCAGTGAAGACAGGACAAGAGACGAAAGTTATTACCACTCAGTTCGATGGTGTTTATCCTATTGTAATGGTGGAATATCTTGGTGTACCTAAAAACACTATTTTCGACAAATGCAAATTTATAGTCAAACCTTTTGCTTCCGACAATTTTAATCTTATTCTTGGTATGGATTTTCTTAATAAGGGAGATTTTGCAATTAGTCGAATTAACAATTGTACAACAGTTACAATTCATCGTCCATCTATATCTGCTATAGAATGTCAAAATATAGTTGATGAGAAAGATATTCCACAATTGATAAAAATGATGCGTAATCTTCCAATTAACACCATTCGCATTGACAACTAGAATGGTTCTGGCTATAATAAAAGTACAATCGCGTATCCAAAATATATGGAGGTATTATATTATGCCAAGACCCAAAGGAAGCAAGAATAAAGCAAAGGTTCTCGATGGCGTCGATTACGCAGCACAGATCGCTGAGAAAAATACTGCTGCAGAATCTCTCACTGAAGAAATTGCAGCACTCGGCACGAATATTGCCGCGCTGAACGCTGAAAGGAAAGCAAAAGAAGTAGAGCTGAAAAAACTCAATAAAGAGATTGTAAAGCTCGAAAAGAAAAAGGCTGATGCTGATGAAAAGATTGCCGCAGAGCTGAATCGCAAAAAGGCAGAAGATATTGTTGCCAATGCACTGGCCAGCGGTATGACTGCCGAAGAGATCGCCGAACTTCTGAAATAACTGCTGTGCAGCTATCATAATGAACAAGCCCGACTTCCCTACTACTGGGAGGCCGGGCTTTTGCTATTTTTATAAAGGAGAATGATTATGACGTATACTAAAACTTACTACAGTCCAGGAGATCCAGGATGGGCTAACGGAATGATTCTCTTTGACTGTATCGAAAGCGAAGTCCATCACGAAAACGAACTCTATTTGTGGAACGATGATACCAAATCTTATGATAAAGTAACAGAAGAAGAATACGAAGTCAGATTACATAATCGTAAGAAACTCGCACCTCCGACTGACTGTTGGATTGCGTAAAGCGGATATGCAGTTGACACCATCTTTGAACCATGATACACTTCTATAAAAGGAGTGTTAAATCATGGAAAACAAAAGCAAAACTTCTGTAAAACATCCAGAAACAAAAAGCAATCAAGAGTATATTCAAAAACGTAATGGAACTTACACATATTCTCCAAAGAATCAAAATCCCGGAAAGCCTAAAGAAAAAGTCAAACAGAGGTGATTAAATGACATGAAAGAAATTATAGAATTCTTACCAGAACTTTTCGCATATTTTATTCCAGGTGCAATTACATTAACTATTTATAATTTTATATTTCTTAAAAAGCAAGACCACTCTGCTTTTATTTTCTGGGCAATTATAATTAGTTATATTGTAAAGATAGTAGTAGACGCTTGTGCCATAACACGATTCAATGAGGCTATTTATGTCGTTACTTGTACGATGCTGCCATTTATTTTGTATGGACTACAGAGAATCGGATTGATTGATCGACTGTTTTCATATCTCAGACTATCTGATATTCAAAATATTTGGCTTTCAACATTAGATCTTGATGGTTGCAATTACGTCATCGTTTATTTATCTGATGGTCGTGCGTATTGTGGACTTATCCACCAAGCTGACGATGATTGGCTAATCCTTACTAATTACAATAGTGTCCTAGCAAAAAAGACAGACGAAAACTCAAAATCTAAAGATGACGAGCCATGCGACCAGATTCTCTGTATTCCAATGTCAAATATTGAGTGTTTTGAAATGGCTTACGACGATGGCTCTCCAAAAATCAAAGAATTTTATCCATTCGATTAAACAAGCAAGCACCCGGAAGTTATGCACCTCCGGGTGTTTCTTTACGCCCGTTGAGTTAGTTATTTCTTACCACTCATACCCACAATTCTTACACTTGAACTGTTTGCCGAGCTTCGGTACCTAACTGTGCGGTTATCAGTCATCATCGTCTTCATCAGTATGAAATTTAGCCAACTCTTTCTTTTCGAGTTCTGTAAAGTCAAGATGATATCGTGTTTCAAGGTAGTCAAGAACTTCTTCTAATGCATATCCGATATAGAGTTGGTTTTCACCAAAGTCGTATCGCATACTTTCTACAACATCCGAATTAACGTAGACAGCTCTTGTGTCCCATTTGTATTCTTTCCCATCATGGACATCTTTATAGTTGATTGGATAGCGATACCAGCCGCCTCGTCCATAGTTGTTGTGTTCGTTATAGGTGTTATTGGCTATCTTTTCTTCTAATTCTGAAATAAGTTGTGCTTTTTCAAGTGAAATTTCCATTATATGTCCTCCGCGCAGGCTTAGAAGTTGCTTCCGCACTGCTTACAATGCCACTGTTTGCCGATCTTCCCGCTGGCAGCCCCCACGAGAGACACAGACACGGCGCGGCTTACGGTGCTGATCTTTTCAGTGTTCGTGGACTTGCAGTATGGACAGATGACATGAGGATGGCGTTCTTCATCCATTTTTGCCACAGCTGCATGGAGAGTGATGGATTCTTGAAGTTCTTTTTCCTCTTTTTGGCGTTCACGTTCGAGACAACCTGGATCTGCTTGTTCACGAAGATAATTCTGATACCAATGAATAAAGTCTCTATTGTACCAAGAGTATGCTTGCGCTGCCTTTGTGTTTATATCTTTTGTCCCATTAGACCATCCTTTTATGAATTTCTCGACTTGATTTTTATATTCTTCTGTATGTTCCGGATTATTTTTTAATATCTGATCAACCATATAGGCATAGGTTACGGATTTATAAAAATCCCCTTCTTCTTTTAGCCATGGATCTTCTTTCAAATAATCGTACTTTGGATGCAATTTATAAAGCCTTTTCCCTTCTTGCTGAATCTTTAGCTTTTCAAAAAAGCTAAATTCTCCAGATACTGCACTTTTTATTTTTTCAAAAGGCACATCATATTTCATTTCACCAAATTTCACAGTTTTCACCTCTGACACTTTTGTATCATTTGACCACTGATACAAGTATAAAGGTTGACAGTCAATAAGTCAATGGTGGAGATTAGCAAATCTCTTGATGGAACTTTGGAGAAGGCCATTTCCGCATCTTCCTATCTTAAAAAGATGCCTAGTGTTGTACAAGATCTCATGTTACTTGGGGATTTCAAACTAGGAAAAGCGCAAAGAGTAACTACTCAAAAACTTAATATTACTACAGGCCAGGCAGATGATCCTGCTATCCAAAATCTTGCTGCTCAACTTGCTGACCTTGATAAATCTCAGCAAAATGCAGTTTTCAAAATGTCTGATTTGAGTGACGCTGCACAAACTGCAACTCGTTCCCTGTTGACAGAAACCGCTGCGGGTGACAGCCTAAGCTCTTCTTTGATTGAAAATGCTCTAAAGTCAAATGAATTTTCTGATGTTCAGGCAAAACAAGTTCTTGAAGCTGCTAAACTTGTTGATGCTCAAGGTAACTACCTCGTTGTAAGCAAAGAAACGGCACAACAGAATCTCGAGAGCGCTTTAAGACAAAAGGATTTCACGGAAGCTGTTAAGAACACAAAGCAAACTGAGCAACAGTTGGCATCAACTATTATAGCTACTGTCTTAGGACAGCAGGCCCAAACTGGTGCTACTTGGCTTGAGACATTTGCCGTAGATGCTCTTGCTGGTGCTCTCGCTATTGCAAAACAAGCGGCTATCGGACTCGGTATTGGTTTCCTTACCTGGGTCGGTTCTAATATAGTCAATTACATTTTGAACCTCAAATCCGCCTCCGAACAGCTTGTTGACGCAATGAACGATTCTCACGATGCAGCAGATCAGGCCGCTCAAGACGTTGAAGATATTCAGTCTAAGATTGATGACTTAAATAAATCCGTAAAGGCAGCCGGTGCTGATAAAATCGAAGATATTGTCGATCCAGCTGAGCGCGAGCGTCTTCAGGCTATCAACGATATGCTTGAAGCACAGCTGGAACTGAAGAAGCAGATTTCAAAAGACGCTGATGATAAGGCGAACACAGATACTAGCGCTGTTGTGAATGATAAATCAGAAAATAGTATCGTTAAATCTAGTACGCAACCACAAGTGTCTTATGATTCTAATGGTAATCCTATTACGATATTCTCTCCGACACCAGATAAAGTTACCAAGACTGAATCTCTCCAGGAGTATACAGCAGCACTCGAAGATACTACTCAAAAACGTCGTGATCTTCAGGTCGAACTTGACCAAATTGAAGCCTCTAGCGGAAAAGATTCTAAAGAGTATGCAAATAAAAAGAAAGAACTCGATGCTCTGAATGAAACTTTTGAATTCCAGAAAACCAAGGTCGAAGAATTGTCCACTGCTGTTTCCGAGCAGATGGGCAATTACAAGACAGATGCCGACAGTTTCGCCAAGTACAAAGATGAATATGTTGCCGGCACGAACGCAATGACCGCAGCCACTAAGGCTCTTGCAAATGCACAAGACGATACTAGTGTTGATACGACCAATGTTGATATCTTTGCAGAAAAAGTTAGTGCAGTCAAAGCTTCCATGTCTCGTCGTGGTACAAATGATTCTAAAGGCAATTCTTATGTCGGCGCTGTTAATGAATTTAGCGGCATGACTGGCGATGCCGTCTTAAATATCGATGCTGATACCGAACATCAAACGGAAGCGGAATCGAACGCACTAAAAATTCTACACGAGACAGCTGATAAAGCACATATCTCTTTTGGAGATTTGATTGGTGTATTTGAGCAATTTGGTTTTCTTCAGGTAAGTAATGCTGAGGCAGCTAACAACTATGCGTCTCAGCTTGAAGAGACAATGGGCGTTATTGACAACATTCAGTCCGCTTATAAGAATTGCTCTACTGCAGTTGAAGAATACAACAAATATGGGTATTTGAGCATTGATTCTTTGCAGAGTTTACTTCAGATGGATGATGCATACCTCAATACCCTTGAGCTTGTCAATGGAAAACTTCAGGTCAACCAGAGCGCTTATGCCGATCTTTTGGCCACTCAATATGCAGAAGCTCAAATGGAAGCCATTTCTCAAGCGATATCAGAGCTAAATGCGATTGCAAAGAAAGATGCCGCAGAAAAAGCAGAGACATTCACAGAAGCAACTGAAGACGAAAAGAACAAACTTGAAGCTCTTGCTCCTGCATTAAAAAATGCCACAATTGGGACTGGAGAACTAGCTGGTGCCCTTGCTGCTGCCCGATCCGCTGAAAATGGAGACAATACAGAAGAGATTGAAGAGAAAATCTCTTCTGTTATGACGGCTTTAAATACCAGATTGTCTTTGATCAGCACTAATATGAATAACGCCATGAATAGTGCTAGTGGTTTAAAAAATCAACTGAATGGATTTAGTGATTCCACAAATAATTCTTCTAAAGCTGCTCAAACTTTCCTTGACGCATGGTCTACTGTTACATCTGCAATGAAAGAGTTTAACGAACAAGGCTATCTGACAATGCAAACTGTTCAGAGCCTGACCGGCCTTGAGGATAAATATTCTTCGGTGCTTCAGAAGAACGATACAACGGGAAAACTTGAAATTCAGACAGCAAAATTCAAAGAATTGATGGAAGCAGAATTAAAAGATGCTAAAATCAAAGGTGATAATGCGAGCGCAACTCAGTATAACAAGATTCTTAAGTGGACAAACCGTAACATCAAGGATCAGACTATGTCCTACTGGGATCTGGTTGCAGCAATTGAAGGTTATAGCGCTGCTCTCTCAGGGGCAAAAGAAATCACCGACGGTTTCAAAGACGCATAGGACAACGGTAAGACTGTCAAAGAAAAGACAGAAAAGAGCCGTACTGGTGCTCTGGATTATGAAGGCACTGAAGCTCAAAGTGCCGCACTGCAATCCATTAAAAAGTATAGTGAATATGATCCGGATCTGATCAATAAAGCCTACAATAAAGATACTGGCAAGATTGATCTGAGCGGAGACGTGCTGAAAGATGCTGTTGTTAAATCTCTCGAAGCGCAAGCAGAAGCTGCCAGCTCTGAAGGTGGCGCTGCATCTAAAGCTATCGCCAAGAGTTACAAAATTGCAGCAAATAATATCAAGAACGACGTTATTTCTGTTCAGGACTATTTTGATGGACTCGGTTCTACGGTCGAAGAGTTCAGCTCCAAGATCGACGATATGCAAAGCGCATGGACCGATTTGAGCGATGTCGCAAACGAGTACAACACTTACGGCGGTTTAAGCATTGACAGTATTCAGAAACTACTTACAATGTCTCCCGAGTATCTGCAGTTCCTTAAATTGGAGGGCAACCAGCTTGTCTTTAATAAAGAAGCGATGCTGGCAAAAACCAAGGCCGACATTCTGGCAAAGGCTGCAGAACTCGAATTAAAAGAAGAAACCAAAGATCAGGCAGAGATTCTGCGTGCATTGGCGGACTCTCTTGACAAGGGCGCAGATTCGATGGAGGGCATGGGCAAATCGGCTGACAAGCTGAAGACTCTGATGTCCCAATTGAATACTGTTTTGAATTCTTTTATCGGCGTTTTTGATGACTTGAATGACAAACAGTCTAACGACCTCAAGATTCAGGGCGAAGCCTGGATCGATGTTATTGACAAACGGATTGATGCGCTTAATGAAGAAAATGATGCACAGGAGCGAGCAATCGAGCTGGCAAAGCTTCAGGACGAGTACGAGCGAGCAAAGGCCAATAAGACTGTCCATGTATATGGCGGCAGAGGTCAGGGCTTCGTATGGAAAGCAGATGAAAATGCTGTTCGTGAAGCCGGACAGAACCTATCTGACAAGCAGCGCGAGTATAAGAAGCAGGACGAAATCGACAAGCTGGAAAAACTCAAAGATAAAGTTCAGGAAACCAATAATCTTATTGGCACCAGCTGGGATGATTATCAGAAGAAGCTGAAATACACAGCCGAGTTCGAGGCCATGACCTTTGAGCAGATGGAAGGTCACTATGACGGTTTCAAGGGTAGTGTCCTTAACAATATGCAGGCCATTCAGGGCGCGACAAATGTCAAGAATGTTATCACTGATATTTCCAATCTGATCTCTACTTTGGAGACGCTGGCGAATGTCTTGAACCTCCTCAATGGTGGAAGTGGCGACGGTGGTGGAGTCTTTGGCTTTATCAACCAAATCAAGAACATGTTCACTGGCGAAAATGGTGACTTTGATCTTGGTGGCGGCTTTAAGAAGATGTTCGATGGAGCAGCCAAGATGGTTTCTGACGGTTGGAATTGGATCACTGGTAAGAACAGGGCTGGTTCTGCCGCACTAAAATCAGACACCACTGCGACATTGGATATCCTTGGCAACACAATAAAGGTGAATACCGGCGATATTCAGCGTGTCTCTGGTGGATTCTTTGAGAGACTGGTTGGTGCTGCGAAAGACAATCTTGGCAGTATCGGTAAGTTCTTCTCAGGTGCATAGACATCTATCTCTGAGAAAACCGGGTTGATGTTTACTGACATTGGCTCGTTCTTTACAGAAGGATTTGGTCTGCTGAACAGTCAGACAGGACTTGGTATTGGTGGCATTGTTGATACCATCGGAAATATGTTTGGCCCAATTGCGGCTGGCGCACAGTCAATCGGTAGTGCCATCTCGTCTGGCGTTGTAAGCTTCTTCCCTTCTATCTTCGCCGGACTTGGTACTCTGGTGACGAGCGTTGGCAGTGCTATGGCCGCTATGATGCAAGCGATTGCTGCCGCTCTTTCTTCCATTCCTATTGCTGGTTGGATTGCTGCCGCTGCAGCTGTTGCAGGTGCAGTTGCTCTGATTGCTACGATTGCTTCAATAGCAAGTAATGTTTCCAGTACACAGGTTGATGAACCTACTCCCGCATTCCAAGCAAAGAAATATGCAAAGGGTACTCGTGGCGTTAAGAAGGGCCAGATTGCAAACGTTGATGAAAAGGGCGAAGAGCTGATTGTTCGTAACCCCGATCAGGGACGCATGACCTATCTTGAAAAGGGCGACGGTGTTATCCCTGCAAAGGAAACTGACAACCTGATGGCGATTGGTGCTAACCCCGAGGGCTGGCTGGCAAAAGGCTTGGCCGAAGCGACCGGTAGTGCTGCTGCCGGTGCCGGTATGAGTGCCCAAGGTCCAAATGCTCAATTGAGTGGTGCCGCAGCTGCCGCAGCCGCTGGTGTTGGCTCAATTTTCGAGAGCGAGTATGATGAGATCCTTGGTGATACAAACGAGTTCATGTCTGGACTCTCTGATATCTTCAAGAAGAGCGATAATCCGATCATCGCTGCCATTCAAAGCATGTTTTATTTTGTCAATAAGACTGCGTATCGTATGTCTACGGTTGGCAAGATCAACTCCTCTAAGACGGTGACTGAATCCACCAGCAACACAAAGAAAGCGGCTCAGAGTCAAATTTCGTCTATGACGAGCAACTTTGAGTCAAGCTGGAAGTCTGTGGCTGGCGAGCTCGGTCTGGATACAAAGGATATTGAAGCAACCAGCAAAAAGATGTCTGAAAAGATGAATGAGCTGGTGAACAATACCTTTGATGCACTGAATGAGAATACTGGTCTGAGCGCTGAACAGGTTGAAGATGTCACCAACACGATGTTTGATTCGTTGCAAAAGATTTATACCAGCGGATGGAACAGTCTTGCTTCTACTTCTGGCGATATGTCCGAGGAGATTGCTAAAAAGCTGAATGCGTCTTATAAGTCTTCTGTTGACAGTACAAATAAGGCCATGAACGAGATCTCCAAGGCGTTCGGTCATAGCTGGAACAAGGTTGGCGGCGGTGTTAAGACCTTGAGCACCAATGTTCAAAAGACAATGGAGCAGGCATGGGCTGACACCAGCCAAGACACCCAGAAGCTGATGTACGATATGCGTGCGTGCTTTGACAATAGTTGGAGTATGAACGAGGCTGGCGTAACTAATCTGGCAGAAATGACTCAGGGAACGGTGAAAGATGGTTATGCCGAGATTGATTCTTCGAGCTCTAATACATTTGGTGAGAATGGTCAGTTGAAAACGGATGCAGACAATTCGTGGAAGAATGTAGAACCTGGCGCTACGAATTTAGCAAACAATATGCAGTGGGTAATGGATCAGTCTTACAACGCCATCAAGGCCGGATGTACAGCTGCCGTTACATCGATCAAAAACGATTTGGCGACCACAGGTGATGCATTTGAAGCTGTCGCTACAAAGGCGGAGAAAGCAAAGCAAGAGACACAACAGCAACAACAAACTGCTCAACAGCCTGCTAAACAGAAAGGGGCTCTTGAGAATATTGCGGAAGGAGCCGGGCAGTTCATTAGAGGCGTTGGCCAAGGCATAGCCGATGTTGTTACAGCACCGTTTAAGTTCCTTGGATCATTACTTGGTTTTGCAAGTGGCACAAAGGAAATAAAGAAGTCTAATTTTGCTAACGTTGATGAACAGGGTTCCGAGATGCTGGTTCGTAAGCCTGCTTCTGGTCGGTACACTTACCTCGAGACTGGCGATGGTGTTGTCCCAGCTGATATCACATCTCGTTTGTTTGAGATGGGCGGCAACCCGGATGCATGGTTCCAGAAACAGATGTCAAAGTACGGTTCTCAGCCGATCGTTCAGGGCGGCGGTGGAGATGTTACAACTTCGATTGGCGATATTATTATCACGAATCCTGTTGGCAGCTCTGACGCTCTGGCGAATGAAATCAAACAGAAGTTACCGACTAAGGTTGCTCAAATGCAAAGCAAGCGGTAAGTAATAGCTTTTACAGCCGATACCACTAGGATATCCTAGCGGGTCGGCTTTTATTTTTGATTAGGAGGAAAAGAAATGGCAGATAAATCAGCTATTGATGTGCTGGCCGAGGTTGTAACTTCTGCCGCTGAACACGCTGTAAAGAATGCAAAATTTGACGTGTCCGCCTATGGAGTAATCACAGAAAAAGAAGACCAGCACTATAAAATCGCTGTATTCGGTGGCGAGTACGGCATTGTAACAAACCATGACTATATTGTGGGCCAGAAGGTTGTTGTGACCGCATTACAGGGTAACTTCCGCAACCTGATCGTATCAGAGAGTAATACCAGTGTTGAGATTCTAACAGTGAAATCTCTGGTGACCGGTGTCGATAGCTTGAACGCTGAATTCTCATCGATGAAAGACAAATCCCAGCAGACGGAGAATACTGTTCAAGAGCAGTTGAGGAATACGATCAATACTTGGTATCGAGACGGTGTCCCCACGAGCGATAACTATCCAGCTGTTAATTGGGACACTGATGAGTTAAAGAAGGCGCATCTGGACGACATTTACTATGATAAGCTAACTGGCATTTGTTATCGATGGGTTTTTGATCAGGGCGAACAAGCATATTCTTGGAAGGAAATTATCGACGCAGGTGTTATTAACGCTATTGCGATGGCTGGTTCTGCAACAAAGATTGCCGCAGAGAAGGTTCGCGTTTTTACAGACACGCCTAAAGTTCCATATGATGTAAATGACCTATGGCTTTACGGCGGAGTCGGAGGTGCATTGTATATCTGTGTTTCGGCTAAAAATGAATCTGGTAAATAGGAATTTAGCGACTGGGCTGTTGCGACAAAATACACGGATGACACAACTGCAAACGCAGCAGTTGAACGTGTTGGCGCACTTGAGACAAAGGAAGCCAACGATGTTGCAGACTTGTGGCGCTCAATGAACGGCTTTAACGACAACATTGGGGGCTTTACGAACAGAGATTATAAAACAACTAAGAAACAGGTATACAACAATAAAAGCAACATTGAGAAAAATACTTCTGATATTACTTCGTTGAGGACAGACCTTGATGACGCAAAAACGGCTGAATCAAATCACTATCAAGATGTGACACGCAAGATTTCGGCTGCAAATACAAACATCTCGACCTTGAAAACGAACGTATCAGATATCAATAAAACGATTTCAGAAATCACTGTTGATAATTTTCTGGCCGCATTGAATCTGGCCGTAAATACCAATGGTGAGCTTTGCTATATATCGAAGGAATAATTCGGAGGTGATAACTTGAAACCAATTCTATCTAAAATCGGCGCATTTGATGCCACAAAGGATCATACATTTCAGTTTGCCGCATACGCAGACATTGATATCATTGCTCTTATCGTCTTCGATACTCCGACGGGCAGTATTTTACAGGGTGATACGCTTTCAAAAGGCGTGTATAAGTTTGGCACATTTCCGGCTGGAGGCACTGGTCTGGCACGATATTTTACGATTCCGGCAGGCACGTTTGAGAATCGCAAAGATCCGTATTATATGATTATTCGCTGTCGGCTGAAGGGCACGAATCTATTTTCTGAATACTCGGATAAGCTGCTATTCTACTGCCATGAGGAACCAACGATCAAACTGAACGACCTGAGTTCTTCTGGCGTGACCACTATTCCCTACCCTTCTTATTCCTTTGAGTTCTCTTACAAGTATAAGGTATCGGAGGGTGAATCTGTAAATCGTTATGAATTTTGGCTTTATGATGCGAATCGTGAGCTGCTGAAAAAGTCGGTGAGTTACTATTATCGCGACTCATTGAAGGGTTTCCAGATCGATGGACTGGACAACCATACCCTGTACTATCTGAGAGCGACGGCAGAGTCTGTTGGCGGCTATCAGCTGGACACTGGATTGCAGGCGTTCCGAACTGACTATCCAGAGTATGTGGATGACGTAGAATTCACCGTGCAGAATAATTATCGTATGGCTAATATCAGTATGCACGCACAGTATTTTCTGACACGGAGCAGCGGTGCAAATGCCCTGCGAATCAAGCGGCGCAAGAAAGGTGCAGCAATCTGGACTTCGCTTTATCAGGAAGAGATCGATCTGAATCATGTTATTATGAAGATGGGCTGGTCGAACCTCCACATCAATAAAACGACTGGTCAACCGATGGGCAACTATAAGACGGTGACTTCGGATTATATCGACAAGAATCGAGTTCTTTCTTTCCAGTTCAAATCCGAGGACAAAGCGTTTTGTCTGATTGCATATACCGCTGACCGAAAGTTTATCAAGGCATCAAGTGATTTTACATCGACCGACGAATTCAGGAGTTCCAACGAGTATAAAGAGTGGTTCTCTGAGACTTTCTTAAACAACATGAAATACTATCGTGTTGAGGTATCGACAACAAAGAATCAGGATTTGGAGCCAAAAGACTTCAATGACTTTTATATGTACAGCGCTGACGATGGTTATGTGATGATTGATTATACCGATCTATACGCCATTGGACGCAAGACCGACTATGAGTACGCCGTAGCTCCCGTTGCAAATGGCATTGAGCTTGGCTATGCGAAGGCCAGCGTTGTAAGTGACTTTGATGGTGCTGTGATCACTGATGGCAATAAGACCTATCATATTTTCCTTGAGCCGAAAGTCGACAGTGTTGAGAAGGTACGTTCTGCTACAGTTGTCGAGACGATGGGAAGCAAGTACCCGTATCTGTTTGCTTGCAGTGAAGCCAATTATTACAGCGGCCACTTCTCTGGTGTTGGCATCCGTTTTGATAACACAATGAAAGATTTTGATATCAATGGCGGCAATGCGTTCCGTGATGAACTGAGCGAGTGGCTGACCAACGGTAGTGCGAAGCTGTTGAAGATGTTTGATGGCCGCAGATGGCTAATGGGTGTCAATGGCAATGTGTCTATCTCCTGCTCTGATCACTACGACAAGGGCGTATTGGAGTTCGACTTTGTGGAGCTTGGTGACGCAGAGAGTGAGAGCGACATGTATAACAATGGGCTGAGTGATTATCAGCCGGGAGGCAGCGTATGACATATCTTCCGACTGACGCAGACCTGGCGCTATTGAACAATCATTCGTCTAATATTTACTGCCGCATTGATATGCTGAACAAAGATTTTATTACAATTGATAGTTTGGAAGGTCTTGTGATCGATGGCTCTATTTCTATCGACTCAGAATCTGACGTGCGGCGAACCTTTAATGTGACCCTGTACTTGGGTAAGAAGAGTGGCATTTCCAACCTGACGGAAGAAGATTGGATCAGTAAAAATGTGCGTGTATTCATTGGTCTGTCAGGAAGAGGAATGTCGAGAATCAGTGCTTCAAAGAGTATTGACGAGATGATCAGGGAGAATGCGGATTATCAGCTCGCTGAAAAGAATTATTATGATTTGATTCAGGACATCACAAACAGAGGCTATGCAAAATACGGCAATATCGACAACCTGAATCGAGATGTGCTGGTGTGGACACGAGCCAATATCTCAAAGTATCATACGTTCTTTGACCAGATCAATGACGGCACACCACCGGATGACCCAGCTGAAGCAGAGGAATGGTACACCAAACTTGGTGATTACTCTACAGTTTTGGGAAGTGATGACCCAATTTGTCAAAATGGACCTTATATCGCATTTACACCGATGCTGCAGACCAAAGACGGACTTGTACCGCTTGTGAAGGATGATATCTGGGCTTATCTGGATGCTGTGGCAACAAAAGCGAAGTCAATGAGCGGCGGTCTCTCCCCTGCCAATATCCTTGAGGTAGATAAATCAGGCATCGATAGTTTCGTGTATGGCAATAAAATGCACGTCCATGAGATGATTGCTGCTGTTGAAGGTATGGTTCTGAACGGAGTTACGCTTGGCAAGGTAGATGTTTCTGCTATTGCCGGTTAGAGTGAGGACGAACTAAGGGAGACCTACGGAAAAACCAGTGTGTTTGCAGGACATTCCATGCACGACATTCAAGCAGAAGTGATTGACACAAAGACCGCGCTGAATGAGCTGTATAACGACCTGTTCCTTAGCTATTCCAATTCAGCTGACAGTTCTTATGTCAATGGTGTAAAAATCTATTGGTACAACGAGGGGTGCTATACATTTACATCCAATGGCTTTACATATAGCGCAACAGAAAATACTGTGCAGGCAAGCTGTGTTGACTTGGTTTCTCGTATCAACGGAGACTTGGGTGGACAGCTGGTTGGTGGCACACACCGTATTGAGAAAGGCACTCGCATTGGTGACGCAATCTGGACAGTATTAAGAGATGAGACGGAGTTCAAGAAATATTCCATCGACTATTGGAGCCGCACTGTTCCACATGACCTGGATTATGATACCGGCTCGACTGTTTGGGATATTCTCTCAGAATTGCGTGACCTGTATTATCCGTTTGAGATGTATTTTGACGATGATGTGTTTGTATGTCGTGAGATTCCCAGTGGATTTGATGACCCGCCTGTGCTTGACCCGGAAGTATTCGAGAAGCTGGTAACCAACGATGGCGAATCGGCTACAGTGGATTATGCCGCTGTCCGAAACTGTGTTGAAGTGTTTGGTGCAACGATTGAAGCAGACGGAGCAGCCACTGTAAAAGGATGGTCTGGAACAAATAAAACAATCAACCTTGTATTGAACGCAACCGAATCAACATGGAAAAGTGAAACGAAAGTATCTTTTGTGGCTCCTGCAAATGTTGAAGCTGCCAAGACGGACAAAAATGGCAACGTAACAAGTGGCGCTATGACAGTTGTGTTGACATTTACATGGAAGTACAAGGATAAAGACGGCAATGAGCAAGTTGGCTCTGAGACAAAGACAAGTACACTGTATCATTCTTTGACTGATGCCAATGGTTCAGATATCATTCAAGACCCAGGATGTATTAAGGCTACAAAGTATTATGTTCTCCAGTGGAATCCGAATACTGGCCGCATTTACTTCTTGGGTCAACAGCAGAGCCACGCTATGGCAAAACTGGTGGACGAAATCCCGGCCACCAAAGAGATCGAAGCTCAAAAGGCAGAAGATAACTGCGACAACATGGCTTTTATCTGTGTGAATGACCCGAACAATATTGATGACCTGTACAATGCACGGTTATCCATTGAAAAGATCGGTCGTAGAACTGAGATTTTATCGGGTGGAGACTACGAGAACTACACAACGGATGATGCAGCCATGGAAGTTTGTCAATACGAACTATGGAAGCGTGCTCGCCTGACAGACGGCCTGAGTGTGACAACAAGACTGGTTCCGTGGCTCGATGTGAACGAAAAGATCCAGTATGCTGCCAAATATTTGGGCGGCAAGACTCCTGTTGACTGGATCATCAAGAGCATTTCTATGAATCTGGGCGAGGGCACAATGTCGCTTTCTTTGAGCCGCTATTACCCATATTACACTTATATCGTAAACAACAAATATACGTTCTATCAGGACAATTTGTTTGATAAATATTTCCCCGAATTAACTGCCACCACGGCAGATGAACAATAAGAGAGGAGTGAGCAAATGGCACTATCTTTTGGAGAATCTAAGCGGTTAGCTGCGAAAAAGGCCGCAAGTACCGCAAATGTTTCTGTTGATGATATAGATGTCGCAACTCTGGAATTAAACGACCAAGACCAAATTGCCGTGTATGACGACAACGGAGAAGAGACATTTGAGCGTAGTGGCAATTACACCTGGTTTGCTGATTACTCTGATGACCAGTGGTCTTACATCGACAAGAACAAAGACATTCAGCTGGATGCCAATCAGATCAACATCACACAGGAGTCCAACTCTCAGGTCATTCCGTTTGAAATGCCTCGTTACTATGATGGTATTGACCTGCTTCAGATGACGATTCAGATCCACTACCTGAATGCAGACAGAGAGGAGAACTATGCTTCCCCTATCAACGTGAGTTACAGCAATACAAAAATCCGCTTTTACTGGTTGGTGGCAAATGACGCTACTGCCAAAGAGGGCGAGCTGCAATTCGAAATCATGGCATCCGGTGCTGTGAATGTTCCGAATACAAGCACTACCAAGAGCTATCTGTGGCGCACCCGCCCGAATGGCCGACTGAATGTACTAAAATCGCTGACCGGCAAGCAGATGGTTGATCCGAGTGGCAACGACTGGTATACACAGTTCCTGGCAACAATGAGTCAGAAAGTTGGCGAAGCACAGGTTGCCGCAACCGCTGCTGAGAAGAGCGCACAGGACGCAAAGAATGCAGTTGCAAGTGTGGATGAAAAGCTGGCGCAGTTCTATAAAAAGGACGAGGTTGACGGCTTTGTTACGATGCTGCGTGGTGAGATCGCTGCCGTGGATGGTCTGGCAAATTTCAATGTGCAGTATGACAACGATACCCGCACTCTGACGTTTCTGAATGGTGCTGAAGAAATCACAAAGATCAAGTTGAACACTGACCCTTCTGCTGAGTGGGTAAGCATGTACAATGGTATTGTAGACAATAAAATCAGCACTGCTGTGACCCCTGTTCAGACTGAGCTGACCGAATATAAGACTACAAATGATGCCGCTGTGCAGGAGCTGAAGAATAGTGTTGGCGACCTGCCTGAGACTTTGAAGTCCTCCTATTATAATAAGGAAGCCACAGACGCACTACTCGATAAGAAAGCAGACAAGACGACCGTTGATGTGCTATCCAGTGATGTGAGCGGCCTGAAGAATACGGTTGGCGGCATTCAGACCTCTGTTGACCTGGCCAATGCGGATATCGCCAAGATTCAAGAGACTTTGAAAGACTTTAAGCCCGATGAGAATTCTGGCCGCGAGTACGATATCACTTACGAAGATTCCAAGCTGAACCTGTTGGAGAACGGCACGGTCAAGACCACTGTTATCATTGAAGGTGGCGGTGGTGGCGGTGGCAACACCTCTACAATCACCATTGAGCGTATTGGTGAATCTTCTATCGCTGTTGTTAAGGGCGATACCGCAACTGTTGAGTTCAACTTTACTTCTGTGGATAACTCTGGCGAAGACACGGGTGATGCTACCGGCGTATGGTATGTTGGCAACACAAAGGTCGCTACTACGACTGTTTATCAAGGCAAAAACAGCTTCGATATCACTCAGTATCTGCACAATGGCGACAACAAGATCAAATTGCAGGTCACTGACTCTGTTGGCAGCATGGGCTCAAAGACTTGGAATATCAATATCGTCGAGTTTTATCTGGAGAGTATTTTCGATGATTCTCTGGTTTATAGTGGTGAAGTCACTTTCCGCTTTACTCCATACGGAAATATCAATAAGGACGTTTCCTTTACTCTGGATGGCAAAAAGCTTGGTAGTGTTACAACTGCGGTTACCGGCAGACAGATGACCTATGCGATTCCGGCACAGAGACACGGCGTTCACCTGCTGGAAGTGACCATGACCGCAAATATCAATGGTAAAGCTGTGACCAGCAATACTATTTATAAGGATATTATGTGGGCAGAGGAAGGCAACAACACGCCAATCATCAGCTGCGCCACAAAGGAGTTCACCGCAAAACAGTACAGCACCACCGGCATTGTTTACACTGTCTATAACCCGGCCTCTTCTACTACAAGCATTACGCTGGAAGTTGATGGCATTAAGACTTCTACACTGACTGTTGGCCGTACCACTCAGACTTGGAGTTTCAAATCTTCTGATATTGGCACTCACATTCTGACCATTACTTGCGGTACTACCATCAAGAGTATTACTGCAAAGATTGAAGACCTTGGCATTACCATTGAGCCCGTTAAGACCCGCCTGATGCTGGACTTTAACCCCACTGGCCGCAGCAATGCAGATGTGAACCGTCTGTGGAGTTCCGGCAGCAATAAGATGACTGTCAGCGACAACTTTGACTGGGTGAACGGTGGCTACCAGATCGATGAAGATGGCGACACCTACTTCTGTGTCAAGGCTGGTACGACTGCCACCATCAGCTATAAGCTTTTCGCAGACGATGCAAAGAAGAGCGGCAAAAATTTTAAGCTGGTGTTTAAGACCACGAACGTCCGTAACTATGATGCTACTGCTGTAACTTGTTTGAATGGCGGCGTTGGTCTGAACATTCAGGCTCAGAAAGTTACGCTGACCAGCCACCAGAACAGTATTGATCTACCCATCTGTGAGGACGACTTCCTTGAGTTCGAGTTCAATATTTTGCCGGACAAGCAGTTCCGCGAGATGGTTCTGTGGTGTGACGGTATCCCCTGCCGTGTTGAACTGTATGACACCAGCGACAGCTTTACTCAGGCTGCTCCCGTTGGTATTACCATTGGCTCTGACGATTGTGACGTTATCGTGTATCGCATGAAGAGTTATGGTATGAACCTGACGGATGACGAGATTCTGGACAACTTTATTGCCGATGCGAAGAACGCCGAAGAGATGGTTTCTCGCTATATGCGCAACGACATTACGGATGCGAGCGGCGAACTGACCCCTGACTTGCTGGCAGAGAAGTGCCCCGATCTGCGTATCATCAAGATCTCCGCACCTACTTTCACCACCGGCAAGAAGAACGAAGTTGCCAACACTACGATCCAGCAGATCTATAAGAATGGTCGTGCCAAGGAGGATAACTGGACTGCTACCGGCTCTCACAAGGGTCAAGGCACCAGTTCCGACCACTATGGCGCATCTGCCCGAAACATTGATATCAACTGCAATGGCGGCTTTACGTTTGGTGATGATACTACCGGCGACACCTATGCACTGACTGAAAATAGCGTTCCTGAGAAGTATTTTAACATCAAAGTCAATGTTGCTTCCTCTGAGAATGCAAATAACGCCCTGCTGGCGGATGATTTCAATGAATTTAACCCTTATGTGCGTCAGGCTAAGAAGGATAATCCCAAAGTGCGTGATACAATGGCGTTCTATCCCTGTGTCGTGTTTATTCAGGAGACCGATACCACCAATGCGACCGTATTTAACGATGGTCAGTGGCACTTCTATGCCTGCGGCGACATTGGCAACTCCAAAAAGAATAAAGATACGATGGGTATGGACCCCGAGAATCACAAGGAATTTATCGTTGAGATTGACAACAACGCCGATGAGCAGACCCGCTTCCTGAGCGGCGATTTCTCGCAGGAAACTTGGGACGGCGACCATTCCTTTGAGTTCCGTTACAGCAACCCTGCCTGCACTGAGGAAGAGATCGAGGCCGGTAAACAGGCATGGATCACAGCTCAGAACTGGGTGGTGAATGCGGATGACGAGGAATTCAAGGCGCATTTTAAGGATCACTTCGATCTGGATTCTGCTATTTTCCATTATCTGTTTACTGAACGCCACACCATGGTTGATAACCGTGCAAAGAACGTGTTCCCGCACACCAGCGATCTGGTTCACTGGGACTTCTGCTTTGACTACGATAACGATACCGCCATGGGCAATGATAACGAGGGTGGTTTGACTCTGACTTATGGCTACGAGGACACTGATACCATCGGTACAAAGAATGTGTTTAACGCTGCTGACTCCAAATTGTGGTGCAAGCTGCGCGACTTGTTCCCCGATGAGATGGCAGCGATGTTCCGCAACCGTGAGAATGCGCTGGCATGGAGTGCGACCCGTATCTTGAAAAAGTTCGAGGAATATCAGGATGTGAAGCCAGAAAAGCTTTGGATCATGGATATGCGTCGCAAATATTTCCGCACCTACGAAGATCCCACCATCAATACCACCAGCTATCTGCCTATGATGCATGGCAACAAGCGACATCAGCGTCGGCAGTTCCAGCGTTATCAGGAAAAGTACATGGCATCTAAGTATTCCGGCTCTGCCGCAACCAGTGATGATATGACCATTCGTGGCTATACTCCCACCAACTGGACTGGCGTAAAACCGGACGGCACATTCCATATCACACCCTACGCTGATACCTACGTCTCTGTTCTGTACGGCTCTAACCCTGTAAAGGTGCGTGGCAAGCGCGGACAGACATACACGATTGAATGCCCCATCACCGCAATGAACGATACTGAAGTTTATATCTATAATGCTTCTATTATTCAGAGCATTGGTGATATCTCTGGCTTCTATCCCGGCTATGTTGACTTCAGCCACGGTGTTAAGCTGACAGGGCTAAAAGTTGGTTCCGGTGTGAGCGGCTATAAGAATACGAACATGACCGATTTCGCTGTTGGTAACAACACTCTGCTGGAACATTTGAACTTGCAGAACGTGCCAAATCTAAAGAAATCTATTGGCCTGACCGGATGCACCAGCCTGACCGAGTTCTATGCTGACGGCTCTGGCATTACCGGTGTCTCCTTTGCAAGCGGCGGCAAGATCAAAATCGCCCACCTGCCTGCAATCGCCAGCTTGACCGCAAAGAACCTGAACTATCTGACTGACCTGACGATTGAGGATTACACCAATATCACTACGCTGACCGTTGAGAAGTGTGCAACCATCGATCTGAAAGATATGCTGGGCAAATGCACCAACCTGAACCGTGTGCGCATCACCGGCATTGATTGGGAGCTGGCTGATACTTCCCTGCTGAATCGCCTGTACGAAATGAGCGGTCTGGATGAAAATGGCTACAACACTGACCATTCTGTCGTGGAAGGCAAAGTGCACGTGCCTATTATCCGTGAGCGTGAGAAGCTGCTGTACACCGAGCGCTGGCCTGACTTGGAGGTTACCTATAACACCATGATCAACCAGTATGCTTGGAAGTTCGTGAATAAGGATGGCGCTGTTCTGGATATCCAGTACATCGATAAGGGCGAGCGTGCAGTTGACCCTGTGACCCGCTCTGACAATCCGATCCCGACACCTACCTTCCCAAGCACCATCAGTACGGTGTTTACATTCAGCGGCTGGGACACCGAGTTCACTCCTGTTTTTGAGAATCAGACTGTTACTGCTGTGTACGATGAATCCGTGCGTCAGTATCGTGTACGCTATATGAATCGCGGCGCTGTTCTACAGCAGACAACTGCTCCGTATGGCTCTATGGTTCTGTATGATGGCGACACTCCGACCTATACCAGTGAAGAGACTGCTTATAAGTATTATCTGTTCAGTGGTTGGGACAAAGGCGGCTATGTCAATGGCGACAAGGATATCAATGCTGTCTATGATATATGCGAATACGTCAGCGGCTACTTCAGAGACAAGCAGCTGAGTGACCTGCGCCCTGTTGAGATCTATGCCATGACTAAGGTGAATCTGGAGCAAAGTGTTGTTTCTGACAAAGACGCTATCACCATCAAGATGGGCAATGACTTCACCTTTAGCGACGTGGAAGAGAAAGTTCTGTTCAACGAGCCGAAGATCTTTACTGGCAAGAATTATGTCGATACCGGCGTATCTCTGTTGGCCGAAGATCGCAGCTGGGTTATAGCACTGGACTATCGAATCGACGAAGATTCTGCTGCAAACTCTGTGATTGCTCAATGCTTCCAGACTAACGGCATGAACGGTTTCCGCTTCTGGGTCAACAATGGCTCTAAGGTTGCATGGGGCACTGAGTCTACAAACGGCGCTCATCTTGGTTCTCGTGATATGATCGTTCTGCGCCATACTAAGGGCGAAAATGGCATCCATGTTTATGCGGCAAACACCACTGCTGCTGAGATTGGCTATATTCAGCTGAACCGCACTCGTACCACACAGACGAACGCCACTCTGGTATTTGGTTGTGCTAAAGCAGACGACGGTGCTTATGAGCGTTACGCAAAGGGTACGATCTACTGGGGCAAGCTCTGGTATACCGACCTGGGTGATGCTGCCTGCCGGAAGTTGGCCGCATGGACACATCAGGACTTCACCTTCGAGGCTTGTGGCTTCAAACAGTATTACCTGAGCGACAATTCCAACAAGCGTTGTTCTATCAGCTTTATTCAGGCTGGGCTGCTTGGACAGAAGATGACTCTGAATACTGGTTCCACCAACACTGGCGGCTGGGCAGATGCGAATATCCGTACATTCCTTGACGGTCGTATTCTGAACGCTCTTCCGATTGGTTGGCAACAGATCATCAAACAGGTCAAGGTTGGCAGTACCATTGGCGATAAGAGTAGCGAAGTTGTGACTGCGGATAGTTATTTCTATCTGCCCTCTGTAGCCGAATTGTTCCCCTCTCAAAATGTCGAGCCTTATATTTACGAAGGTACGGCAATCAGCTTTATGACCGATAATACCAGCCGCATCTGCAATGACGAGAATGGTAATCCCGCTGCATATTGGACACGAAGCCCGAATGCTCAATATGGCAGCTATTTCTGGTCTGTGACTGTGACTGGCGAATATTACGGATTTACCCCTGCAAACAATGCACAGGGTATCCGCCTGATGTTCAGCGTTTAAGGAGGTGTTGAGAGTGTACTACAAGGTATTGAAAAATGGCCGGGTGATCGATGCTCTTGACCACCTGCGCTTTGTAAAGTATCAGCCCAAGCACGACATTATGGTGAACTGTACGGAGGATGATGCACAGGGAATTATCAGCAGTGACGGCAGTCATATCTGGCACGTGGACGGGTATTATCTCATCCCCTGCCCCGAGTATGACACCGTGGAACTGCAGGAAATTGACCTGTATGAATATGAGCAGCTGAAAGCCTTGGGTGGTAAAACGCCTGAGGCTATTATTGATGCTTACACTTTGAGTTTGATTCAAGGAGGGCTGCTATGAGCGACGAGAGGAAGTATAGCGAGTTCGTTGAGAGTATGCATCGGCTGTACAATGACGGAATGATTCAGGACAAGCTCCTGGACAATCTGTTTGCCGGGCACAAAATCTCAAAGGACGAGTATCTGTATATCATCAGGAAGGAGGTGTGATATGTATACCTTTTTGATCAATGAGGATAATACACTGACCGTAAGTAAGAGAGAACGCATTATGGAGCGCAGCAAGCAGGTGGACACTCTCCACTTTCTGGCTGACACTACATACAAGGGCGTTGACATGAGTGAATTCACCGTGATGCTTGAGTACGTTCTGCCCATCAGCAAGCGATATAAGACAGAAATTCTGGAGAAATCAGAAGAGCTTTATAAGAATAAGCTGGAGTATAAGCTGCCTATCGACACCAACCTGACCAATGAGCCGGGCGATATCCAGATCCAGCTGACATTCGTTGATGTGACAATGGACCCAGATGGCACGACTGTTCAGCATGTGCGGAAGGTTGGCCCCGGCGTAATCACTGTTGTTCCTATCCAGAATTGGAGCGACATTGTTCCTGATGAGGCTCTGGGTGCACTTGACCAGCGCATTATCGCACTGAATGCACAAATCAAGGCACTGAGTGACCGTAATAACGCTATTCTGGATGGTAAGGCTGATGACCTGAGCTACAACGACGACCATACTCTGCAGCTGCTGGCCAACGGTAAGCCGATCGGCAGTGCGGTCAAGATTACTCAGGAGAGCGTCGAAACTGAAGACGGTAGTTTGCGGGTGGTTCCGTTCTAAGCCATCCGCTTCTTTTATAAGGAGGCAAAGATGGCACAGGCTAAATATTCCAAGCTCGGATATGGTAACGCCGAAGATGTAGAAGCTGCGATTGCGCTGGGAATGTTGGACGGCAGGGATATGATCATCACAAAGGATTCTTCAGAGTTCATGTATGTGCGTGATGACCTATCCGTTCAAAAGATTCGTCCCCGCAATCGTTGTTTTGCAAGCGTTACTGAAGCAAACGAGCAATTAAATGAGACGGAAGACACTTATGCAGGTCAAACCGTTATGGTGAAAGACGAAAAAGGTAAATATGCTCCGTGGATCGTTCAACAAAGCGAAGCCACAGGGCTTTTTTCTATTGAACCTTTTTACGTTGAGCCGACAAATTTTGTTTGGCAAGAATTTTAAGAAAGAGAGGCAAAGATGGCTAATGTAAATTTTGGCTACGGTACAAAAGCGAATTATGATAAGCTGACTACCAAAGATGCCAATACATTGTATTTTATTACAGACACACGCCAGATTTTCAAGGGTACAGATGAGTACACCAAGAGCTGTAAACTGGTGAGTGCTCTGCCTGCAAGCGGCCAGATTCAGGGCCTGCTGTATATCCGTATGACTGACTACACCTTCCACATTTGGAATGGCACTGAGTTCGTACAACTGAATCGCCCCATTGTGACTGAGATTCCCAATGCGAATGCAAGCGACGACAATCTGCCCACAACCAAGGCTGTGGCTGACTATGTGAATGCAAAGATCGCCGCAACCGAGGGCAAGGAAGGTCTGTTCGTTACGGATGTCACCTACTCCCCTGCTACCGGCACTCTAAGTGTGGCAAAGAACGGTGCTCCTGTTCCCACCGTGATGAGCGGCCTGACCCATGATCCTACCTATGATGCTGAGACCCGCACCATCAAGCTGCCTGTGTTTGGCGGCGATGAGCTGGTGATCAATCTAGGCAAGGATCTGGTTGTGAAGACCGGCACCTACAACACAGAGACTCACGAGATTGAGCTGACTATCACTACTGGCGAGGTTGTGAAGATCCCTGTTGGCGCTCTGATCGATATCTATGTTGGTGTGGTCACTCCTACTGCTGAGGTTACTGTTTCTGATGACAATAAGATCTCTGTCAATGTACGCGTATCCACCAAGGGCAATAACAGCATCACCGTTGAGGAAGATGGTCTGTATGTTGCAGTGCCGGATGCTTACACCAAGGCTGAGGCAGACGCAAAAGTCAAGGTCGTTAATGACAAGCTGGACGAGCATATTAAGGATGCTGTAAAGCATATCACTGCCGACGAGCGCGCCGCTTGGAACGTAAAGCCCACTCAGGACGAGCTGGCTGCTGCGAAGGCTGAGGCGATTTCTACTGCTGCTGCTGATGCAACAAAGAAGGCTGATGCTGCTCTGGCTAGTGCAAAGACTTATGCAGATGGCCTGAATACCACTATGGATGGCCGTGTGCAGGTGCTGGAAGGCGCTATTACATGGAAATCCCTTGATGGCTAATTGATTTGTTTCACCACATGGCAATGACGCTGTGTGGTGAATCTTATTAAGCAAAGGAGTTGAGTATGGCAAATTTATCATTACGCGAGGTCGCACAGTCTCAGCTGGATCAAGCTCCTGTGATTGACGGCCAACTGATCGTATGTACTGATACTGGAAGCACTTATCGAGATATCGGCACAAGACGAATTCAAATCAGCAAAGACTTGGAGATCGTAAGCTCGCTTCCGCTGGCTCCTTTGTCTAATAAGATTTACTACCTGCGTCCAGACAGCTTGTATGTTTATAGCGGCGATGACTGGATTCTTTTGAACCCATCAAAATTCACACTGGAAGCTGACAAAAACGCAATCAATGGCGAAGTTAATATCAATCTAATCCTGAACGGTACGGCACAGGATAAAATCAAAATCGCTGGCGGTGGTGTGACCACAGTGACAACTGGCGAAACGGGCGATATCACAATTGATACCCCGCACCCGGATGAACTGCTGGCCGCACTGACGAATGACGAGATCGATGCGATCACTGGCGGCATGGTCGATGATAGCGGCAATCCCATGCCTACGCCGCAGGTTGTGGTGGATGCGACACTGACTGTATCTGGACGTGCTGCTGATGCAAAGGTGACCGGTACCAGGATCTCTGAGGCGCTGAGTATTGCAAAATCGGCTGATACCGGGCTGACCAATGTGCGCACAGAGCTGGACAAGTTGAAGCTGGATTCTGTTGCGGTGGACAAGACCCTGACAAAAGAGAATTTCGCCGCCGATGCCAAAGCTGTTGGTGATGCTCTGGCGGGGAAGGCAAATGCGAAACATAACCACGATGACCGCTATTATACAGAAGACGAAATCAACGTAAAGCTCTCAAAGAAAAGCGACGATGGTCACACCCATGATGAACGATACTACCAGCAGAATGAGATCGACGAGAAACTGAAGGTAAAGGCAAATACGATCAATATCCATACACTGACTATCCCGACCACAAGTTAGCTTACTGACGATACGGTGGACCGATATTCAAAGTATATTGACCTTGACATCGACGGGATCACATCAAAAGATGTTATATCTATCAGCGTGACACCGGCCTGTGCGGCGACGGCTTCTTATGCTCAGTTTGCAAACCCGGAAACGTTTGATGGATATGTGCGTCTGAGAGCTGTATCAGTTCCAACGACTGCAATTACAGCTCAGTATTATATCGTGCAGGGCGGCGGACAAACAGATAGTGGCAGTGGTACTGTTGTTGAAGGATATACCAAGGCACAGGTGGATAATAAGATAGCGGCGGCAATCAAGGTAGCCAAGGAAGAACAGAAGCTGCTCGATCACCCTGTTGGAAGTATTTATCAAAGTGTAGAACCGACAAGCCCTGCTGAATTGTTTGGTGGAACATAGGAAAGAATCAAAGATAGATTTATTTTAGCAGCTGGAGATAGCTATACGGCTGGAGCGACTGGTGGCGAAGAGAAGCATAATCACACGCAAGATCTTACTGTTCCATTTTATATTGCTGGTAGTGGAAGTTCTACTAGCACTTATTTTGCTGATTATAAAACAGGAAAATCTTGGACAAGCGCTTATAAAGAGACTGGGTTTACGGAAACAAATGATACAAGCTTCACGCAAGTTCGCGGATTACAAGTTCTTGGAGATGTTAATACCTCATCTTCCATGCCGCCCTACTTGGTCGTTTATATATGGTATCGCACCGCATGATTGCGGCAATTTTCACTGCTAAAATATTCGTTTTATAAGGAGGATTATATGGCACTAGGAGAAATGAATAGCGGAAACAAAACGCTCCCTGAATGGAGTGAAGTGCAGAATAAACCATCTGAATTTAACCCTGCCACTCACATACATAATGACCTTTACCCTGAAGGAGATAATCGAAATGATAATACTTCTCCGTCTGATTATTATGGCGTTGATAGAAACGACTATAACGGTCGGCTGATTTTTCGTGGTTTGAAGCTTAGTGAAAAAATTGGGCTGTCAAGTGGTCATTCATGTGCGTTTTTGATTGGTTTATCTTCTTGGTACGATGACACAGGCGGTGGTTCCTTTGAATTCGCTTTTAGCAATGGTAACATTTACTATCGTCAAGGCACAACTTCATGGGGCGACTGGAAGAAAATTGCTACAGCTTAAAGGAGGTACGAATTATGGCTTTAGGAAATATGAATATTGGTGTTGATAGTGAGTTCATCCCGTCCAACCTCAATACGGTTCTTACCCCCCCCCCCACAGATTCTGACGAGGTTGTGATGAATACGAGTGCAGCCGGGTATCACCGCAAGCCACTAAGTGCATTGTGGAGCTGGATTAAGAGCAAGATAGCAAGTGAAGTGATTCCAGATGTGGTGACAATTAAGACTTCAGCACTTACGATCACAACGGATTGGCAAGATATAGGAATTAGTAAAGATGCTATCCCAACTGGAACTTACGCAGTACAATTCTACTCTGATAAATGCCCAATCATTGGTATTTACCAGGATATATTTTCTGGAATCATGTCTTGGTATGCCGAAGAGACAAATAGTGAAGAATCTACTGAAGTAACCTTACATTACGCCGGTCATGCTCCAAACAGTCAACGCTTTTATTTGCGTACTACTCGCTCTCCACGCACGACTGGTAAAAATCTTCGTCTTCAAATTAAGGGCTCTATGAATTCGGATATTGCATCCACCTTCACATTCAAATTCCGCAAACTGATATAAACAACGCATTGCAAATAAAACGTTTTATAAGGAGGCGATCACATATCGATGAGTGATGAAAAGAAAAGTTGGCTAGACAGAGCGGGTGCGGTTCACCTCTGGAAAACGATCGAGGCTATACTTGGTACAAAGGTAGATAAAATCGAAGGATTCGGCCTATCCAGCAACGACTATACAACAGAAGAAAAAAAGAAGCTTGCTAGTTTAAGCGACCCTGATGTAGCTACTACTGAAAACAACGGTTTGATGAGTTCGGCTGATAAGGCAAAGCTGGATAGTATTGAAGCTGGAGCTAACAATTATACTCACCCGGAATACGAAGCAAAACAGGCTGGACTATATCGCATCAGTGTTGATAATACAGGCCATGTGGCGACAGCAGACAAAATGACAAGTGAAGAGTTGGCCGCAGAGGGTGTCTCTCCTGCCGATCATACGCATGACTTGGGCGAATTGGTAGATACACTGGAGACGAGTGCTGATGCTGTTGAAGATGCTGACACTGTTATGGTTGGCGCTACAGTTACAAGTGATGATGGCAGTTCGACTATGAAGTATACCCGTAGACCGCTGGCTGCTTTATGGGACTGGATCAAGAGTAAGACGGATACGCTATATGCAACAGTGGGACACACACATAACTACGCTGGTTCTACTGAACCGGGTGGTGATGCGCTGAATGCAATGAAATTGAACGGGTTGTCTACAAGTACCGATGGAGACAAAGATATCTAGGGTACTATACCAACCGTCAGCGCCAATAGTGGCTTGACAGAATTAGGCAAGTACATTGATTTTCACGCCACAAAAGATAGCGGAGAAGATTTTGATGCGAGATTTGTCGCTAATGGCGATGGGCAGATTTTGCTCAATAAGACAACCGGCGGTAATGGGGATGGTACACTTAAAGCTAATCTATTGGGTAATGCATCAAGTGCAGATTATGCAACTGAAACACTATTTGATAAAGCACAGTGGGTAAGTTTAACAAACCTTGACCAAAACACATGGTATCCGGTTGTTAGTATGAATACCATTCCATATAGTGGACTACGCCATATCAAATGCAACGTCCAACTAAATGGTGGCTCAAAACCATCTTGGAGTACACACGGCGGTGGATTTACAGTAAATCTTGATATGTTGGTTACTGCTGCAGGATGGGGTACGACATCAGCCAATTCTATTTGTCTTGATAATTCTTACTATTGGACAACATCAAATGCAAATCCAGCAGGATATAGTCAAATGAGAAATGGCTCTGTTGCAGTATTCTGGCTTCGCGGTGGTGGTCAATATAGACTTTATGCAGATTAGGATGCAAACTGGCAACTGCAAACAAGTACATATACAAACAACGATCAAAGTGTTTCCCCTACAACGTCTTATCCGGGTGTAAGTTATAATAGTGCTACGCTTGAAGCTAATAAATATCCCGTCGGTGCTATCTACATGTCCACAGATTCAACCTCACCCGCCGCTATCTTCGGTGGCAGCTGGCAGAGCATTGCTTCTGAGCGTGTGCTGATGGGCGTTTCCAGTTCCCACGGCGCTGGTTCAACAGTGGACGCTGGTCTGCCGAATATTAGCAGTGGTAGTGATGCCGCATTGGATATTCAAGGTTCGTGGGGCGCTCCAGCTTGTAGAGCTCCGTTTGCACAGACATGGCAGGGCAACTCGGAATTATCTTCTTCGACATGGAGTAGTACACCAAAAGTTATTAGTGCACGGTTTGATGCTTCTCTATGTAATTCGATTTATGGTCGTTCAAGCACTGTTCAGCCAGCAGCCTACTATGTCTATATGTGGCGGCGTACCGGCTAATTGGAAAGGAGAAATACTATGAAAACAATTGATGAATCTGGCAATATTATTGAAAATCCAGACCTTGAAAAAGGCTATCTTGAACCCGCTAAGGAAACGGTACACCATGAAGCAGTCGAAGGTGTTGAAGAGCAGTATCATTAGGAGACTATCGCTGAATACCCGAATGGTGGCAAAGATGTAGAAAAGGTTATTGATGTTGAAGGTGTGAAAGCAAAAGACGCATGGGACGAAGAAGTTGATGTGATGAAGTATGTCTTATACACTGAAGCGGAACTGACACAGCGCCTTGACCGCCACAAAGAGATGCGCATCAACGAGAGTAAGAATAACCTTTCCACCTTCCTGTCTCTGCATCCGCTTCAATGGTCTGATGGTAAATATTACAGCGTCACCAGCGAGAAGCAAGCTCTTCTTACAAGCAACCTTGCCCTGTACCAAATCTCTACAGCCGCCGGGCAGCCTTTTAAACTGACATGGAATTCTACCGGCGATGAATGTGTAGAGTAGACTTATGACGATCTGGCCGCTTTGGCACTGGCGATTGGTGTGTATGTGAAGCCCTTTGTCTCTCATCAGCAGGAATTGGAGATTGACATTAAGGCTTGTACGACCAGTGCAGAGGTAGACGCTATTGAAATCAGTTATGATGCTATACTAGCAGAATATCTGGATCTTCACGCAGATAAGGATGTGACAGAATGAGCAACAAACTTCGTGAACTAATCAAATGCGGCATCCTCTTTTTGATCGGAGGGTGCCTTTATTATTGCATTGAAATTCTGTAGCGCGGGCACTCTCATTGGACGATGGCTGTTGTTGGTGGAATCTGCTTTCTTGTGATCGGTGGACTGAACAACTATATTCCCTGGGAAATGCCGCTCTGGAAACAAGCTGGTGTTGGAGCGCTCTTTGTGACTGCTATGGAGCTTGTGGTTGGTATCCCGCTGAATCTTATGCTTGACTTGCATATCTGGGACTACTCTTCCATGCCGTTTAATCTGCTGGGCCAAATCTGCCTGCCGTTTACAGTGCTATGGTTCTTCCTTGCGCTGCTCTGTATTTTTGTTGATGACTGGCTGCGTTACGTTCTATTCAATGAAGAGCGCCCGCATTATCATTGGCGTACTGTATGTGATGGCGGAAAACGCACATAAAGAGAAAGAGCCCCTGTGACGATGGCTACATCACAGAGACTCTAACTCACGCAACAACTCATAGAAATGAGGTTGTACTAGCCCGATGGAGGGTTTGTACTGCTCTCACTATATCACGTTGATAGGAATTTGTCAATTGAAAGGAGGAATTATGGCGCAGGAAATCTTAAAGCCGCTGTTATTAGACGAGACAGGCAAAGAAATCGTGACAGCACTGAACGCTATTGTTACACAGCTGACCGAGATCAATGAAACACTGAAAGCCAAAAACAAAGACAGTGGTATGAATGGTGGTGAGAAGACATGATAGGAAGTTTGAACGCCGCACCTCACGTCTATTCTTTTACCATACAGCAGCTGTAGACCATGTTGCTGAGCATCTGTGGTGGCATCACTGCTATTTCAGCCGCAATCGCTGTTATCATAAAGGCAATCAATCATGCGAAAGCCCCGGATGACAAGCAGAACGAGCGACTGAATGCCCACGATGCAGAGATTGAGAAGATCAATAGAAAACTAGGTGCAGATAAAGACAGGCTCGACCTGTTTCAATCCAAGCTGGTCTCATTAGAAGAGCACCAGAAAGAAAACAGTATCACGCTGGAAGTACATGACCGTAAAATTCTCGAATCAGAACAGCGTATCAGTCACAGTGAGCAAGGCAACAATGTCACCATGAAGGCTCTACTTGCACTCCTCAGTCACGGTATCGATGGCAACGCGATCGAGCCAATGAAGGAGGCCAAGGCTGCACTTGAGAACTATTTGATTGATGGTCAGAACAACACAAAGAATATTATGAACTAACCCGAGACTGCGTGTCCCGGGCTTTTTATTTTGGAGGTTTATTATGATGGATATTATCAATGAGCTGGTTTCTGTTATCGTCCGCCTGGTTATTGCTGGTGCTGGCACTGCCTTTATGGCCTATGGCATCCCCTATCTGAAAAAGATCGGTGTGTACAAGCTGGTACAGATCGCTGTCCATGCCGCAGAGAAGCTGGGTGCAACCGGCGCTATCGAAAAGGCTGACAAGAAGAAATACGTTATGGAAGCTCTGGAGCGTCTGGGTGTGAAGATCACTCCGACCATCGAGACCATGATCGAGGCCGCTGTAAAAGAGATGGACATCCAGAACGATAAAATCAAGGACGAGTTCAAAAAGAATTGAAGGTGTAATGAAATGGGTGTTATTACATACTCTATGAAGAAGGACTAGAACAAAAAGGTGTCGGCTCATTTTTCCGTCTATGAATTCGCCTGCTCCGATAAGAGTGATACAGTTCTGGTCGATAATCAGCTGATTGAAGTGCTGGAACAGATCCGTGCTCACTTCGGTGCTCCTGTCCACATCAACTCTGGGTATCGTACTCCTGCTTATAATATCTCCATCGGTGGAAGCCCTCGTAGCCAGCATTGCCTTGGTACTGCCGCTGATATCTGGATCAAGGGTGTTGACCCAATTCGGATTGCACTATATATATCTTCCCTGCCCTACTTTGCCAAGAGTGGCGGTATTGGATATTATAGCCGTGCTGTGCTTACGAGCGGATTTGTTCATGTTGATGTGCGCACCACACGCAGCCGCTGGATCAGTAAATCCGGCACGAAATATATTAGCGTAACCAATCTTATGCCGACTATCAGACAGGGTGCGAAAGACGCTATGAATGGCGCTTCTTATGCTGTGACTGTACTACAACGGCATCTTGGTGTTAAGGCTGACGGCATTTTTGGCGCGAATACCAAGGCGAAGCTGATTGAGTATCAGAAAGGACATGGGCTGGCTGCAGATGGCATCTGTGGGCCTGTTACTTGGGGTTCGTTTTGATGGCAGATAACCAGAATACATTTCGTGCAGGAGACAAAATTAAATTAGACGGAGTATTATTTTCAAACAGCCAAACACACTGCGGTATGCGCCGCTCTGGTGAATGGTATATTTTTGATGGGAAACTTGTAAACGGGCGTTATCGAGTGACGAATCTTGAGAGCCGCATCGGAAAGTATCCAATCTCAGTGAATGTATCGGGCTATGTAGAGCCGAGTGATATTGAGCTGATATAAAACGAATGGGGTATCAATCCTTAATTGGACTGGTACCCCATTTTTTAGCATTTATTTTATTTTCTCAGACAACCATTCTTTCCAGCCGCCAACCGTGTGAGGGCAATTATCTTGCTGCGCGACAAGCTCATTTAAGAGTGCTGCAAGCTCTTCGTCTGACATCTCACGAATGGCCTGCGCTTTATTATTTTTACGACCGAATTCATCCCGGCTATGTTTGTGTAGAATAAAACCGAGTGCGATATCAAGTATTGCCGGATTGTTCATTAGAGTTGTCACCTTTCATTGCTTTAAGAGCTTCCTTCATCTCTTGTTCCCAATTAGGATGCTGATCAATATATTTTTGATATATCATCTTCTCAGCTTCTTTTCGTGCTTTGATTGCATCGTTAATATCTTCATACATACCAAGGTGGATTCGCCTGCCTTTAAATGTTATGGCCGCTTTATACTTGCTACCATCTTTGCAAACACCCGTCACACCAGTGGTCGAATTGCGATTTATCTTTCCTTCGAGTCGCGCCTTTATAGACGTTAAGCTAGAACCGTCTACGTTTGATATCTTTTTAATTGCCTCAGTAGGCTTGGCAATATTATTCGTGCATTTCTTACACTTGTTGATTTTCTTCACTTGAGACAAACGCATCTCTGCTGGACGATTACATAAAGGGCAAAGCCCAGTACAAAAATAATCTCGTTCTCCTTCTTTTTTATAAACGTCAGTTATTTTCCATCCATTTATGACAGAGCCGATATATTGTTCTCTGCGCTTTTTTAGAATAGATTCACTACGTTTTTTGTCGCATCTTGTAGTTTTAGCTGGACGACCATCATCTGGTTTCATATTACTTTTCCTCTTCAGGTAGTGGCCCAAGCTTATACATCCAGTTCGGGTCTTTCCGCATTACAAATGGTTTTCTTAGCTCACAAAGATGGTCATGTCTCGCTTTATATTCAAAATAATTTTGTTCGTGCTCAGGAGTATCACGATTTAACTCGTACATGACATATTGCTTGCGAAGATCTCGAAGCGCTTTAATAATAGCATCTTCTTTTTTCATAGACATTGGTTCAAGGGCATCAATATAGTCGTATTCACCAGTCGCGTCAAACTGTCGCTTTGCTTCTGCACTAAGCATCTTCCAAGTGATAGCTTCATACGCCAGCTGATACATCATTTCGTCGCTATAATGAGAGTATGGATCAACAATGCCGGTGCCTTTTGATAGTTCTACGTCACGATCGTGTTGTTTTTTAATTTGTTTTTCAGCTTCTTCTACAACGGCATCCATATCAACGTTCATGGAGACACCTTTGTATTGCACCACAGATTTGAAACCAAGCTTCTCGCACATAGTCATCGTTGATATCCTCCTGATTTGTTTCATACCCGTTCTTTTGCGGACAACAAAATCTTGCGGTAGAATCCGTCAGCAAACCATGCGCCTTCCAAACGATGCGGCAATGGTTTCTTCAGCACTTCGATATCCACAAGACTCATAAGGCCGGTACTATCGTCTCTAAAAACTTGAAGGCGAACAATTCTATCCTGCTCCAGACCGATTTCGCGAGTGATACGACCTTCTTCATCAAACGGATCTTCGCACACCCATTCTAATGCCTCTAGGAAGTCCTGTGGCGTGATATCTGTATGCTCGACCCAGTTGTTACATATGCGGCTTTCTCCGGCTTGTACGATTCTCTTTTTGATCTCGTAGTTCGCAGAAGGATTCGTCATAGTTTTCGCCTCCGTTTTTCTTTGATTATAATTATATCACGGGCTGTAACCAATAGCAAACAAAAAGGCGCAGGTTACCCCACGCCTTGTGATGATGCGCCGCTTGGCACATCGGTTCAAATACGGTTTTCAATTTTAATGCTTCTACTAAAAAATCGCCGGATTGTCACATCAAGGCTCTGTTAATTAAGACTCAAAATCGGACTTGATTGCTACGCTTTGTGCGGTCTGTGAGTGCACCGCTGTGGTGTAGATAGAAAATTGGTGTAGTAGTGGTGTAGTAGAGAAGAAAATCCCTCTATTTTAATCGTTTTTTCGTAACTTTTACAAATAGCGCTCAAATGTGTTCAAAATAAGGGAACGACGTGTAAATTACAGAAAGAGAGCTTTTGCACGGCATAACAACAAAAAACGCCGTCTCCCAAAGGAGACGGCGCGGAAAGACCAGTAATTACTTACGGCCGAAACGCTTGTTGAAGCGCTCAACACGTCCGCCGGTGTCA